CGTAACTGCAGTAGCAGATGTAACATGTCCACTTGCGTCGACAGTTACCTTATAAAGACCGCTTGTATATGCAGTATGCGTAGGATGTGTATACTTAGTATCTGTAGGAGTAGCCCAAGTACCATCACCTCTTAAGAATGATGCCTGTTTTCCAGCCGCAGGAGCAGGAACAAGTCCAGCAGCACCAGCTGCAGATGAAGAAGCACCAGTCATTGCAGAGTAAGTTGTATTTGTATCTTGGGTTTTAACTGTAAATGAAGTTCCATTACCACGGGTAATCGTAACAGTTGTTCCACTTACGGTTATATTTTTAATATAGGTTTCCGCAATATTCTGATTCTCATTATCATTAATTGCGTTTGTTGCTGCACCACCTGCTGTTGCAGAACCAGCATATAAATGAGTATGTGCAGAAGGTGTGTATGTGTCAGGTTTTCCAGTTACACCAGACCAAGGAACACTAGATGCAGCTCCCGCTGTATAAACCTTATAACCCTTAGAGTTACCAAGGTTAGTAACATCTATTACTTTATACATCGGACCACCTTCACCGATTTGTACAGTATCACCTAACTGAACATCATCAGTTGTAAGTGCATACATTGCATCTATACTAGCAACTTCTACAAGTCTTTCTAAAGCACCTGCAGGAATAGCACTAATAGGTACAGTTCCAGTAATCTTACTACCATCAATACTTGTAATATCGTCATTTCCATGCGTATGTTCTTTTTTAGCAGCATCAGTGATTCCATAACCTGCTAAAGTAGTAGGGTTAGAACCAGCTGTAACGTGACCATACGCATCAACAGTTACTGATCTATACGTACCTGCGGTTACACCACTAATAGGGTGTGTATAAACAGAAGACTTCTTAATAGAAGTTGATTTTCCGTCTGAACCAGTAAGCACAATAGAATCAGAAGTTTGAGAAATTTCGTAAGTTACATTTGGATTATCAGGTAATGTAAATTCTACAATACCAGCTTCAGTGATATGACCATTAGCATCATATTTGAAAGTAGGAATCTTAACAGTTCCACCAAATGTAAGATCTCCAGTAGTTCCAGGAACTACTGAACCTGCAGTAACATTATTTCCATGCTTGAATACAGTACCGTCTAATACAATACCGTTTGAACCTGTATATGTTGTATCGATATTATCAGGTAATGTCATCGTTTCATAACTTACTGCTGTAATATGACCATTAGCATCATATGTTACAACAGGAACTTTGAATCCTTCGCCAAAAGCTAATTTCTTAGTATCAGTTTTAGGAGTCGTACCTGCTGCAATATTATTACTATGACCTATCTTTTCATTTTCAATTTTAATTCCATTTTCACCTACTAATGGAGTAATTGTAACTGTTTCAGTTCCAACTGTTACAAGATGTCCATTAGAATCATATGTAAAAATAGGAATATTAATAGATCCACCATTAATAATTGATGTATCTCCGCTGGCAACAGCACCAGCTTCTATTTTATTTTTATGAGTGAACTTAATTACTTCATTAGCATCGTCTTTTTCAGCCTCAATATCATCACTGCTATTAAGTTTTCCAGCTACAGAAGAATACTTAGCTTCAACACCTTCTTCATTAAGTTCAGTTTTTACGTTTTCAACTGCCTGATTTGCATGTTCTTTAGCTGCAGTTAAAGCGTCTTTAACGGCTTTAGGAGTTGCTGCCTCAGTTTCAGAGTCAGACTCCGCAATAGAACTTAACTTTACCATACCTTCAACGGATGTAGAACCTTTTCGCACAGATGTTTCACCTGTAGTAGGATCAATTTCTAAACCGTCACCTATTACAATACCACCTTTAACATCAGCTGATGCAGTAGGTAATGTATATGCTGCTGGTAAAGATACGCTCACTAATCTATGTGATGTTACATGTCCTTTGGTATCAATAGAAAATGCTGGAATCTTAATTACAGAACCTGCATCTACACTACCTTCAGTACCAATAACTTCACCTGATGCAATACTATTTCTATGGGTAACAGCAATAGTTCTTGCCATTTCATCCATAGTAAATTTCATATCTTCACTTGTTGTAAAGATATTCATAAGATCAGCATAATTAGGTGTTACACCCTCCATGTCAATCTTAGATATTTCGTTATTAATATGATCGATAGCGGCTGCTAATGCGTCACTTACAGCCTTAGGCGTAGCAGCATCTGTAGTAGAATCAGAGTTTGTGAGAGAAACAAGTTTAACAGCACCTGCTTCACTTTCGGTAGCTTCTTTAACAGAAACTAAACCAGTCTGATCTACATTTAATCCGTCACCGACAATAATTCCACCGAGACTTCCAGTAGAAGCCTTAGGAAGTACATATTCGTTAGGAAGAGTGATAATGCTCTTACCAACAGAAGTAATATGACCGTTTTTATCAAAAGAAAATGTAGGAATTTCGATTGTTGCACCATACTGTACATCACCAGATGTAGCAGTAGCAGAACCTGCTGCAAGGACATTTTTATGTGTTCCTACAACTGTACCGGTCTCTTCGTCAAATTCGAATTCAATGTCATCACTATTCTGAAAGATTGCCTGTAAAGATGCGACATTAGGTTTTACACCAGCTTCCAACATCTCACCAAGGTTCTCATATTCTGCACTTTCTTCAGTGAGTAAAACATCTACGTCTCTAACAACGGGATATAAGTATAACGTTTGACCATCAGTCGTCTTTTGCGACATCAGGATCGAAACATCACTTTCAGTTAAAACTGGACTCATAGTTTGATACCCCATCCTTTCCTTTATTTTTGTTGAATTATAGATATTCTGTTAATTGATTGTTTTTTGTTAAAACATCAGCTAGAAGGCATAATAATTGTTAAAATCAACAAATATGTAACGAAAAATAAGAAAGGAAGGTATCTGTTATGCCGATTTTAGATACAGAAAAAATTTTAAATGGTACTGATACCAAGCAGATTATTCATGCATATGAAAATCTGAAGAGTCAGTATTCAGATGAAACGGCAAGAGATTATCGTACCTATTATATTGGAAAGCCTCTTTCCTTTATAGTAAAGAACGCGAAATATATTATACCTGAACCTCAGTTTGGACTTCCTTTTGTGAGATGGGTTGCTAAGGCATTTCCTAATCCTTATCGTAATATGATTGCCATTAAGCAGTGTATCGAAGATTACTGGATGACTAATCGTGAGAAAATGCATCCTAGTATGGAAAAGATGTACGCTGATGCAGTTAACGAAATAGGATCTATCCTTAAGAGCAGATCTCCTGAAAGTGCAACTGAGATGTGTATGTTCAAGGATGATGTATCTGATGAATTCTTTGATAATTGCTATGCTGCTTTATGTAAAAAGAGACTTGAAAATAATGATGAGTGCGCAACAACTTTATTTGGTAACGATGTACCTTATGCAGGTTGTAATGATTTTGATTCTTATATCAAGTCATGCCCTCATCAGATGAAAGTTATGTATATGACACCTTATGCAAAGGAGCTTTGTTTGGAAGGCGTTCTTTGTGAGAGTTATTCATCTATGATAAATGAGAACTCTACTGGTGGAGATAATAAAGCAACAAATCTTGTTTCGTGCGAAACTGTACAAAATCTTGTACTATCTGAACGTTTCATGGAAGCTGTAAACCAGTTTTCTAACATCCAACTAAGAACTTTGGTTAATGGAATGATTCGTGCGGATATTGCAGATGAAATTGTGACAGCATTCAAAGAAGCAGCTGAAGATACGATTAATCCTGTATATGATAGTTCCAGATCTGCAGTAAATGCGATTATGGAAGAATCCGTATTCGATGAAATGTATAAAGAAGAAAGAGCTTCAACAAAAGCTGAACTTCTTAATATGAAACATGATGTGTATGAATCTGTTAGACAGACTATTCAGAATTATTATGTGGTTCTTGAAGAAACTGATATTTTACCTGAAACTGAACTTTTCAGTGTAATTAAGGAGTCTATGGGTATTGAAGGACCCATCAGTGTAGGTGATGCATTTAAACTCATTAATGAAGCAGTTTCTGAAGTAGAAGCAAATGAATCCTCTTTTTTTGAGAAAGCGGGGGACGGGTCTGCTAATAAGATAATTCAGAGATCACATCGTATGTATAGAGAAATTGATGAACCTGTTAAAAAAGGTTCAAATAATTCATCTAAAGATAGTGATGATGAAGATGCTTTAGAGGAAGAAGACGATGAAGCGGAACTTCCCAAGTCTACTAGGGTAGCTAGTGATGACTTGCCTGATTCTTCGAATCCTAACGCTACCAATTCTAAACCACAGAAAGTAAAAGAGGGTTTTTTGACAAAAGTTCAAAATAAAGCAATGGATGCCCATAAGAATAGTAGAAAGAATTCTGCTAAACTTAGACAAACTGGTACAGCTGTTAAAAATGCAGGTACTGCAGTTTTAAAGATTCCTGCTGGACTTCTTAATGGGTTAAAAGATATGATCCAAGGATTTGACAAGATGGATGATGATCGAAGAAAAGCATATATGATGCAACCCGGTTATAGAAAAAAGGTTATTAAGAATCTTAGAGTTGCAGCTACGTATGGTTTAGCATGGCATACTAAAAAGATGCTTATTCCTGTAGTTTGGTTTGGAAGAAAGTTATCGAAAGAAAAAAATAAGAGAATTCGTAATGAATTTGCACGAGAACTTGATACAGAAATCAAGGTAACCGAAGCTAAAATTGAAGATGCAATGGCAGCTGGTGATCAAAAACAAAGATACCAACTTATTCGTATTCGAGATGAATTAGCTAGACAGAAAGAACGTGTAAGTACTAACGGAAAATATATCTAAGGAGGTAATGACTAGTGATTGTAAAACATGCTAGAGAAATACCTCTTTTTGAGTCGCTTGGTATTTTTACTGAAGCACCTAAAAAGAAAAGAAAACCTAGAGTCATTTCAGTAAGACCAATTCGAAAGGATTATACATCAATGGTTGATCCGGATGAATTGATTGATATTGATGATATAGACTCTTTAGGAGATGATTTATCTGATTATGATTCACTTGATATGGATATAGGTGATGATTTAGCAGATGATGAATTATTAAATGATACACCTATAGAAGGTGACGAAGATGATTTTAATATTGGTCAAGATGACATTCCTGATGATATTGGTGAAGAACCTATAGACGGTGATGAAGAATTGCCTGATTTTGAAATTCCTGAAGATATTAGTTTTGACGATTTGACATTAGATGATGATCAAACGCAAAATGATGTACCTGCAGAAGAAATAGAATCACCAGAAGATCAAGATACATCTGATGATGACCAAACTGTTGAAGTACCTGAAGGTGAAACTACTGATACTAGCACGGATACAACAGAACAACCTGCAGAGCAACCAGAGGGCGAACAACCTACTGAAGAAATACAAGAAGGAAATGAAGTCATCGATGCTACTGGCAGTGAAATGCCAGAAGATATAGGTGCTGAAGTTGATATAGCTGCTGCTGATGGAACTGATTCTTCAGCTGTTAGTACAGATACTTCGGTTGATCCTTCTGCTGGTACAGATGAAACATCCATTACAAAGGATGATATGAGAAAATATGAGTTGTTTAAGAGATTTATGAATCTTTTAAACACAGTACAATACTTTATAGATAAATTAGAAACTGGTGTTTCTGATAATATAAAGTTTGAATATGCCGCTAATAAGGCACTTATAAAGTTCAAAGCTTTGGAAGATTTGTTAAAAGATTACATGCTTTTAAAATTTCAGAATGATAGTTTCTTACAGAACTCATTCTTTTATGAAAAAATAAAAGCATCATCACTGTTATTACTTGAACTTATGAATTTAAATAAAATTACAAAAGATGAGAAATAACAGTAATTTAAAATTACTTCTATTGAGGTAATAAACCTAAAACATATGTATTATGAAACCCTTATACGTTAAACTAAAAAATAAATATAAAGGAGGACGAGATAATGTCATTGGCATTTCTTGAATCTGTAAAGGATTTCAATGCAGCTACTACTATCGGTGGTTTCAATCTCGCTAACGAAGAGAACGGTTTTGACGCTACTTTTGAAGCAGCTGTAAACGAATTAGAACAGAGTAGAATTAATTATTTCATGGATATTGCAGCAATGATCAAGAATCCCGAGATCATGGCAGCTTTCAAGGAGAGCGCATTGTCCAGTATCAAGACTGAGTCTGATCAGAGAAGTGATGTTGATAAGTGGGGTGCATACTCCAATATGTATAACCAGGTTTCCCAGCTGTGGGATAACTGTACTGCAGACTTCGTACGTGAGTCTACTACAGTAGGTCAGTTGATGCCTATTAAGGCTATCGATTATCCTGTATTGGTTAAGCAGCATCTGTCTTTGGCTACCAAAGATATTCTTCAGACTGAAGTAACCAAGAGTCCTGTAATCAAGAAGCAGATGGAGCAGGTTTGGATTGTTGACAACCAGACTCAGGATCGTTGGAGATATCCTCAGTGCTTCTACAATGAAGATTATAAGACCATTTATGCAGCAGGTAAGGGTCTGCCTATCAAGGAAGACGTTGTTAAGCTGCCTATTTTCAATTATGATATCATCGGCAATTTGACTGATGCTGTTGTTCCTGCAAGAGAGAAGTTTACCTTCAATCTTAAGATCAAGGCAGTAGTAGCCGGCGATGTACAGATTCCTGTAAATATGTGGATCAATGTTCATACTTCTCAGTGGATGGGTGGTAACATTGATGCTAAGTATACTGACGCTGAAGGTAATGAAGTTGAAGTTAAGGATATGCTTTCCGGTAACGTTGACTTCATCAGCAACACTGTAACTCTTTCTTCTGCATCTGGTGCTGTTACCGGAGTTATCTTCGAAGGCTACCTGAGCAATGAAAAGAATGAAAGAGCCGTATCTTTCGATTACACTCGTGAAGAGCGTGAATGGAAGATTGAAGACGGTCACAGAGTAAACATCCCTTACAGCATCGAGCAGCTCGATGATGCAAAGGCTCTGCTTAATATGGATCTCTATAAGAAGACATATGATAACATGGCTGAGTACCTTACTCAGATGGAGGATTCTCAGGTTATCGACTTCTTGGATGAGCAGTTTGATCACTTTACCGGTCTTGAGCTGGATCCTCTTCAGTGGAACAGCTTTGTAAGATTTAAGGATTTCAACTGTGATTCTACAATTCAGACTGTTGCATTGCAGTCAGAGTACATCGAGAAGCAGCTTAAGTGGGAAATCGATCGTTTCATCATTGATTTGACCAATACTGCTAAGATGGAAGATTTGACTTTTGTTATCTATGGTAATCCTAAGTACGTTTCTCTGCTTGGCAAGAACGTTAACTGGGTTCTTAACCAGGGTAGCACAACCGGCGGTATTAAGCATAACTACAGCTATGGTGTTATGACTACCGGTAATGTAAAGGTTCAGGTTGTTTCTGCACTCAAGTTTGATGAGAAGCATCCTAATCATCAGGGATTGAGAATCGTGCCTATCGCATTGAATCCTGCTCAGATGACCTTTAAGCACTTTAAGTACAATACCCATATCCTTACTGCTAAGGACAGCGCTTACAAGGCTCCTGATCTTCCTGGCGGTTCTTACACCAACCTGATGGGTGTATCTCGTTACACAGATGCAGCTGTTCAGGGTATCCAGGGTCTGGTAACCTTCAGCAATGCTGAGTTCATCGATTCTAGCTTCAATCGCTAATCGAAGGATATTGGTAGATACTGAATAAACCTATAAGAGACTAGGGCGGTTAATTCCGCTCTAGTCTTTTTATTTTTAGTAATAAAATCTAATCATAAAGTAACAATTATTTAGGCAGTAAAATAGAATAAATTCTGCGTATCTAATACCTTCATTGTACTTTTACCAGAGGATAAGCTCAATGCTTATCCTCACAATTTTTTGTTTTATAAAGATGACATTATAATAAGCTAGAATTGGCTAGCAGTTATTCTTGATAAGGAGGTAATAAAGAATGAAAGCTATGTTTTCTGCAAATATTCCTAATGTCAGTACTCCTGTTGTAGCTATTATTGTTGCATCGGTTGTTATCGTTGTAGCATTAATCGTGTTATATATCAGGAACCGTAGTATTGAAGGAATTAGAGAAGATGTATACCAGTTGTTCCTCAAGGCAGAGCATTTGTTTGTTGAATCTGGTGCTGGTGCTGAAAAGATGGACTGGGTTTGCGAAAAGGCATACGAAATGTTGCCTAAAGTAGTTAAGCTTTTCACAACTCCCGATATGATTAGAGTAATCCTTCAGAAATGGTTTGTTCAAATTAAGGATTTACTTGATGACGGGAAAAAGAATGATTCCGCAGAATCTGTCGAAAACGAAGAATAAAATATAACCTGGTAACCTTTTTTAGGGTTACCAGGTTTTTAATCTGTGATAATATATTATTTTATTAGTAATTACCATTGGAAACGAGAAGTTGACAGATACCGGCAAGTATCTGTCAACGCATTGTTAAGGAACCCTAATCCAATGAAAAAATTGTATGGTATTTTTATATCAGACCATTCTGATTACTAAATTGTTTTTATATTAAAAATAAAGGAGAATAAACAATGAAACGAGTTATTGAATTAACTGACGTAAAACTTGGACTAGAAAAAGGTACAATAAGTGTTGATGAAGCATCCAACGTTTTACGTCGTAGAGATAATCAAGAATTTATTCATACTATAATTAAAGAATTTGATAGTGGCATGACTGCATTAGATGAATCAACGGCTGCTATAATTGGAAACATTGTAGATATCGCATATTATATCTACACTTATTCAGGATTAGATACCGGATTAACTGATAGTGAGTATGATAAATTGTATGAAATGCTTACTTTAAATGGTAAAGAAGACTTTGTTACTTTACCCCTTATGAATGAAAAGAATAAAGAAGTTTCTTATCATTCATTTCCAAAGCTTAGAGGTACCTTAAGTAAAATTCATTATTTACACCATCCGACTGAAAAAGAAAATAAATCAAGAAAATCACTTGATATGTGGATTGAATCTGCTGAGAAATCTTATTACCAGAAAACCGGAAAACATATAAATTTTAGAGATCTTGATGTGTATGTATTTCCTAAATGGGATGGGGTTTCAGTTATATTTGAATTTGAAGAAGATGGAACTTTAATAAAAGCTTTGACACGAGGATATACCAAATTTAATACAGCAGAAGATATTACCCACCATTTTAGAGGACTTAAACGACCTATTAGACGATTAGAAGGTGGTAGTGAAGATTCCGAAGAATATGGTCTTAAAACTGAAGTTATGGTATTAGAAGAATCTGTTCTTGAATATAATGCTATGTATGGTAAGGACTATAAACAATCAAGATCTATTGCTAGTGGTATTATTAATTCCGATAAACCTGATGAACGAAATAAATATCTGGTTATAATGCAGCTTAGATATATTACGAAAAATGATGATGTCGAGAAACTGTGTCCTGAAGTGTTTGATCATCCATTCATTATGTGTAAACTTGGAGATTACGATAAAATTGAAGAGTTTGCACAAGATCATAGATTTACCGAAGGATTAAGATGTGATGGATGCGTAATTCATATAAAAGATGAAAATATCCAACGTATTCTTGGTAGAGAAAATGATAAGAATGCTTTTGAAGTAGCATACAAATTTACTGAAGAATATGAGTATACTACCGTTGAAGATATTGAGTTCCAGGTTGGATTATTAGGAAGAATTACACCAGTTGTTAAAATTAAACCTGTAAAGCTTAAAGGAAATACAATATCATCAGCATCACTTAGTAATATGGATAGATTTAATGAACTTCACCTTGCAAAAGGTGATAAAGTGAAAATACTTTATGACATTATTCCATACGCTACAATCGATGGTGAATGTGAATTTGATAGAAGCGGAAATAGCCCAATTAAACCTAAAGAAAAATGTCCAAGCTGCGGATCTAAACTTGAACGTCAAGGTGCATTTTTGGTATGTAACAATGTAAACTGTGATTGCAGAAAGAAAGGTCGTATCTTAAATTATCTTGTAAAATTACGTATACAAGATATCTCATATGCTACAGTTGATGAACTTTATGATCTTGGTATTTTACAAAGTATTGAAGATATATATAAACTTCATAAACACGGAAAACTTATTTGCTCTATTCCAGGTTTTGGTGAAGTAAGCTTTAATAACTGGATAGACCAGATAAATGATAAAAGACGAGTTCCTGATTATTTGGTTCTTGGTGCTTTAGGTATTGATGGAATTGCGGAAAAGAACTTTTCAAGGATTTTATCAAAATATGATTTCGATGAATTTATGGATATCATTGAATCTGGTGATATTGAAGCTTTAACAGAGATCGAAGGAATTGGTGAAAAGAAAGCCAAGAAGTTAATATCTGGAATTAAAGATAATAAATCACTCATTAAGTTTTTATGGAAAGAACTTGACATTTATCACAAAGATATATCAAATGCCAAGTTTACAGTGTGTTTCACCAAGGTTCGAGATATTGAACTTGAGACATATATTATTAATATGGGTGGAGAAGTTGTAGATAATGTAAATGCAAAAACTTCAATACTTGTAGTACCTAATTTGGACACAACATCTGGTAAAGTTAAACTTGCAAAGAAACACGGTGTTCGAATTGTGGAAATTGATAAATTGAAATCCGTTATTCAAAGAAGATACGGAAATTAATTTATATAAGAACTAACCCAAGTTCTAGAAAATACCATATTAAGGAGGAGAAATGCATGGGTAGCAATTATTGGACTCTTGACGGAATGATAGATTCCGGTAAGAAGAAAAAGAACAAGGAATCCAAAGAAAAGAAGCACGGTAAGGAGAAAGACAAAGACAAGAAGAAAAAGAAGAAAACTAAAGGAGTAAATTCTACTTTAGAAAATCATTCTTGTTATTCGATTATTAAGGCTGATAAGAAGTGTCAACCTAGTAACGATTCTGTGTATGTTCCTTATGCTGATTTCTTGAAGAATGATGGTGAAGGAATATATGTTGTTCGAGCATTAGTAGGTGATACAAAGCTTGAGACATATATCATTAAGTCTGATGAGTTTGAATTCCCGAGAATTGCTTTATCTAAGTCGGGTGATAGTTACAAAGACTGGCTTAGAAAGAAATTAGAATCTATGGATTCTGATGTAAACGTTAACAAAATTCTTTATGGTAGTTCTGTTAAAAAGATGGAAGTTCCTAAGGGATTTTTAGCTAAGGTCATTAAAAACAGTAAGTCTTCAGATGAAGATTAATCTATAAAATGTGCCTTGGATAATTTATCATTTTTCAAGGCACATTTACTTACTGGTCATTATTGACTTATTACGGTTTGAAAGGAAGGTTAACCCAATGAGTAAAAAGAGCGATTACTCTAAAGTGTTTGGTGGAAAATCCAAACATGACACCAAGATCAAAAAGAGTAAAAACCAGAATATCTTTGGTATTGAAGACTCTGGTAAAAAGAAAAAGAAAAAGAAGAAATCGAAACCTGAAAAGGTTGAGAAAGTATTACGTAACATGCTTAAAGATGAAATTGCTGACGATACTTTGTCAGAATTCATTATCTGGGAAAAGATTAATGATCCCGGAATTAAATCTTTTAATGATATTTCAGAAAGATGCAAAGGTCTGTTTGTTCTTGAAGTAACCATTAACGGTGATGAAAGAGCACTGGTTCCTGTAACAGTAACACCGAACAAGGAAGTTCTTCATGCTGAAACACATGAACCTATCGAAGAAGTATTTGCGCACTATTCTACCGATGGTGAAATTACAGAAACAGATCTTGCTGTTGCTAAAGATGCTTTATCAAAAGCAGAACTTGTCGATGCTGTTTATAAGATCGACACTAACAAGCTCATGGAAAACATCAACTTATTCAACATTGTTGATGAAGAGTAAAAGAAAGGATAAAATACCATATGAAATTGATGAACACCCAGGATTATATTAAGTCCTTGAAAGAACTTGTAACTGAACTCGGAAAAGAAGCTTCCGATTACGCAATCAGTTTCCGTCCTGATACTTCAAAAGAAGAGAACGGTTCACTGACATTTGTGTTTGTCATTCGTAACAAGAAGAGTGACAGATCTAAAGAGTATAAGATTGCTCTGTACATCTTCGAAAACAAGAAAACCGTAACAAGCTTTATTATAAATGGCAGAACGTTGAATATGCTGTTTGAAAATTCCACAATCAATTCTCCTAATGTGGCACTTCATTATCTCAAAGATATATTATTATCAGAGGTAAAGTGGATACGTGAGCTTGAAGAGACTGTAAGAAAGCAGGAAGAAGAACGCAAGAAGAAGCGTATGGCTAACAAAGGGAATTCCGGTAAGAAACCCTATAACAATAGGGGTGGACAGAAGAATTTCCATCAGCAGTCTGGTAAGAAGCCTTATAACGGAAACAGAAATGGAGGGTCTAACCATCACAATTCCGTTGGAACAAGACTTAATATCCGTACCACAAAAGGTACCTTTGGAAATTCTAAATCAGGAGGTCAGAAGTAATGACAAAAGCAGAAGAGTATTTTGACAATGTAGTTGTGGAAGATCGCGACTATATCGAAACAATTGCGGAAATGGCTCGTCCGGATATTTACCGTAATTTCAAAATCAAAATGGGAAGTAATGCAGTTCCCATCTCAATTTATGCAGTTGTATTTGACTGTATTATGAAACACCTTAAGTCTCTTCAGAAGACAAAGGAGTCTCATTCTATTATTATCGCTAACAGACTTGAGATTGGTTTTACAACAAGTTTTGATGTTGAAGAAAACCAGGATCTTGAGAAACTTGGTAACTTTATGCCGTTCATTAAGCATATTGAAAATGATAAGCTTACTGAGGTTGATGAAACAGAAGATAAGTCTGTTATCAGATGTACTCAGTGGAACGAATCTAATATCACTACATCTATTGATGACGTGAAGCAGATTACGAAGTTAGCAGTTGATAAGGTAAGTTCTGAATTATCTATTCAGGGTGCAAATCCGGAAATTATTATGCCTATTTTCTGTTCTATCCATGATAAGGTAGTAGAGTTCATGAAGCTTAAGAGAGCGGAAGAGGATAAGTGGGAACTTCGCATGAACATGGCAGGATGTTATGATATTTATGCAAGGCTTATGGAAGATGGTATCGAGATATCATTTAAGCCTTGTGTATACAGCAAAGGTCTCATCAAAGAAGACGGAGATGCAACCACAAAATATGAATAATAAATAAGTGTATTTGAGGATTGTCTTGCAGGTTTTACCCTGTGAGTCAATCCTTTTTATACCCAAATAAAAAGTTATGTAAATCGGCTTTTATTTTTTGAAGAAATAACTTTTAATGATTTATTATTTATATGAAATAATGGAAAGGAGAACATCTTATGCTACCGTTTTTAAAAGACTTCGTAGGAGATTATGAAGACGAATTAAACGTGGATTTAATGACTAAGTCAGCAGATGGTGAACTTGTTGACTATGTTGTTGACTCATGGAAATCACTGGAAGTAGTAAAGTACATTAAGTTCTTAGGGTATGAATTTAATACTAGAGAATCAACGATTGATATTAATCGCCATATTTTCAAACGTAATAAAAACGTTCCCAAGAAATATCAGTACGACTACAAATTGATCAATGATGATAGAGTAGGACTTCTTACAGTTCATCTATTAATCAGTATTACAGAAAAAGACCCTAAGACAGGTCAGGAAAAAGTTAGGGAGAAAGTAATCAACAAAGATATGCTTATTCCTCTTGAAGATGATGATGGATATCTTTTCATCAATGGAAGAAAGTATTATATGATTTACCAGCTTCTTGAAAAGTCTACATATACGACTTTAACATCGACTGTTATTAAGTCACTTATGCCAATCGTAATTAAACGTGTACCTTGTGTACATGAAGATGTAGATGGTAAAGGATATATGTTACCACTCTTTAGAACTTTTGTGTTCCATAGAGAGACTGATGTAATGCTGTTTGTAGCAGCAAACTTTGGTATTGAATATGCCTTGATCTACCTTAAGGTAGATTCAATTATTCATTTAATTCCAAATCTTGACAATCGTAGAGATGATTGTTTATATTTCCAGGTTTCATCCAAATGTTATTTGGAAGTAAATGAGGAAATGTTTGAGAAGTGGAATTATGTGCAAGCGGTTGTAGCAGGATTCTTAGAGATTCTTACAAATCGTTTTGATTTATCTCAGATTGATAATACTGAGAACTTCATTAAGAAACTTACTCCATCTAATACAGTTGAAAAAGGTATGGATACTTTAACATCATTCAATCGTATGCTCGATGAAACGACAAGAAAGATTTTAAAGATTGATGATTACCATAAGAAAGATGTCTATGCTATTATCAGATGGGCTATGATGGAATTTAATCAGCTTCGTATGAAAGATAACTTGTCTCTTGAAAATAAGAGACTACGTTGTTATGAATACGTAGCATCATTACTTACACAAGAATTTAGTACACGTTTGAATCGTATTATTAACATGGGTGCTAAGGTAACACTTGAAAATATATGCGACATTTTCAAATTCCCTGGAACCCTTCTCATTTAACACAATGGGTGAGAATAAACCTCTTTAATTGCGGGGACATAATCAATGACACTTACTTACTAAACTAAGATAGTAATATACTTAGTGGCAATGGGTAACTCCAAAGGTATAGTAAAAAGAGTAAGTTAAGATATAATCCGCAGCTAATTATCTATTCGTTACAAAAAATAAAAGGAGTTAATATATGGGTAATAATATAAAAGATAAAATACAAGAATCATTAGGAAATATATTAGTTTCAGAACTTGATGAAGAATTGCAGTATAAAGTAATCAAGATGTTTAGATTAAATAATGAAACAGATAATGCAATTTTTCTAATGAAAGAAGGTCATCTAATAATATTAACTGATTTAAAAGAAACACCTTATCATTTAGATAAAGATTTTAATGTAGACCCAAATGGAGAAAGAACTGTTACATCATTTAAAGATGTTATAGTTATAGACGAATCCCCAATTACAGGTTTATTAATTGAAGCAATACGAAATAATTAATTTAAAACGAATAGATACAAGTTCAACGACTATCGAAAGGGTAGCTATAGAGAAATACTATAGTGAGTAACCAAGTAGAGTAGGAAGTAATTCCGAAATGGGAGGCATTTTATATTTGATAAAAGAATATAAAATGAAGATATAGTCTAATTGATTAAATCAATTGCAGAAGATGCATGTTTCAGGAATTTTGCGCTTCAACGAGTGTATTAATGATATGACATTCTTTAACAAATTTAAATGGACGAAAGGCTTGTCCCGAAACACAGTAATGTGTTGGAAAAACCTATCTAACTGCGGGAACGTATCCGTAGTATATATTTACTAAACTAAGATAGTAATATACTTAGTGGCAATGGGTAACTCCAAAGGTATAGTAAAAAGAATATATACTGATATAATCCGCAACGAAGCAACCATTTCATTCAATTTATAATGAATGAAAGAAGGTGAATCATATAGGAAAGAATAGAGGAAATATACCTAGAATAAATAAGAAAGGTGAAATATGGGTTCCATTAGTTTATGAAGATATTCGTGAAGGTATGTATGAGATTAGTAATAAAGGACGAATTTATTCTATAAAATCTGATACAATTTTGCGACCAATTAAGAAACATAATGGATACTATAGAGTTAATCTTTCATCGAAGAAAAAAGGTAAACAAAAAGAATACTCCATTCATAGATTAGTAGCAATTCATTTTATACCATTACCTGAAGGATATACTTTAGAAGAACTTCAAGTTAATCATAAGAAGGGTGATAAAAGTAAAAATGGTGCTAAAGATTTAGAATGGGTAACATCATCTGAAAACATAAAGCATTCTATTGCTATGGGATTACAAAAAATACGTTATGGTGATGAATCTAATAATCATAAATATGATAGTGATTTGGTTAGACGTATTTGTGTTAATCTTGAAATGGGATATTCAACTAAAGAAATAATAAAAAGACTTAAGTTGGATCCTAAAGCAGAGAATTTAATTAGGCGTATTAAAGAAAGACGTCATTGGACAGATATTTCTGATGATTATTATTTCTACTAACTATATGAATGAAATGGTTGTGTGTTCATCGACTATCGAAAGGATAGCTATAGAGAAATACTATAGTGAGTAACCAAGTAGAGTAGGAAGTAATTCCGAAAAGGTAGGCTCCAATATAATGGTAATAGTTATGTTGGATGATGATATAGTCAGCATCAAAATATTTGATATGAAGCAAAGGTCCACATTCATTAGGGCGCAAGAATAGTAATAACATTTCCGCTAAATATAGAGGATTACACCCGTCATTTATTAGTGAGTTCGATTTGTTAACTTGCGGCAACAGTGACCCAGGTACGAGCGGGATTCTTTCCCCGTTCAGTAAGATTAAAGGTCTCTATTTTAATAACGATGGAGAACCTGATTTCTTCCTAACAGAATTTGTTAAGGATATTAATCGTTTGATTAAGAAAGAAGGTCACGAATGTATTGAAATTGAGTTCGAGACCAAAGAAGAGTATTATGAAATTATGAACTATGTAGAGCATTTCCTTGATAACGACATTGTCGCATATGGAGTATTCAGGGATAAACCTGCAGTTATTTTCCAGCGTGAACCTGATATGATTGCTGAACATGAAACAGGCGAAGTCACAACGGATTATGAGGATACTGAGGATGATGAGTAATCATCATCCTCTTATATGAAAGGAGTAAAACCAATGGAAGTATTAAAATTGATTTTTGACTTCTTACTTAAATTAGCAGATGGGCATCAGGGATTAGTGGTATGGTTTGTTATACTTTTCTCATGTCTTTCTGTGATTATATTATTCTTGTTAGTATGTCAAGTATTTGGGTTGTTTAAATCCATTGAAAGATATCTGCTTGAAAATAAGGAACTTAACACAAAAAGAAATATTTACCACCGATTTTCTGAAATTGCAAGAAGTGCTCAGCTTGCCGGTGGTTATGTTGAAGCATCTAATATCATGGCACAGTGTGCATTGGTATTATTTGGTAAAGTCCAGGCGGATAATGAAAAAGATATTATTGGAGATGATAAGAATGCAAGACCAAAATCAGATGTTTCAAGGAGTGAAGAATCCGTTTCAAGGGAAAGTGGACAAGGTTCTGATAGAACTTCCGATGGTCCCAAAGAATCTTACGCTAAAGTTACGGATTAGGTTTACTCATAATCAGGATACAATATTAAGGAACCAAAAATTCGGTAAAGTGGTTAGTCCATCCAGAGTACATATTCAGTCGATAGATGGACAGTCATTATATTTATCAAGTTCACCATTAATTGATTATCCGTTTAATATGAGAAGTATGGACGGAAGATTTGATTCTAAAACTACAGTATATTTATCTCATACTCATTTAAATGCTCTTAAACAAACACTTCGTAGTATGCAAAGAGGTTTTAGTAGACAAGATTTATTTTATCTTGTAAATAACCAATTGCAGATAAATGAAGATATTGTAAAAAGAGAAAAACAACTTCTTCCTATAAGGGGTTCTATTATTGAAATCATGTATTGTATAATACGTGAAATGACAGGTAATAATGAGTATAGTATATATGAAGGAATAAGAATGATTAATCCTTCAAATAATACAATTGCTGAACTTACTGTAGATGAACTTGCGGCTTTTATAGATATACTCGATTCAATAAAACCTGCACAGATTTCAATGCAGGCTACACAGATGGCATTAGGTCTTTCTACAATGAAACCAGATACTGTTTATGGGCTTAATATCCCTAGAGAACAGATAGTGTCTTCATAATTGAATTGATATATTATTTATTTAGAAAGGAGAAACCTAACCAATGAGTGAGAATACTACATCACAAATCGATGAAGCAATCGAAAAATGCAGAATATTTGGTTCATCTAAAAATGAAACAGATGAGACTCAAAAGCAAATGACTTTCCCACTTCATGCGACTATTCAAGGGAAACATATAATGATTATCGGAGAATTTGCAGAATCAAGTTCTAATGAACTTATTGAGAATTCTTACTATATTCATGACGGTAAAGTATGGAAGTATAAGAAGAAACTCCCTTCAAGAGCTAAAGAATTTCCGATGATCAGTATTGATAAGGAACTCGGTATTGTAACGATTCCTTCAATATGTGATGGTGAAATCACGTATGAAAGTGTGGAAAATCAAAGACTCAATTTAATATGCTCAAGAACACCGGTTGATGCAGATTTTGGAAAAGATGAAAACAGTGCATACATTGCATCATCTTCAGCTCCGTATGTTCCTGAGATTCTTGAGGAAGATGACTTTCTTAAGAAATTAATTAAGACAGTCTTTTTGATAAAGAATGTCGCTACAACTAAATACAGAAAGAAGTTATCTAAAGCTTATGCTTTCAGTAATCTATTTCAAGGTCTTAATTCATCTACAAAAGTTTCTACAACTGTTTGGCAGACATGGATTGAAATTCTTGGAGTTGATTGTGTTATTATACTGAAAGATAGTGGAACAGATAACGAAGATCCTATCAGAGATTACATCGTTTATAAGAGTCGTAATGACTCTCTGAATGTAGTAAAGAAGGATGAGATTAAAGAGTTCTTATCAGAGAACTTATAAAAATACCAATTAAGAAGGAGACCTAATCATGTTTGGAAAAAAGAAAAATAATGAACCCGTTAATACAGAATTTGCTGAAACTGTAAGAAACCTTACAAATATAGATCTTAACCATAAACCTGGTGATGATCTTGAAGTTGAAGATTTGGATTCCATTAAGGAAATAGCTGGATATGTTTCTGAGCAGGAAGATACTTCTATTGAACTTATGCAACTGTGTGAATCTAAAAATACAGTTCGGATTGGTGAAGATACTGATGAATATACAATGAATATCCCTTATACAGCGATGGTTACAATTGCTGATGATGTGGATTCATTACCGGTTAAAGATTTCCGTATCGCATCATCTCCTGTCGTATATACAATTGATAATTCCAAGAAAGATCATATCTTGCATAAGAATCCTAATGGAATTTTCGATGCAGCCTTTACTTATATAACGGAGAAGAGTAGTGGATTTAATGAAATCACAGCAGAAGTTTCAGTTTCAATTCCGGTTAGACCATTTAAGGTAGAGGATAATGAATCACCTTATGACAAGTGGTTTGTTCTTGTGACTAGTGTTGCTGTTGTTGCTTCATTTAATGTTAAAGAACCAGTTTCACCATCCCTCATCAAAAATACATTGTTGTATGCTGCTAAATCAGTATTTGAAAGATCTATGAAGTCTGAACTTGCGAATATTCTTATGTCAGGGAAAGCTTCTCTTCCAAATATCTTTCCGGCAGCAATTGATGACATTAGACCTGTATTTACAGAAGAGGTTACAACGTTCACATGTAAGTACACGACATCTGATGCAAGAATCGATAACATGACAAATGAAGTTTCGGTTAACGGTGTTTTAATAAAATAAAGAAGGAGTGATTACTTATGGCAAAATCATTTGTACAACTTAAATCTTCTCTTGATGATATTAGAGAGGAAAAAGATGCATCCATTAAGAAAGCAGGTAAGGAGATTGCTAAACACTTAAGCGGACCCGGTAGTGAAGGTGAGAAAAGTGCAACAATTGATAAGTTGCTTGCAGGTTTCACTGATGCTGATAAATTCCTGATTATGAAATATGCTTTCATCTACATGTGTTAGGAGGATGCAGTCATGCCGAAAGATAAAAAGAAAAAAGCCAATAACTCTATTCCTTCCAGGAATAAAAGTTCGTTCTTTGGTGGAAACCAGAAGAATTTAAATTCCAAAGGATTTAATTCTATGAAAGTTAACAGGGCTTTTAAATCAAATTAATACCACGGGAACGAGTTTGAAATATAACTCGTTCCTTTTTTGAGGTGATTCTTATGCAAAAACGAATAGATGTGTTTCATACACATATAGAAATTTCTCCGTATGTAAAAGGAGAATATTTTGAATTGGAAAAAGCATTATCTAGATGGAATCAAATAACTAAAAAACATGGACGATATGAAGCAGTTGCATACTTCATTCGCGAAGATGTTTTATTTATTCCAAAAGGAATTAATATAGAAGCTCTCGAAGAGTATTTTGGATGCAAAGCTACGATGAATTATAAAGCTAATCCGAAACAAAAGATGAGTGAAAAATACGAAGTATTGATACCACCAAGATCACAAGTTCAAACAGATAGTGTTGAGTTTTTAACTGCGACTGGAAAATATGCATCCAGAATTGCATATTGTCAATATACACTTAATCTGGAAACAGCTGGTGGTAAAACATATTGTGCTATAAACTCATTTACACAGTTAGGGGTTAAAACTCTTATTGTTGTGAATAGAGAATATTTATCATCACATTGGAAATCCGAAATAGCTAAATTCACAAATATTCCAGAAGATAGAATTATGCAAGTTGATACTGATGGAATTAGACGTGTTCTTGAAGCTGAAGTTGATGCCGATGTGTATATAGTTATGCATCAAACTATTCAATCATATGCTAAATTGTATGGTTGGAGAGATGTAAATGAATTTATGAAAGTTGCTGGTATAGGACTTAAAGTATATGATGAATGTCATGAATTCATTTCATCTATTTTTGTAATTGATGCGAATACTAATGTTGAAAAAACATTTTATCTCACAGCAACTTATGGAAGAAGTAATAAACAAGAAAACAAAGTATTTCAGTTAATGCTTAGTGCATCTTGTAAGTATAATGATGAAAACAGGGATTATGTTAAAAAGATTCATTATCATCCAGTATTATATAAGAGTAAGATTCCTCTTAAATATGTAATGGCAATGAAATCTGCTCATGGGTTTTCATCTTATAAATTTATAGATGGTGCTCTTAAGTGTGATCCTGAGAAGAAAGTTCTTCATGCATTACGATTTGTTCTTCATGAATGCTTAGATCGTGATGGACAGATATTAATAGTAACGCCAAAGAAGGAATCTGTAACATTTATTGCAGAATTCTTGTCCGAGATTGTCGGTAAATCTCGCAGTATAGGAACTATATTTTCCGATAATAGTGAAGAAATCAATTTCAAGAACCAGAACTGTGATATCATTAGTTCAACGATTAAATCATGTGGAACTGGATTTAATCCACCTAATTTACAAACTATAATTTGTATTGAGCCGCATTCATCAAGAATAATGACTCATCAGTTAAAAGGTAGATTGGATAGGTTTAAAGGTGATGATACCTATTTTTATGATTTGATTGATATCAATATTCCATTTATGGAAACAGTAAAAACTGCTCATACAAAAGAACTTGAACGTGTTGCAAAAGAAATATCTGATATTGAAATATTAGATCATGGAATTACTAATATTAAAGAAGGATGGTAAAGAAATGAATAAAATAAAAATTGTTATATGTCCTTTAGGTTCATTACAAGGTTATTTGCAGGATTCGTATAAATTAATAGATGAAGGCTGTAATGTTTTATTTCATTACATTCGAGGTATTCCCGATTCTTTAGTATCAAGTCATGTTGAATTTTTGAATATGGCTATAGAAAACTTAGATCTTATTATTATCGAAGTTGATTCATTTGCAGTAATTGATAAACTTATCGAGAATGGGATTGATATTGTGGCAATGTGTCCTGATAAATTGATTGCATTCCCTGCATACTCAGCACCTGAATGTGAAGTGATATCTCGTAATTTCTCAGAAAACTGCAGTAACAGAAATATACAAAAATATGTTTATCCTAGAACTATGGAGTTCTCCAGAATTATGGATAATTTAAACACATTTGTGAAGAATATGTGTGGATTAGCAGGTCCTAAAAGATATCAATTAGCTGGGATCGAAAAACGTAATATATGGTATGAATCGCAAATGGTTTGTTATCGTATGGTAGTTGATAAGATTGCTGAACTGGAATCTGACAAAGATTCAACACTTGATGATGAAACTCGTGGAGCATTATTATCAACTTTAAAAAGAGAGTTAATTATATTAGAAAAACTCCAGAATAGTGCACTAGATTCAATAGGTAAACAACTTGATCAGTATCGTTTACTTATGAAGAATGCAAAATTGTATTTAATTGATGAAGATCAATATAAATATATGTGCGAATGTGTTGATAAAATCGAACAGATTAAGGGACTTATGTAGATTAATAAGACTAGGTAAATAATTTACCTAGTCTTATATTATTTTCGTAAAGGAGATTAAAAAAATGAAATCTAATTGGAAAGACGCTTCAATTGAAAATCCTATTCCTGAAAAATGGTATACCGTAACATTTGACGGTTCTCTTTTAATGGAACCTAATTTTGTAAGTAAGGATATTTATGAAGAAACTCGTGATGGAAATTTTATTTGGAAAACATCATCCGAAAGCGATGAATATCGTGTTATTGCATGGGATGAACTTCCTGAAATTTATGATGAAAGTAAAGAAGATAACGGTGATTGGATTAAATTTAATCCGGAGTCTGAAAATCCTTTTGTTCCAGAGAAGACTTATATTTTAACGATTGAATTCATTACTGAAACTGATAATGGCGAAATATCAGATAGCTATAAAACAATAGAGTTTTTAGATTATCATGATACAGGTTTCTGTATCGATGAAACATTAGACATCAATGAGTCTTATGTAATTTTAGCATATCAGGAAGCGCCTGAAGCTTTTGAGAAGGAGAACTAACATGGAAAAAGAAGCATGCGTTAAAACAGTGATAAATGAAGATGGAACTGACACTTCTGATTTTCCTGTAAATCCGTTAAAAGAGAAATGGGATAAATTGTATCCTCCTATGAAAGATGGAAAACCTTGTAATTACATCTTAGGATATAAAGAAGATGGAAGTCCTATAATGAATTATAGCTGTGTTTTATGCCATGAAGAAAAATGCCAGTATAGTAATAGCTGGAAAATCCCGGATGAAGATAAAGATGAATATGCTAAATACGAAGAACAAATTAGAGAATACCATAGAAAACATAATCCTGCAATTATTAATATGGTAGAGACTATGTTTGGTGTTAAATACTAAGGAGGTCGGTATTATGAGTGGTAAACTTCCTCATCATAGATGCTCAGGTAGATGTGAGGAATGTGATAAAAGCATGTTCTATGAGAAAGGTAAATGGTATACTTGTGATCCAAATAAAACATCTGGAATGATTATAATTTCAAAGAATCCTACTATGCGAAGATTACTTACAGATATTAAGTGTTATGCTAGAGGGTGTGATCATAACAATATTGATTGTACGTGTATGTACGGATCTAAATTAAATTGCCATGTTAATTGTGATAATTGTGTTCGGAAATGCAAAAAAGTTAATGGTGAAAGAGCATGTAGAAGATTTAAGAGAGGGAATGAAAAATGATAGCTATTTCATGGAATGATTATTTAAAATTTGGTTGTGTGAATTGTGGTTGTGATTCATCTTATGGTGGACCTGTTTCTGGTGGAGGTTGTGGGACTAGAACCTGTAGAGAATGCGGAACTACATTTTGTTTATTAGCCAATGGAGTGAAAAAATCATCAATAGGGTTTGGCACAGATATGAAAGATAAAGAAGGTAAAATTATATTCGAATATCCTGAATTACAAGAGCATCCTAGAAAAGGAATTCCTTGGCATCCATGGGTTCAACCAGATCCCAGACCTGAAGAAGGTGAATATTGGAAATCAAGAGGTATTGGATATGATCTATCAGGCTTTGTTAAATCTAAAGCTGCAGGTGAAAGACTTCTTGAAATGGTTAAGAAAGTTCTTGGTAACGAAAACCCTAAATCATGGTTAGATTACAGAGAATTCGAACCAACATGGATTCAGTTTAAATTTCAGAAAGAAGAGTTTGATCTTGAGAAACTTGATAAACTCTCTGAAGAAAATAATGGAGTTTTAACTGAATCTATACTTATTGAGTGTAAGCTGTAAAATAAAAGAACCTAACGACGAAATAAGCGTTAGGTTCTTTTTTAATTATTGTTGTCATCTGGCAACACATAAGACTCTATAGGTAGACTCATCAAATCTAAATATAATTCTTTTGCCCATCCATTTCCTCCACGTTTTTCATAACTTTCAAATTTGATCCTCAGACGTTGTCTTATTTCACGAGTCATCGGTTCACCTTTTGTGATATGTCGTTCATGGAGTTGTGTCAAATAAATGCGAAACTCGTTGTTCTCTCCTTCAAAGAGAACACCCATATCAGTTTCAATTTTTTTGGTTGATTGTCTCATATCACTAACTATTTCTTGTGTTTCCTTGAGTCTTTCAGCAAGTTCATCATCATCATGTTGTGATTTATTTGCTAAAGAAGATATATCTGCTTTCATTTCAACCACAGTATTATGTAGTGATCTAGTCGTATCAATCCATTCATCTTTTAAATCTCTAAACGAAGAAACTTCATTTGAAAGAGAAAGAACTTGCTGATCAAGCTCAGGAAGATGCTTTGCAATTTGTTTGATACTATCTTGCAATTCTTTAGCCTCTTTTAGTTCCTTTTCACGTTTTGCATCACGTTTATCTTTCCAGTCTTTATATACACTATATAACCATTTCCAAAATGGTAAAAGTGCAATTATAACGACAATGATACATACTATGATAAATCCAATTGGACTTTCCATCATTTTTTCCAGAACTTTATCTACTGTGTTTTCTGGTAGTGTTTCCATTTGATCATCGTCCTTTCCATTTAATAATATCATTAGATAAATGTTAGAAATAGAAAGGATAACTGGTGCTCTATCCGTAAATATAAATTTGAACAAAAGGATGTAAAAGTCACTTATTTCATTTATATATCATATTAGTGAATATAAATGAAAGTGAGGTTATTTGTATGAGTTACGCAGACAGATTGATAGCTGCTTTGTGGTATGCAGCTATCAATCTTGGATTTGTGTCTGACGAACAAGTATTAATTACTTGGTCGAAAGATCCAAATTCAGTTACATACCTAATGTCTCTTCGTTTAAAAGCTCTTGAAGCCAAACGAAACGAATTAGGTTTATAACATACACATCAAACCTGATTTACTATAATACTTAGTCCAGGTTGGTATTTATAGTTATTTACGATAAACTATAAGAGAGTGGAACACCTGGTACCACTCTCTTATTTTTTTTGTTAAACCCCGCATAAATATTTAAAAATTTCAATGATATATTATTATATTAGAATAATTACAAAAGAGTTCAATGCCTACTTGTAATTAAAAATAATAAATGGAGGAAACAAAAAATGATTGTAACAAAAAGAAAAATGAAAAAGATGAAAACTGAAATGATGGTAGTTGCAGGTACAGGTGTTGTAACCGGTGTAGCTGGAGTAACCATTGGAACTGTTGCTCTTGTGAAGGAGAACAAACATGAAAAAGAAGTAAGTGACCGACTTGATAATATTGAACGGGCTGTAGCTGCGACCGAACAATCATGCACGAAAGCATTAAGATGTGTTGTACCAATGCAGGATGCATTACTTAAAGCAGGTATTATGATGAAATAAATTTAAGGGTAATCCGTAATTGGATTACCCTTATTTTTTATAATTCTCCGAAACAAGCTTCATATTCCTCATCAGAAATAGAGATGTCTCTATAATCATAAATTGCATATTCGGAAGGGAACGCATCTTCCAAAGATGACTGATCTAAAAGTCTTGGTGCGCCTAAAACATTTTCCCATCTTGTAACAGGGTAAATTGTCTTTTTAACTGTACCAATACCAGCGATTTTATTTTTTACATGTAAAATTACATCTTTTGGATGTGGAAACATAATCTTATTCTCCTTCCTTTAATTCTTCATATTTCCAGTCAAATTGATAGACAGAGGATTATTATTACTTGGAACCTCAGTATCAACCCTCGTTTCATCAAGTACTTCAAATAAGAAGTGTTGAGGATATTCATCAAATCCTGCAGGGTGCTCTCCAATTACTTTATCGTTCATATGAAGACACTGACAGTTATCGATGTATAATGATTTAGATGGAGTTAATAATGTAGCCATTTATATTACCATCCTTTCTTACAAATTTCTGCCAATAACCAGAAGGTTTTCAGCATTAGCTAACTGATCCGTATATTCAACGTTGTCGGATGTATCCTGATACAATGCTCTTTCAAGATCAGAAAACTTATTTACAGACGCAGTTTCTTTCACAGCACCTCCATACTGAATGTCACGAATTTCTTCTGCCCATATAGTATCTACAGGCCACGCTGAAGGTTCTTCAACCTGCGACTGAATTGATCTTGCACCACTTGCTGTAGACAAGTATACAATAGCTTGGTCAAGGAATTCAACATCATAACAATGATTGATTAAAGTGTTTTCATTTGTAGGAAGTTGAGATGCTCCAGAAATAAAATAAAACAAATCAACTGACTGTAAAACTACTCTATCATCAGCTTCCATCATCCTATCTACGATTGGATTGATTCCAGATGTTGCATTACTGTCATTTGCAAGATATCTTTCATACTGCAACTTAGGTGCATAAATTTTTGTAACAACTACATTTATAGTTGTAATGTGTTCCATTTCCTCATCATAATCATCAGGAAAATGGACAAAGTTAAATTCATCAAGCTGAATAACAGTTGTAATGTCTTTAACATTCGTTACTGAATTTCCATTAGCATCAGAACCTGTGACTGTAATAGTACAATCAACAATAGCATTTGATGCTGCCCATTTTTCTTCATCTCTCCATTCAGTATAAAGATATGGTGACGAATAAAGAGTGGAAATATCAAGCCATTCAGTAAAGGTTCTTACTGTAGTACCAAAATTAACATATTCATGTTCAGCAAACTGACCAGTAAGATATCCATTAACAGTTCTGTCACCGAGACGTGTAATAGGTTTGATATAAAAACCATTAGTCTTACCTGAAACTTCAAACCGGAAATCTTTTTTATCACCGTAGTTTTTACTGAATTCATGATTCTTCAATAAAATGTCAGTTTTCTCTTCAATAGAGACGAACTCATCAACATCTACTTTTGTTCCAAGAAGATATGAACCAGGATCTTCAGGATATGTGAATCCGATAGATGACTGGAACTGAATATTGAATTCTTGGATAGCTTCATATACACTATGTGATTTCTGGCGGAAACTGATTATCTTTCCATCGTGAGGTCTTTTAATATAAACCTCACCCGTAAGTTTATCAGTCATTATTTCTCCAGACACACTTTGTTTATTTTTGTCGATGCTTAGAAAACTAGAACCATATCTAACATCTGCATCGTATGTTTGATTTGCCATGTTTCTTCTCTTCCTTTCTTAAGTTATACACCAGCTTCTCCCGTTAACATTACAAAAGATTTTTCAGGATCAGCGTCTGCAGTGTCAATTATCTCATATATATTTTTGTATCTATCATAGATTCTAGCAGTAACATCTGGATCTAAATAAATAACTTGAGATTCACCATCATCCGATTCAATCATGAATTCTTTAGTAAAATCAGGGAAAACTTCAGAGAAGTAAGCCTTATTAAATTGTAATGTATCAGGGTTTCCAAGACCAAGAGGTAACAACTCTTCAAAGAAAAAGATTTTCATTTCTTCAATTAAACCATATTCAACATCAAATATGATTGTTTCCTCAGTAGGTTCATTTGGAAGTATGATAGCATTTTCATTTTTAATTGATTCTATATATTTATCGATAATAACATCAACTTCCTTAGGACTTAAAAAGATCTCATTTGTAAGATCTGTTGCCAAATAGAAGTATTTGTCATCGCCAACGGATTTTGAATAACCGAAATATTCAAAGTCTCTTTCTTTTTCGTAAATAGTAAGTAAATACTTACTTTTAAGACCTCTAAACACAGATTTCGTAGGTCCAAATGCAAATAAGTTAGGAAGACCAAGTCTTCTACCATTTACATATACTTCGTAATATTCAGGTCTCAAAGGTTTATCAATATATTCAGAGAAGTCTATGATTGCATCTGGATCGAACTCTTCCATAGTGCAAATAAGTTCTTTTGTATATGGAGAAAATTCAAACATGTATTGATCTCCTTTTTTACAAAATACCCTTGATTGTACATAGGATCTTCCTTGTGAATCTACTACCCTAAATGTATTACTTGGTGTTATTCTTCCATTGTAATACATTCTTGCATATGAAACCTCAGGATTTAATTTAAGTTCAGATAAATCAAATCGTGGATACCCATTTCTATGTGCAACACCTGCAGAAACGAATGACGTTTTGTTTACTTGCACATCTACATTTATAGGGAAAGTTCTTGTTGTATTTGTAAACTGTATTGAAACATCAGTTACGATACCATATTTATTCACAATATTATGGTTTTCATCTTCCATTGAATAATCGACATCATTTCTTCTAAGTAACATCGTGTATTCAGTTTCAGGAACTGTAATTCCATTCACTTTAAGTACAATATCACTCATAGTATATTCAACATGATCGACATCAACTAAATGAATAACATGAATATCGTCAGAAGACTCAAATTTAAGTGTTTCTACCTGAGGATCTTCCGTTGTCCATTCAAGTTCCATCATGATATAACTATTTTCATTTACCATATTTGTAGGTAAATATAAATAATCCGTTCCAAGACTATTTATAGTTATGACATCAGTACATAAGATTCCATCGATAAAGATTTTTAATGCTAAATAATCTTTACCAGGATTTTTGAATGCAAATACATATCTATCAGTAAGATCAGTGAATTCTACAAAATCCCCAACCTTAACTGAAGGAATTAATAATTTAATATCATCAATATATACTTCGTTGTTGATGTCATATGATTTCGAATCCGTTACAATATATGCATTTGGATTTGAATCATCAGTTATATTAGCAGAAGATGCAAATGATATAATATCATTTTCTCTGTCTTCAAGACGTGTAGATCTTCTTATACGTCCAGACAAATTGATAGTATTGGTGAAGAAATGAAAAAGAGTTTCTTTTCTTCTTTGTTTAATGACATATTCCGGAAGAACGTTCCAATCAGCTCGTATAAATTCCATCATTCTAGCAATTTTATACTGAAGAGGAATTTCATCTCCCTGGTAATCGCAAATAAAATCAGGAGTACCATACTTATATTTGTAATCTTGATAATTAAGCATTTTTTCAAATACGGTATAAAATGCTTCCAAATATTCGTTTTCAAGAACACGAAGTCTAAATACATCCGGATCAGATTCGTTTTCATCTATAGTCTCGTTTACATTATAACCAATTTCCTTAAAATATATCTTATTAAGGACTTCTTCTAAGGAAAGTTTATTATTAAAACGAGATCTAAGATAATCATAATAAAAATCAAATAGAGGTGTATACCTCATATTTTCATTATGTTTGTAAAAGTAATATACCTCATATCTATCTTCGATCTTATGATTCTTATCATCTATCTGATAAATATTAGGATAATATAATTTAGTTGTACATTCATATGCTTGTTCATACCTATCGATTGACGTACCTTCATATATTGATTTGAGAATCAATACATTTTCTTCCGGTACAGGCATAGGAAGAACTGAGCCATCTAAAATAGGAATAAACAACTTAGATTCAGGTCTTTCTTCATAAGTTTCTTCTGTGACATAAACTCTTTTAACTGTAGGTACAGTTCCATCAGCAGAAAGAGTAAAGTCATACTTTCTTAAATCTTGGAAAAATATGATCGCAACCTCAATATTTCCCTGTGAATCATTGATAATTTTTGTTGCATTTTTGTTAATTTTTGCAACGATGGTATTTTCTTCTACCTTAGTTGGAATAAGGTTAGTTGAATTCTTTTCATTTTTAAATGATACGAAATAAGTTCCAACTTTGAGATTATTGGGATCCTCCAAAGGAATGATCCCTTTTAATGCATCATCCTTAGTCATAGATATAAATTTGATAACTACGTTAGGGATACACATAATACAAACATCATGAAATTTCTGAGATTCATATACGTTGTATAAATCCTTTGCAGTCATATGATGAAAAATTATTTTCGTTCCCTGTTCCAGAGGATAAATGCTAATATCCGTTCGAACTTCATTATCCATAATACCGATAGGAAGTTCTCTAAACAACTTTTTATTGATCATGATCTCAGTAAGAGGAATATCAGTTCTGTAATATTTAGAATTCCTGAATGTTTCCTTTACTTCAGGAGCTATTATGTCATGATCAATATTTACACAGACTCTCCTCTTATTATCAAGATATAAGTCGCCGAATCGAACCTCACCATATTCAGCGAGTATTCTTTTAAGTCTTGCAATTTCGTTAGGGTCAGGATTTTCAGATTTTTCAAGTTCCATCAATTTATCGCCATTTTCCTTAAGACCCATTTTAATATCGTTATAGGTTGTATTTAACAAATACTCTCTTGTTTGAAAGTGAAAACGTGAATAATTAACGGAATCTCTTTGCAATCTATAAAGATATGCATAAGACGATTCCATTGTTTCTTTCAATGTATCTGTTACTGCACTTTCTCTAAAAGAGTTGTTAATTTCAGTTTCTTTAAGAAGCTTCTCTAACGTATCAGGAAGCCCTAACACTGGTTTCCAGTCTTTAATTGGAGCCATTATTAACACCTACTTTCTTTTAGTTTCAGTATTAGAATAATGTTTTTTCGTTGATTTTACCCTGGGTTTGTAAACATATATTATTTATGTATATAAATATAAAGGAGTGAAAATCATGGTTCATTTTTATAACGATCATAACACGTATATATCAAATGAATTAATTAAACGTGAAATATACGATAGATTTGTGAGACAAACTAGTGTTGATGGATTAAGTTTTCCTCCATGGAGAACAGATCATATATCTAGAGCGAGTCAATATGTAGATTTTCTATTAGAATTATCCAATATTGTATACCCTGAAATAGCAAAAAGTTTCTTATCAGATGTTTATGAAGATATGACTTGTGGAGACGATGATTTTTCTATAGATAATAATATCAATGATTTAATATATGCTATAATATCTAAACCGTGGACTATTTTATATCCTGATTATTATGCAATAGGAGGATGGACTGAAAATCGTATGGGTCATTATACATGCGCAGATCATATTCGTGATATGGAAATAAAACGAAGAGATAGTTCTGATATAGAGCATATTGATATGTATCAATTTATACCATATTATGCTCGAGGTAGAAGACCTGCTACTGTTAAAGCATATGACACTCTATCAAGTGATTTCTCGTCTGAAGAATTTGAATTGAAGCAATTTAAAACTGAAAGTGTTTCTAATTATAGAGGGAGGAGGTTATATAATAGATGGAGTTAATAAGAGGATATGAAGATATTAGAAATAATACTATAACAGGAGAATGGACGATATCTGTTTCAGAACGTAATATGATGTTAATGCAGGATGTAAATGACTACCATGCTAAAAAAGAGAAACATGATTCCATTAATCAATTTGATGAGAATATTGATAAATATATAGAAGTTTCAAAAATTCTTTCCGGAAGTTATTTCCAATGTTTATATAACAGGTGGGTACGAGAAATTCTTCATTGTCCTGTTCTTGATGTTAATAGTTCTTTTGATAATTATAGATTTGATTCGCTTCATAATCTTATATATAATCCAGATTATATAAGTATGACGACTATTAGAACTCCTAAACATCCATGGTATAAATACGGTGAACATAGAGAAGAAAGCCTTACGAAACGATTACAACGATTATATTCAACGATGGGATTTGAAAAGAATAATATTTCATCTAGTTTAATTATGATGGAAGTTGGTCTTAGATTAAAATTAGAAACTAGTGATCATGGTGATATAGATGACATATATGATTCAGAGAATGAAGATCCCGAAACTCCAGTTTGTCCTATTGATATATACAAAAAACTTTGTGAATTGAATGGATATGATGAAATGGTATCTTCTCATTATTCAATATAATATATGGATTACAGAAATAAGAAATCCATACACTCAAAAGAGTGTATGGATTTTTTTTTAAATTACGTATATTGAATCGATTGAGAATCATCAAAAGGATCGAATTCTACCATTTGATAAATACTCTTATTTATGGCAGTTTTTTCTTCCCTTTCAACTGCATTCTTTTTACCGCGTTTCATATCTTCTAACGCAGACATTTGATTACTCATACCAAGCATCATCAGAGGTCTATCGAGTTCAACATCATCAATTAACCTGATTTCATTTCCAGGTTCATAAGGATGATTGAAATATTCGAGTTTTCTCATCTTGTCATTTTCATCGCTTGACCTATATCTTCGTTTAAGAAGTTTGAATGTCATAAATAATTCAAGAGTTTCTGTTTTAACCTCCTGGTTCAAAACACAAACCCAGTCTGAATTTTCTATGATCTCCCATGCTCCAGCAACACCATCACGTCCAATTAACTTTGTAACATCTTCTTTTTTAGCTTGTAACGCAGCATCAACTACAGAAGATGCAACTCTGTTAAGCTGTTGCGCTGTTATAACAGGTACGTCAAAATGTGTTGCTAAATTCTTAAGTTCATTTGTGATATTCTTAAGTTCTTCTTTTTCACTTGCAGCTTTTTCTGCAGGTGCTATTCTTTTTACGTAGTCGAGAATTAATGCAATAACTTCGTCGCCCTCATCATTTAAATCTTGAAATATACCATAGAGATCATCCGTGGTAATAGATCTATTTGGATAATATGTAATAATGATATTAACGTTGTTATTATCTGTAAGGGTTAAGTTACCACCATCTTTTAATTTCTTTATAATCTGCTTAGGTGTATAATTACGAATATCATCTGCTGAAACCATCATATTGAATATACGTTCAATAGTTTCTTCGATTGAATTTTCCATTGTAATATATAACACTGCAGGTCTTTTCTCTGGGTCTTTTGCTTTTACATGACCGTTATATTTCTTAATATCAAGAGCTGATTTAAGAAGTATTTGAGATTTACCACCACCAGGGAATGCAAGATACATATAAAGTCTCTTAGACATATATCCTGGTGCTAATAAAGCATTTAATCCCTGAATACCAGTTTTGAAAATCTTCATTCTATCTTGTAACTTCGTTACAGCAGATACAATCATTTCATCAAACTTATCAGGATCCAAAGTGAATTTTTCATCACTTTCTAAACTATTAGTATTTCGTCTTATATTAACGATTGATATTGCAAGTTGTTCAAGATCATCTGCAATATCTTTATATGATGAATATTCTTCATCATCAATTGCATTTAAAAATTCTTGTAAAACTTCTTTTATAGTTATTACATAACCAAAACGAAGTCTATCATCAAGTTTACGAATAAGTTTCTTGCTATCTTCGTAACCTATATTAAGTGAATCTATATTCTTAACATAATCATGTATAAGTTCATCAGACTCACTATCATCCATAAGCTCAGATTTGATAGCATTATATGATTCAAGTCTAGTCTCTACCATTAGATGTAAAGACTTTAAAATTACCCAGAACCTAACTCGTAAATCTGGATTCGCATAATAAGGTTCTGGATTTATATTTGAAAATAATTTAAAAATATTCTTCAACAACTTTTGTGTTTTTAATACACTATCTTTATATAGAAAAGCAACTATAGAATCGAGTGTGAATATTTCTAGCTTTAAGTTGATTTTCTTTAATTTGAGTTGTTGAAAGTTAGTTATCTCTTTCAACTTAAGGGAAACGTCGTTCTCTTTTTTATGTTGAATTAATTCCATATTCTTTGCCATAAAACAAGTTTCCTTTTCTCTTTACTAAGTTAATATTTCTGTTGGAAGAAAAATAAGACATTATTCTAATAGAAAATTAGAGGTGACTTTTATGAATGATATCGCATTACCAATTGGTAAAATTATAAAGGCTAAAGTAATTAGTCCTATAAAAGCTAGCAAAGATTATGCTAAGGCTAAAATTACTTTAAGAAAATATGAAAAACAGACAAATGTAATACCACTTTCTAAATTAAAAAAGAAAATGTTTTCATCTAATGAAAATTTTGTTGATATGGATAAAGAAATATCTAATCCATTAATCAAACTTTTAAAATCTTCATCTGCTAACACAACAGATGTGTATTATGATTCAAATAATAAAGCGATACTTTCATGTTCATATAAAATGACGCAACGATTAATGAATAAAGACTCTCAGATAATTTGCAATTGTATTACAGCTGAGGCAACGCTTCATTCAGATTATTACTATGTGGCTTTGTGCATGAGACATAATATCGTTACAGATCAAACTGAATCATTATTAACAGGACTTCAGACTAAGATTCGGTGAAAATACCGCTTTCTTTCATTGTATAAAGTTTCCTTCTTAAATCGGCAATGTAATGGAGTAGCATGTGCTACTCCATTACGCTGTCTTATAACCCATGGTATTTATCAACAAGTTTCTTTACATTTTCAATAATCCAAACTCTGTAGTTTGGTTTCTCTTCTCCAAATACAATTGCTCTTAAAACATCATCAAATATAATAGCAACAAATGATAAGAAGAACCATAAAATCATAAATAATAAACAAACTTGTCCCATGATATTGAATGGCAAGTTAGAATAATCCCATACATCCCATCCAAGTTTTACATTTATTAATAAACCTGCAAAAAATTCAACGACAGTAATAATTACAGATGCTATAACAGCCTGAATTTCAAGATACATTTTGTATGTGAATACTTCATTAATAAGACCTACGAGAATGAAGCACAAACCTCCTACAATTCCCATAGACCAATGTGTATGACCTCTCCATAGTATTTCTACACCGAGGTATACAATACCTCCTGCAATAAAAAGAGCTAAAAGTTTAATTACATGATTTAAAACTTTTTCTAAATATTTGTCCATTTATTTGTTCCTCCTAATAAACATAATATGACAGGTACTAGTTTCCTAGTACCTGTCATTACGTTTAACTGAATTATCAGATTAAACAATCTGCAACATGAGATCGGTCTCAGACAGATCTGCAGGAATCTCTTCAGCAACGATAACACGTGCCTGAGCTGCAGCAACACCCTGCAATACAGCGATGTCTTCAGCGTTCTTAACAGCCTTAGCATCAACAGCGGCAACAGCCTCTTCAGCGGCAGTCTTGTTAGCAGCGATGTCTTCAGCGTTCTTAACAGCCTTAGCATCAACAGCGGCAATAGCCTCTTCAGCAGCAGTCTTGTTAGCAGCAACAGTCTGAGTCAATGCAGCGATATCAGTCTTATTCTGCTCAGCCTTAGCTTCAGTAGCATCAGCAGCAGTCTTGTTATCAGTTACAGTCTGAGTCAATGCAGTAACTGCATCTTCAGCAGCCTTCTTGTTAGCAGCAACGGTCTGAGTCAACTCACCAATAGCGGTTTCGTTAGCAGCAGCCTTAGCTTCAACAGCGTCAAGGCGATCCTTAATAGCGGATAACTGACCTGCGATAGATGTAGCAACATCTTCCTGACTCAAGTAGTCGATCAACTCACGCAGAGTATCAAGTGCAGAGTCAGTACCAGCAAAATCAACATCCTTCTTGAAAGTATTCCATGCTTCCAAATCAGTGTAAACAGTAGACAATACATCAGCCAAAGCCTTAACTTCGGTACCGTAAGTAACCTCTACCTGTGCACCAGATGTCTTAGGAAGTAATTCGAAAATTTCGTCAGCGATTTTACGCTTAATAATAACATTCTTAGATGCCATTACAATTTACCTCTCTTTCGATTTTTTTGTAGGTTAGTTATATTGATAGGGGTGGTCCCATTTCAATTATTTTAATGTTCAATTTATTTATCCCCGATAATTACGGTATTATTCTACATCGGTAGATGTCATTGTAGGATCATATACATTAAACCAGTAACCTCCATTTGCGAAAGTAGGCTTAACTGAATCTACTACAATTGAGTTTTCTGCCATATGATTATATTTTTCAACCATTTCGGGGGTGATAAATCCAGGTTCTCCAGTCTCAGGATTTACTGGTACTAATTTATCACTAATGCTTTCTAATTGAGCACGTAATGGTTTCCCAGTAATCGGATCAAGAACTGCATCTATTTGAGTTTCAGGATGGATAACGTCGCGGTTACCTTGTTCATCCTGAGGTGTATATTGTCTGCCAATAATGGTTCCCATATTTGACACCCTTCCTTTCTTATTGATCATTAGTTAAATGTTTCTTTTCAATAAAGAAAGCGTAAATATTTTTAATAGTTATTCTAACAAAAAGTTAAACGAATTTGAAAGGTGGTAAAATATGAGATTTCATAATATTGAACCTAATAATATTGAAAATGGTGCAGGAATAAGAACTGTTCTTTGGGTTTCCGGTTGTTTTCATAATTGTAAAGATTGCCATAATCCAGTTACGCATGATCCTGAAGATGGGGTATTATTTGATGAAGAATCTATGAAAGAGATTCTTGATGATTTAAATCATGATTATATTCACGGTTTAACTTTAAGCGGCGGTGATCCTCTTACATATTATCCTGAAGATGTCGTTGAAGTAATCAAAAAAGTAAATGAAACTTATGGCGATGAAAAAACCATTTGGTTATATACAGGATTCACATTAGATTGGATTATCAAAACTATATTATCTAATACAGATAGAGAAGTGATTGATACATATTGTGGAATCCTTCTTGGGATTGATGTGCTTTGTGATGGTAAATATGAAAATGATAAAAATGATAAAGACTATCATTGGGTAGGATCTACAAATCAGAGAGTAATTGATATTAAGAAAACTCTTGCTCATAATAAAGTTGTATTTTTGGAACCCGAACAAGAAAAATTATGTACCACAGATAATACAGAAACAAATGAATTGATTCGTCAATTCAATAAATTTTTAGAAACACGATAAAAAATGAAGAGATAAGCATTTGCTTATCTCTTCATAATTATTCGAAAATAAGATCTTTAATAACATTTTCAGCTTCTCTCATAAAATAAATATATACAGCAGCTGTATATAATACATTCGGAGAAGCGTGTTCGACAAACGGATTTTCGGTTAAAGATGTCAATACATACAAAATTTCATTAAAACTTATATATTTAGACTCATCATTTATTCGTATACGTATAGATCCATTTTCAGATGATGCAAAATACATTTCATCAAATGATATTTTACGATTACGATTATATTCAAGTTTGTTATTTTTTAACACAAATTTAGGAATTGATTTGCACCAAAACTCGTCTTGAATACTTCTTATTACGTTTTTGTAATCTGTAGCATAATCTACACATTTACCACTTTGATTAGTTATTATCTTCGATAATAACTCAAGATATTTTATTCCGTTTGTATTAATTATAGTTAAAATATCATCATTCAATTTAGTAAACGCCATCGTATAACCTTTAAATACATGAGGTTCTGTAATGGATGATACTGCGAATTTAACTCTGTCATATTCAAACTTAAATTTATTTTCACGATCTCTAAGTTTATCTTGCCACCGTGTATATGATATCCCAGACGGAAGGTCACCATTAACTCCAACTATAGTATCATAAAATACAAATAAAAATTCTTTAAAATATTCATCGTTATTTTCCACTAAATCATTTAAAAACAAAGATCCAAAATCAAATAATGGATGATAATTTGCTAATTTAGTAAAATTTGCAATTTTACTCATCCACTGACCTTCATCACCCATTGAATGTATGACGTTTTCAATTTCAGATATTTTCATTGTAGTTTTATCTTCGAAAATAAGATTTAACATATTAACAATGTCATCTAATGATGATATTGGTTGATAGTGTAAGGTATCAATAAATTCGATAACTGCACTGGTGAATGAAAAATTGTTATTTATATATTTACGAATAGACATATTTACATTCTTACATGATTCAGTATTTGTTTTCCTAAAAAATTTCATTTCTTCTCCTTTTAAAAAATATAGGGTAGAAACTAATCTACCCTATACATTTATTACATAAGTCCTTTAGGTTCACGTGTTCTCTTACGTTTTGTTGTTCCGTAAATTTCACTCAAGTTAGGAACCTTTGTCTGTAAAAACGGATCAATATAAGATGTTCCAGTTCTTTCCGTGACAATTTCATCACTAAGAAGCTGTCTCTTAATATATTGAACAGACAGACCGAGTCCAGGAGATTTATTATCTTCAAGAGCCTTACGAATTGTAATAATTGTATAAGGTTCTAATCTCGTACGTGTAAAATCAGGTCTGTCGTAAATGTTTATATCACTTCGTACTAAACGATTGATAATACATTCACCTGCAAGAGATGACGCTTTAATACCAGAAACAACAAGAAGTTCTACAAAGCGTTGTGTAACTTCATCAATTGTTTGAGGTTCACCCTCTTTTCTATTACGGTTCAAAAGACCCATCATTTCATAGAGAGGTTTTGTAAGCTCGTTATTTAAGATATTCATTTCAAATACCTTTACATCATCGGACAACTCTTTGAACTTAATATATCCACGACCATGTCTCATAAGTTCAAGTGCTTCATCAGAAATAAATATTTCTTTTCCTTCATTCTTAAGTTTAATTTCTTCCATCTCACCTGTAGTCATATCAACTACATAGAATACTCCACCCGCAATGAATGTATTATAACCATTTTCATCGTCCATTTCATCAACCTTTTCGATTGTGTTTGGAGCAATATAAATAGCGTAATTATTAATATCTTCTACACTATCATTTTCATCAACCAACGGATAAACTTCTCCAGATGTTAAAGTGAAGTATTTATCAAAAGCGTCATTAAACTCCAACACTTCTGATTTTGTTGTAAGTAAATGCTTAGATGAAAGAACGTTCTGCTCAAGCTCTTTTGTAATTTCTTCGGATTCGAATCCGGCAACACCATCAGCGATATCATAGTTAAGACCAGCTGTTCTACCAAAACACTTAGCACATACATGGTCACCAAGTGCACAGGTTACAGGAGATCTGAGCTGAATTGTTTCACCTATAAGATGCGTATCATTATCGGAATCCAATAATTTTAAACTATCATTTTCATGAAGTCTATAATATCTATTATTGAATTTCTTAAGCATCTTCTTACTATTAATAGTAATATTAAGTAAATGCTTTGTCTCGCAATCCGAAATAGTACGGGATAATCCAAGTGTTTTAGCAAGCTGTAATGTAAGCTTACCAAAGTTACCAGCAGTACCCATAACAGTTTTATTCAAAATTAAGGATTTTCTTGCTGCTGAAGCATCTATATATACATAAGAAGGACGATCCAAACCACGAATTAATGTAGAATTTTCAATAGGTACTGGCATAATAACACCATCCAAACTAGGCTTTAATCCTTGAGCTATTGTAAATTCAGCAAACTGTTTGTGCTTAATTCCAGTTCCTGATCGTAATATTGTACCGATAGGGTTTCCTGGATCATTCATGTAGATTTCCAGCTCTTCTTGTAAATATTTATCAATAGTGATCTCAATATCTCTAGGTTGCATTGTTTCATCAAAAGTACATTCCATAATCTCTTTAATTCGAGGGTTCTTCTGATACATCTCAATGAACGTGAAATATGAGAAATTGAGATTCATAATTAACGAGAAATCCAACGAAATATTTCGAAGTCTGTTACAAACTTTCGAAATACTTTTGTTAATAGTTATTTCTTTTACATTGTAATTTCTGAGAACAGTTATGATTTTTGTATTGATCCAGTAATCAAGATCATACTGTTCTTCAACAATAATTTTCGTTCCATCCATGATATATCTATCATTTAAAAACTTGATGGAATTAACATGGACAAAGGGTTCCCACAAAATGAGATTAATTATGAAATGACGTAACTGCATTTCATATGTATTCTTGTCATCGTTATAAAATTTAAACTTAACAGGATACTCTCTACATTCTTTCTTTTCAATACACCCTTTGATAATCGCATAAAGTTTTTCAAAGAAATCTTCATAGATTTCCTCTGTAGCCATGAAATACTCCAAAGTATAACAACTCATAAGAAGTTCTTTAAGATCATCTGTAGAGTTGATAACCGGAATTTCATATACTTGTTGTTTACTCATTACGGATTCCTTCTTTCTAAATCTTAAAATGTGTCAAGACACATATTATCGGATTGTGACTCCCAAACTGATTTCTCATAAGGTTTTATTGGTTCTCTTTCGATAAATGTATCTTTGTGAATGTCTACAAATAATGATAATGTATCGATAGTTATATGACCTGAATTGTCATGTATTTGAGTCATTCTATCAATAACCTCTTCATATTTCTTTTTAAGAGGCCATTGTCTTAGTATCTGGTCTATTTCACCAACCATGTTTTCCATTGCTTCAACTTCATATGTTATTTTATCATCTTCTTTTCCTGTAGCAATAAGTTCTACATATTCATTAGAACCAACTCCAGTTTGATAAGGGTACTTATTAAGTTGAAGTAATTTATTTGTATACATAAAAATCTTTTCTGCTTCACCTTTAAGCTTCTTTTCTTTAACTTTGAAACAATTAGGGTTTCTTTCATTTAGAAACTTTTCAGCATATTCTTTTACTGTAGTGAATGCGTAGAGACTTCTATCGTATTTTAAAAAGAATAAATAAAACTTCATTTAATATCACCAATCTTCATCAAGGTATTCAGATGCAAAATTTGGATCATTTTGGCAACACTCTTCAATCTTATCTGCATCAAATACCAAATCAAGATCTTTTCCTTTTCTTAATCTTTTAGCAGCTTTCCTTGCTTTCTTCATGTACTTTTCATACTCTTCACTTGTACATCCTTCAATAAATAAAAACTTGTCGACAAAGTCTAAAAAGTTGTCGATTTGATCTGCCATCTCTTTTAGTTTTTCAGGTTTGATAGCTGCAATGATTTCGTTTTCACTTTTAATCTTACCCATTTTAACTTATTCCTTTCATAATAAATTACTTTTTCCAAGAAGATAATCTTCAAATTCTTTATCAGACATATTGTTGATTTTATTATATGCCAGTTGAAGATGGGGTTTACATTTGGTATGAATTTTGTCACCATCACAACCATGCCACTCAAAATCTTCATCGTCTTTTACTTCATTTCCACAAACAAAACAATTACCCATTTTGAATCCTTCCTTTCTGTTTTATCTTATAAAATAATATACTTCTAAAACCGTATTTTGAGTTAAAATAAAGATATATTATTTTAGTGAATAAAAACTTCATAACGCTATAGCACATAACTACAGTGATCTATAGGTGCAAAAAATAAACTTCATAAGGAGGGTCATTATGAATAACAAAATTTCTATGACTATCGAAAAGTATCCTGCAACTATTCTTGAAACTCTTGGTGTATCTGAAGAAGTTATTAGCTCTCTTCTTCCTTTAACAGGTCTTATTCCTATGGAAGAAGATAGTGCATATGCAAAAGTGTATAATGCATACATTAATGAATTAAAGAGACTTGATGAAATTCCGGGATTACTTGATCTTGATGTTCGTCAGGTATCAGCATTTGCTGGTGACATTATTGGTACTTTAAGCGGAATGCTTACTGAATCAATGAAAGCTTCTAGAAAAACTGGAAGTGAATTTGATATCTATGAGTATGCGGATGAATGTAACGCAGATTATTTCCACATCCAGACTGGATACATTTACCATATCCAGGAATATAACCGAGCTAGAAAGTTCGGTTTACCTACTCCTGGTATTAGGGTAAGTCAGGATGGTGTAACTATTGGTTACGCTGAAAGATTGGAATAAAGAATAGAGGAAGGTGATTTATACACCTTCCTCTTATTTTTTGTATAAAAGTTACCCTAGGAGCTAAATGACTCCTAGGGTAAACCTTTGGTTTATAAGTTTAAAGAAATGGAGGATTAATAACGCATAACACGGATCCAACATGAAAGCAGGAAATAGGTATAATCGTTATGGAATATTCACCAAATCTAAGATAAAACTCTTAACCAATCTTTTTTGCTGCGTTAGCAATCGTAGGAGCCTTAGAACGTCTCAAACGTACAATGTACTCCTTAGCTTTCTTCATAGCCGGAGCCTTATATCTCTGGCGAAGAGTTGCTTTCAGCTTTCTTCTAAGAACCTGTACCTTAGCAAGCTTGAAGTATACAGGGTCATTCTTAGCACGGGCAATAGCCTGTACACAGATTTCGAACAACTGGTTTGTTCTTGCTTCCTTAGTGAAGCGAACCTGGTTCTTGTTATAGAACTTAGCTTCAGTAAAGAGCTCACCAGTGAATGAACCGAAGTTATCTTTAGTTCCTTCAAGTGCAAATCCTTCTTCGATAGCCAGATCGAACTCAGCGGATTCAACAAAAGCATCTACAGCTTCCTGAGTGAGAACCTCTTTCAAAATTACGGGAGTTGCTGCAATATTGATAATGGAATCAGCTTCAGCTTCCTCTTCAGGAGTAAGATCCAAACTGTCCGGCTTTTCAAGATCATCAACGAACTCACCTTCGATGGTATCATCGTCGCCATCATCGATTACGATATTATTTATATCTTCTGCACCTTCCACAACAGGTTCAGCAACGGGCTCAGCAGGGGTATTTACAGGTTCCTCTGCAACGGGAGCCTCAGTAACAACAGTTGAAGGAAGGGGATTTCTTAATGCGTCTAAAAAACTCATAGTCGTCATTTCCTTTCCATATATTAAAAGATTTTTAGATTTCTCTAATTTAAATTATTGTTTTCAAATTAGAACTTACTCAGCATCTTTCTTCTTAAGGTTATCAATCTTTTCCTTAAGTTCATCTGCTTTAGATTTAGTAGCCTTAGCTACTTTCTCAGCAGCCTCTGTAAGATTACTCTTCATATCTTTGAATGCTTCTTTAACTCTCTTCTTAAAATCAAGAGCCATGTCAAGTTGCTTCTTAACTTCATCAACTTCATCAGAACTAACGTTAAAGTTTTTAGCTTCAATTTCAGCTAATTTCATTTTAATTTTCAGTTCGATCTTATCCATAGCTTCATCGGCTTTATGTTGAAAACGATAATAGATATCATCATACTTCTGCATATCTTCTACACCTTTCTTCCAAAGATTAAGAAGTTCTTTATTGTACTCTTCCATAGCTGCAATAACATCCTTACATTCGGATGCAATTTCAGACTCTTTAAGAGCTGCAAGAATCTTCTTATTAGAAGCGATAATTGCTGCTTCAGAATAAGGTACTTCTTTAACCTTTTCGTTAAATACTTCCTGAATATGATCAATATCATCGATAGTTGAAGCAGATTCAATCATAGCGATAAGATCTGTAACATCTTCCTTGGGAAGAGAACTCTCGAAAACTTTAAGTTTCAAACTGTCTTTTGTCTTCATATTTTATATGTTCCTTTCGTTGGATTTTTGGTAATATAAACCAAACTGGTTACAAAATTGTTTTCTTAATTAAAAGACTGAAAATAAAATAAGAAATAACAATTAGATGGAAAAGAAAATATGTGTCTAATTTGAAATGGGGTGAGTATTTATGAAAACCTATGCCTATGTATCAAAATCATTAATATCAGATTTATCTGATAATCCAAAATATAATTTAATAAACGCAAAAACTAGAGAAATATTTCTTCAAAATAGTTCTATAGAAGAAATTAAAAAATATATAAACGATAACGATTTGGTAATAATTGCAGGTAGAGAATATCTGTAAAAGTACGTATTTTCGTTAAGAAAAATAAACGTATATTATTATAGTGAATAATTGTAAATGACTTTGGTATTGATATAATAAAATATTAAAGCATATACAAAAATTTAAAATATCTTAGAACGATGTGTCAAACAAAACTAAGAGGAAAGGAGTTTTAGGATATGAAAGTTGTTAAGAAAGCAAGAAAGACTTTTAAGAAAGCAACTAAAGCAGTTGGTATGTCCAGCATGCAGTCCCGTCGTCTGAAGAAGACAGTTAAGGCTATGTCATACGATGTAGCAGTTAACGTAGCGACTACTATTACATTGGATATTATTTATACAGCTGCAGATGCTGCTGCTACAGGCGCTTGCCTGGTTGCTTCTAAGGTTGCATCTTTGATCCCTTCCAAGAAGGGCGAAGTTACTGCTATCGAAGAAGACATTGCAGAAGCTACAGAAGACAGTGAGGCGTAAAAACCTCACTGTCTTTACAAAACGAAAAGGAGATCTACAAAATGAGAAAATATTTTGAAAATATTAAACGTGTTGCTGATCACGTAAAAAGAAACAGCGGTACCTATATTATTATTGGCATTTTTATGTATCTTTTCTATCAGGTAATGAAGATGGTATGCGATACCGGTAAAACAAAAACCGGTGAATGCTACTATGAATCATTTGATGAAAATGCGACGCCCAGTGAAGAATAAGGAGGATAAAACAATGAGACCTAGCCAGAGAAAAGCTAAAAGAGAGAAAAAAGAATTAATGAAGAATGTTGGTATCGGTGCAGGTGTACTTACCGGTATTGGTGCTGCTGTTGCAACAGCATACGGTGTTACCAAGAAAAAGAATTCCGGCAAGACAGAAGATCAGCTCACTGATGTTAAAGAAGGTGAATAATTCACCAATTATAAATAAAGATAAGAGTAGTTGGATTACCCAACTACTCTTATTTTTTTTTAAATTAAACTCCTATCATTTTACGAACTCTTGCAAGATCGTCTTCAGAGTATACGTTATCATTAACTGCTTCAGTCATGAAACTGATAACATCATTTGCTTCGTCTTCAGTTAAAGAAGATTCACAAACAACTGCGTCAAAACCTGACACAATAGTATTTTCTACGCCTTCTTCAATAGGCTCTTCACCTGAAGGCTCTTCTCCGGCGGGTTCTTCTGTTACAGGTTCTTCTTCACCTTTACCACCCTTATCTTCTTTAGCCGGTTCATCTGCCTTAGGTTCTTCAACCTTCTCTTCAGCACCTTCTTTTACAGGTTCTTCTTTAGCAGGTTCACCTTCTGCAGGTTCTTCAGATGCGGGCTCTTCTTTTTTATCATCTTTATTCATTGCATCCGCAATAAGCTGGTCGAACTTCTCCGCCATCTCTTTCTCTTCATCAGATAACTTGATCTTCAAAGATTCAAGCTTTTCAACGATAGAACAATCAGCTCCTTCAGTTACAACATCGTTACCAGATTCAAGAGCTTTCATCTCATTTGCTTCATCGATCTTAGCCTTAATTTCTGCCTTCTTAACTTCATCATTTTCCTTAGCGGCCTCAAGATAAGAGGAAACTAAACCAGGAAGCTGATCCGGCATAGCAACATCAAACAAGAAATTGTCATTAGCCATTTCTGCAAATACTTCATACTGTGTAGAAGTAATGAGACCTGCATTAAATGATTCAGTAATGAAATGGTTGAATCTTTCTCTCTGAGCATCAATCTTTTCATTTACCTTTTCATTGAATACTCTAAGTCTTTCAATTTCACCAGAAACAGACTCGAGAACTGTGAGCATATAATCTCTAAGTTCATTACTGATGAGTCCCTTGCTGTTCTCTTCAAAAACATCGAGCTTCATAGATTTTATTTCGTTAGTAGTCAACATGATATCATGTCCTCCTTCATAAACAACTTTACCGCGTTTTAACGCGTCTTTATTAACTTTAACACCTAAGGAATATAAATCCTTAACGCATTTGTCAATATCGGTTTTGGTAGTTTTCATATCATCCATACGTCCATTAAACTGGGTTCCTTTTTCCTGTCTTTTTTTAGGATCAGAAGCCTCCATCTGGATACGTTTAAGATATTTAACTTTGTCGCCAAGTAAATTCATTAATCTACCAACTTCAGCACTAACTGTTCCGTCAGGACTTCCTGTAGGTAAATTTTCTCTACGAATTCTTTCTCTTTCAGCAGCTTTTGCAAACTGCTTTTTAGTTGTATAAATTGTACTGCCGTCTTTAGCAGTAGTTTTTATATATTCTTTTTTACCAAACATAGTTATCTTTCTCCTTTAAAATGAACTTAAGAAATTACTAACTTCATGTTTTGTTTTGGGAGAAATATTAGCATAGATTGTGTTATCACCATCTCTAATAATTGCATGATTGAGATTATTGTCAAATCCTACAATATCATCAAGAGATAAATCAAATGCTTCCAAAATAACCTGAGTGTTAGGATCTTTCATACCTGTATATTCCAGAATCTCCTTAAGAGGAATTAATACATCCTGAGTATACTGGTTTCTGATATCTTCAATTTCTCTAGCTCTGTCAATTCCGGCAGATTCTAAAGATACCAAAGCAGAAGACTTCATGATAAACTTAGGTTTGCCATCCATATTAGCCTCTTTATGAGAAGGATATAAAACCCAGTCGTAAGTTATAAGTTTTCTTACGATTACATAAGGTTCACCTTCAATCATCTGTATACCAGCAATTGCTCTACAACTAAAGGATGGAATGAGACCTTGAATAATCTCATCACAGAAACCTCTACCTGCTTCAGTACCAGATGCAGTCTGAATCTTAGCTCTAAGAATGTCTCCATGAACTTCAGGGCATAATATTTTATGAGATCTTCTGGACATTTCAATTGTTTGAATTCTTTCAGAAGATAAATCCTGGTTTTTATGAAGAGCGTATGGATGATCCATTTCACCGTACCAACTATTAGTTGATAACATGGTTACAATTCGCTCTGCCTTAAGCATATCATTAATATTGGGACCCCAATATTTTCTACCGTTTCGATTTATACATCTGAAGGTTTGTAAAACCGTATCGAATTCCGCATATCTCGTACTGGCACTGTCGTTATATTTCAAATTGGAGATAGTATTATCTGACGGAGAAACCTGTTCAGAAATATACATAAGACCAATATTTCCAGCACTCTGATTACAGAAAATTTTAGATGATGTTGCAGTCATCATAGGTTAAACCACCTTTCTTTTAAATTTATCTGTTTAGAGTATTGTTTTTGTGCGATTTTTACAACTAAAAGAAAAATAAAGTTCCAAAAAATAAACGTATATTATTTTTATGTATTTAAATACATATACATGTTTTAGGATTTAATTTATCCGGAAACGTAATCTTAAAGTCAAAATATTTTTGAAAGTATACTTATGACGTTTATTAACAAATTACAAAAGATGTTAAAGTCTTTTGTAATACCAAACTTGATTAGAAAATGGTATGTTAAAATTGTTTGAGTATAGACGTTTGAATGGCGGTGGTTCCGCCATTTAGACATTAAAGGATTTTTGGGTTTTGTTTACCCAAAATTCTTTTTTGTAGATATATTATTTTTTAGTATGTTTACAGAAAGGAGCCTATGACATGAAAATTACTGATGAACAAAAACCACGACTTAGAGTATTCTTAAGTCACAAGATGAGTGGATTATCAGAGCATCAAGTACATCAAATTCGTATCAATGCAAAGCATCAAGTTCGTGCTAAGTATGGTAAAGAATACGAAATTACATTTGTCGATAATTACCACCATCACAATGTACCAGTCAACGCTGGTAGATTATGGCATTTAGGAGAATCTATTAAAATACTTGATTCTTGCAATGCTGTATATTTTGTTCCAACACATTGGATGAAAGCAAAAGGTTGTTGGATTGAAAGATTTATTTGCTTAATCTATAAAGTGAAAATATTAAAATAAATGAACAGGAGTGATTAACACAATGGGAAAACGAAGAGTTCAAGTTGAACGACTCAATTGGGACGCATGTGCTTTCTCAGATATTTCTACAGGAAGAGGGTTTTTTATTACAGACCCACCTGAGGTAGAGATTGATGAATCAAGAAAGAAAGCTTTGTATGGTCCTCAATCTCCTCTTTATGGTACCACGTTTTCTGATGAACAAAGTTTTCAGGAACGTTACCGTTGTAAATGTGGAGAATTTAAAGGTACTATTTTTGAGGATGAAATTTGTCCTAAATGTGGTACTAAAATTGAATTTAGAGATGTAGATCCGAGGATGACAGGATGGATTCCTCTTGGTAATAAGAAAATCATTGCACCTCATTATTACAGACTACTTCAGCAAGCTATTGGTAGAGAAGAATTTCCCGAGATCATCTTCTTAAAGAAACGTGTAGACCGTGATGGTAGACGTGTTGATTTAACGGAAGAAGAAATGAAGGAATTTGATCCTAAGAGCCCATTCTGTGGTATTGGTATCGAAGAGTTTCGAATGAGGTATGACGAAATCATAGATTTCTATAAGAAAAAGAAGCCCAATAAGGCTAAGACGTTTGATATGCTTAAGAACGAAAGACTTAAGGTATTCACGTCACATATTCCTGTTTACACTACATTACTTAGACAACAGTCAGTAACTTCAGAAAACTTTTATTTCACAGGTATCGATAAGGATATAAATACCTGTACGAATCTTGCAAGAAATTTAAGAGATTCTGAAGAAATCGAAACACCTGTAATTCTTAACAGAATTCAGTCACGTGCCAACAAGATTTGGGAGTTTAACTTTGAACTCTTGAATACTAAAGATGGACTGATTCGTGATCAGCTCATTGGTGGATCGTTAAATTTCACAGCACGTAATGTAATCGTACCTGATCCTACTTTACTTGATAACGAAGTAGATTTGGGTTATAGCTGTTTCTATGTAATGTTTAAATTAAAGATCATTCACTACCTCATGAAGATTCATGATATTTCATTAGCTCAGGCTAATACTATTTGGGAGCAAGGATATAATTTTGATCCTCGTATTTATGAAATCATGAAACTTATTATTGAAGTGGAGAAACCTTCTGTTGTAATTAACAGAAATCCGACGCTAAATTATTATTCCATTATTCTTATGAATATCAGAAGAGTAGTACCTGATAGTCAGTGTTATACATTAGCAGTACCTCTATCGATATTGCCTGGATTAAACGCCGATTTCGACGGGGACATCCTCAATATCATAGGTATAATGGATGAAGCAGTAAAACAAATGTTTCGTAAGTTTGATCCTGTAAAACACATGATTACATCACGTGACTCAGGATTGCTTAACGATTATTTTGCTGTAACAAAAGGACAGAAGATTGACGTATTTAATTTCTGTCATATGTAGAATTTGAGAGTGTAGTGAGATTTATTTCTCACTACACTTTTCTTTTTATGAAAGGAAATAAAAATACTATGAAAATCAAATTATGTATGGATTTAGAAACATCTATGGAAGATAAAACTATAGGCGTATCTAAGGAAATTTTTGATTTACTTAATACTGAGTATGTAAGTATAATCAGATATCCTTTAGAAAACGTAGATCAATTCATCACAGGATGTAAACTTATTTGTATTGATGAATTAGATAATGGAATTTGCAAAGTTCCGTCAAGTATAGTAAGTACTATCGGACTGGATGCTTTTGGGGATGTTATATTATTAAGTCTTGAAGGAAAAGTGATGTTATATGATACGCAAAAATCACCTTTGAGTACTGAAATTGAAAAAGAACGATTAAAAGAATTAGCTGTAGAATTAAAGGCATTTGCTAATGAAAATATGATGATGACTCGTAAAGAATATTATGAGTCACAAGGATTTTCAGGCAGTAAAATTGATAGACCTGACGATCCAGTTGATTCTGATTTTGTAATTCATGTTGCAGAATTAAAGAAAATGGTTGAAGGTTTTATTGACCATTGTAAAAATAATAATACAACGGATACACTAAAAGAAATAAGTGATTATTTATATGATTTAGGTCTTGACCCTGAAGAAGTATTAAATGATCCAGATTATATTTTAGAAAGATTTCAAGGAGAATAATATGAGAGAATATAAAATAACATGTAATAAATGTGGTAAAGAAATATCAGAAGCACAAATAGCAACTTTTAAATTATGCGGTGATAAATTTAGACCTGCTGGATGTATGTGGAGAGATAACATAAATAAGAAGTTAGTTGACATTGAATTATGTGAGTCATGCGCAAAAATTGTATATGGAAAGATTTACAATTTGACGACAAATTTCGATACTAAAGTTTCATGCCCTAAAGATGATACCATGGATATAAACAAACCTTATGTACATATAGGCTCTAATTATATTTACTCATTACGTAATGTCGATGAATTTATTCAAGCAAACTCAATAGGTTTTAAACTTATTAGAGTTAATAACAGGCGTACTGATGGTTTTGATCAACTTGTTTCGATTGAATTTAGAGTTGGAAATTTTGATGATACTGATTTTGAAGATAGAGTTATTGAAAATCTTCAGGATTTTAAAGATTTATTTATTGATTATTTTCCTGATACACCAATTGAATATTTTAAAGGAAAAGAATAGGAGGGTTATATAATGACAAATGTAATTATTCAACCTACGATTGATACAGCATTTGGAATTGATGATAAATATGATATTGTAAATGCTGATACTCTTAATGAACTACATATGAGTATTAATCATTCCGATCTTAGTGGTATAATAGAAGTGAATGATTATAAAGTAACAGATGGTGAAAAGTATTTATAACAATGGAGGACATAAAAATGGGTGGAATAGATTGGCAGTGTGGAATCGATACATATTCTAGAAATTTAGACTTTAGTGGAGATACAATTAGTACGTATGTAGAATGTCCTGAATGTAGTGGTACCGGTAAAGATAATAGAAGTCTTGATGGACCTTGTTGGAAATGTAAAGGACTAGGATCAATTAGAAAAGAAGATGAATAGGAGAAAATATATGGCGAGTAAGATCGATCAAAATAATTCAAATACACAAAGAGATACAAAAATAGTTCTCACTATAGAAGATGAACTTCGTTGCGGTAAAATAATAACTAAAACAGATATCAGACGAGAAGGAGGTCTGATATCTGTCAATTTTGAATACGACAGAGGATCAGGTATAGGAACTGATCCTGAAGATATAAAGAGGGTTTTAGACCTATGCAATGTAAGTTATAAATCTAATGAAACACGATACAAAATATAGGGAGATTAATTATGTTAGATATTATATCAGATACTAATCCAAATGAAAAATCTACATCTACAACACTTTTAGTACCAGAAAGTGAAAGTAGCCATGTAGACAACCCTCTTGAACAACATATATTTGCTACAACTACTTCTCAGATGGAATCATCTTATTATGCACCTGCAAGAGAATCCATTGTTGAAGCGCCTCTTAGAATTGTAGTTAAAGGAGATATCGAAGAAGAACACGAAACTCATGTATTTAAAACAGATGGTACTAGCATGAGATTTATTACAGAAGGTTATGGTATTGGTACTAGTTTCAAAGAAATTAGTTCATTTCTCGATTTTCTTGAAATACCTTATACACTTGATTCTGTTATACCATTGGAGGATAACTAGACATGAAATCCATGAATGAAATATTTCATTTCATACTTGATTGTGTTTTGTATATAGTTTATGATGCATTATGCGGTTCTATCATAGGTTTAGCTATAACACCTATTATATTAACTATAAGTGATATTATGAAAGGATGATATTCATGAATAATTCAAAAATTCAATATAAAAAATTTACTGTAGGTCAGTCAAATAATTATGATAGTAATATCAATATAGTTTTTGATATTCCGTTACCTTTAAATATAGACAGTAGACTTGATGAGCAAAAGTATTGTGAAAATACTCTAGAATCAATAATGCTTTTATTTAAAGATAATAGTTTTAGTGTAGTAAATGGAGTTTATCAGGTTAAAAATACTGATTCATTAATTAAAGTTTTAGCACCAACATGTGAAGAACCGTATATGCTTAGAAGACTTTCAGAAAATGAATTAAATACATTCTTAAATCAGGCTATTTATCATGAAAGAATTTTGGATAATCATGATTGGTGTATAGACTTCACTCGATATCGTTTTGACCCTAGATACTGCGATTCCGAACCTCATTATAAAGTATTACCTAATAAAATCATTCGCATTATTATAGTGGTAGATTATATGTTAATGGATGTACATACAGTCCAACCTGATTTTACGGAAATACAAGAATCTATCAAATCTATACTTAGAAAGAAATTTAGAGAGAATCATTCTGATTTCTTTGTCACCAGTCCATTTGGACCAAGATTTGATAGTATTTTCATGGGTAGAATTAAAGAAATACTTATTGATTATACAAAGATAAATATAGGTATGCTACCCAAGGGTAAATGGGAATGTAAGTATTGTGAAGGTATGAATGACGATGCTGATAACTCATGCTCCCATTGCGGTGCTGCTAGAACACGTGATTGTATGTCGTGGGAAACAATCATTTCTGATAATGTAAAAGTTAGAGATCTATCTATAATTGAATAAAGTATTAATCTAAACTACCATTATCTATTTCACATTAACATAATCGTTTTGGAAAGGAAGTGGTAGATTTGAGTGATAAATCCGATAGCACTAAAATGTCTGCTATCGAAAATATGATGAATCAAATTACTACATCTTTAGTAGAATCAATTCTAATAGGAGATGTATCGATTCATGAATTAGAATATGAAATTCGTGAAAAATATATGTGCAAAATAAATATGGAAGGATTAAACTGAATATGGACAGACAAATTTTAGAACAGAAAATGAAAGAGCCTGCTAAAATTTATAGTAAAGAACAGATATTTGCTATATTACAGCAGTCAATAATTTCTACTATGGGAGATGGAAATCCTATGGGTCATAAACAGCTTATTATTACAGCTGAGGAATTATCTGAACTTACTCAGGAAGTTACTAAAGAACTTCGTGGTAAAGGAAATAAATTAGGTTTAACTGAAGAATTAGCGGATGTTTTAATTTGTACAGAATATCTTAAGATGATATGCTATATATCAGATGAAGATTTGAATAAAATGATAGGAATTAAACTTGAAAGTTTGAACGAAAGAGTACTTAATGGTACTTATAAATAAGAAGGAGGTACAAATGAGCGAAGCTTATTATGAAATTAAAGGTGTTGACGGTATACGATATGTAGATCCTAGAAAAGAAAAATATAAGAATACTAAATGTATGTCTTGTATTCATTTCGATGTATGTGCTCATAAAGAAAGGATGATTGAAGTCACTAAAAACATTAAGGATATTCTTGAAGCGAATGCTGATACACTAAAGGGTGTTACAATATTTGAAGCTGAATTTCCTGATGCTTTTATATTATCTCCAATTACTTGCAAGTTTTATGAAAGTCGCATGTCTTTACAAATAATAAATCAAATACCGAATTATGATATTGATCATGGTATAGTACAAGATGTACCGTGTCCATACCCTAATGGTAATGCAGGTACATTTCTTCTTAGAGCTGATGGTAGTAAAGAGTTTATGAGTAAAGGATGTTTGGTTGAAACAGAAGTTCATGACAATTCAGCCATATCTAGAAAAGTTGTAGCTAACTCATGTGAAGGCGGGTATTTAGAAAATTGACCGTTTGTAGTATTCACGGTATTAGTTTTGACTTTGGTGAAGTGGATACTGACATTGATGTTACCAGTATCCACGATGATCCTTTTAAAATAAACAAGAAACAACTTACACTAGAACTAGGAAGAAGAACTGAAATAATTCGTATAATAGATGGAAAAGAAATTCCATTTACAAGAGCATGGACAGGAGATAAATGGGTAGATCGTACAAAAATAAAATCAGTGTTTATTCAGGGTAAAGAAGTAGAGAAATTAATTTTCCCTGAAAATTATAATGAAACTCGTTGTGCTAAAGTTTCATTTTACGAAAAGGAGACATGACATGCAAGTTATTATAAATGAAGATGATCAAAGTTATATTGATAAAATAAATAATGATGATAGTATTCCACGGTTTGTACATACAGGTGATAATAGATATTATATTGAGTTTACCGTAACAGATGAAGGTAAAGCTAATCTCTTATGCCAGTATTTAATGCGACCACATGATTTCGGAAAGGAATTCTGTGAGACTTTTGGAATCCACACAGAATGCATACGTTTTTCACATCCTGATGGTAAGAAAAGTGAAATAATAGATATGCTCAAAAATTTCATTTATCAACTTGAAAATATAACTTAATTTAAGAGAGGTAAATTATGTTAGCTATTGAGAAAATTATAAATGGAGAAGAATTGGAAATCGAAATAGATTACCAGTCTTTTAATGCTAAATCAGAATCTACAGGTAGAACAGGAACTTTATACGAGTTTACTGTACTTGCAGTAGAAGAAAAAGAAGAATGCGTCATTCGTGTAATGCATATGGATGATAATGATGAAATTATTTTTAGTGGAGTTGAAGCAATGATCGTTTCGGCTAATGACCCTGATGCACTCCCTTCAGTAGCAAGTGTAATTCCATTGATTGAAATGGAAGAGGAAGATTTCAAAAAAGAAATTTGTGAATACGCAAGATCTATCATAAATTCTTTATGAAAATGATAGAAATTATAAAGATATATTATTTTAATATATGTAGAATAAATACAAGGAGGATACTACAATGGCTGAAAAGAAGTCAACAAGATCAAAGAAATCAACTTATGTAGCACCTGAAGAGGAAAAGGTTGTAAAAGACAAAGCTACAGAACCTACTGAAAAGGTGGAAGAAGCACCCGAACCTGCAGAGTTGTCAGTTTCCGATTACTTCAACTATGTAAAAGGAATGAAAGAAGAAACTGATTCTGAAGAAGTAAAACGAACTGCAGATGTTTGTATGAGTCTGCTTAAGAAGTTTGAAATCCTTGGTCAGAAGGAAGCTGCAAAGAAAGCAAAGAATGCTTTCGATGTATTGAAACGGGACCTTGAACTCTACGAGAAAGGAATTAAGCAGTACGTTCATATTGATAATGTTACCAAGTATCTTAAAGAGATTTCTGGTCATTCCGTAAAGCTTATCGAGCTTGAGAATTTCCCTAGAGAAATTCCAGATGATGTAATGGATAAATGGTTGGCAGTACGAGAATGTTTTGATGGTGCCTACGTAGTTTTCACAGATTACACTGAGAAGACTGAAGAGAAGAATACAGCCGCTGCTGCATCTGGAAAAACATCGACTGCTGCAGCAGTCGAGAAGAAGAGAAAAGAGAAAGATCCTATTCTCTTCGGTATTCTTAAAGTTGACAAATCTGTTTCATCTCTTAAGAATAATACTTATGAAAAGATGTATTTTGTCGCTGATTGGGTCGATGATTACTGCGACCTGACATTTGACAAGATGATCGAAGCTATGGCAGAAAAACTCAAAATGGATAAGTCTGAAGTTGTTAAGGAAATTAAGCCGGTTACAACCAAGGAAGAATTTAAGAAAGAGGCAGGTATTTAATTATGTTTGGATTAGGTGAGATTCAGAGCTTCCTGCCTGGAGATATCGATCTCACTGATGACGAAGTATTTCGTGATACAAGACGATTCGTTCATGATAGAGGGAAGGAATTGAAAAATAATCCACCTTGGGACTCAGGTAATTCTTCTGGAATTTACCTGAGTTCGTCGTCTTCACGAATAAATACATGGATATCTAATATAGCATTCAATGATGCAGATATATTAATAGATGATTCTTTATTTGATGAACTTATTGAGGTTCATTCTGATGAAGAACTTGCAAGTACATCTAGTTCGTTTCGTACTGTAAATACATGGATAGATACTACATCCACATCACTTACTACCGGAACTATATCGTTTTCTGGTAATACAGGAATAACGTATAGAGTAAATGGTTCAACTGCATCTATACGCAGAATCAAATATTCGAATTATGATGTTGATGACGAATGCGTAGTACAGGAATCTGATGAGTATAAAAACTTCGTTGAATTTTATAAAGAAGTCCCATTTTCACCAGTATTTAAAGGTGAAAAGTTTTCAGTGAGTGTAAATCGATCTTATCGTAAACTTATGAATTTGAAAGGTTCATTGTTTGGAGATTGTAAAATTGAATCCGTGAATATTTCTGATTTAAAGTTTGAGTATGGTGACATTTATGAAGTTACTATATATCACGCATCAATATCCAGTGATGGATGGCTAACTGAAAATCGTAAACGGAAACGAGATGTTACTATTCCGTTTGGAAAATATGATTGGGGTGATGATAAAGAATATTATGATGATCTTAAAGAAGCATTACCTTGGTTAGATCGAAGAGCAAACTTTGTTCTTACAAGAGCATTCGAGTTTGCTTAGAAAGGAAAATATGAAAAACAAAAATAAGGTTTTAAACAGAGTGACAAAGTCGCTTCGCAAATCTCAGGCATGTACGCTGGCAGTTGAAGAAATCTCGGAGTTAATTACTGAGATCTCTTTAGTACTTGCAGGCGAAGGTAATTACGATGATTTATGTGAAGAGGTTGCAGATGTAAACATTATGACTGGTTTGATAATGAATACTTTCAAAATCAAATCGTCTGATATTAAGAAAGCTAAGAAATTAGCTAGACCGGCTTTTACCAATTACATGAAAAATCATGATAAGGAATTTAACTTGAAATCTTGTGTTTACGAGTTAGCTAAGTTCCAGAAAGTTATATGCAAAAAGGTAAGAGGTCGTCATAACAAAAAAGATATTATCGACTCAATTGTGGCGGTCGAGTTATCTATAGAGTTTCTTGCGTCCAAAAACTTCATTAAGGATAAAGATTGCAAGAACTGGGAAAAGAAGAAAATTGAAAGAATGCAGAAGCGCATTCGCAAAAATCAAATCGTTTAAGGAGAATAACAAAATGTTTATTAACAACAATTTTAACCCCGTAAGTTATGCTATTGCAAATAATGTAATCGGAAAGGCAATGGCAGTTGCAAGTAATTCTGCTCAAAGAATAATTGGTCCTCTTAAGGCAAGTTTGATGGAATATGTAGATAAGAATATCTGCAGTTATTTCAATATTTCCGGGCATTATGACTCTTATATTTCTAAGAGTTGCGTATCTATTTTGGACGGTAAGTATTTGTCCAAGAAGTACGGTAGTACTCTTATAGATGTAGATCCTTCATTTGCTTTATGTTCCGCATCTATTGAAAGAGTAAAGAAGAAAGTTACTTGTTTTCCCGAACTTGTTAACAAGACAATTGCTCCTGGCATCTATACTTTGATGATGGATAAAGAAGGAACAAGAATGATCGTTCTTAAAGAGCCCATTTTATCTAAGGATGACCGTTCTGATAATGGAATCTTAAGTTCGGTGGTTCATTTTAGTACTAGCATTTTCTTTATTGGACCTAACCGCCAGAAATGGTTTACAAAAGTAAGAAGAGAGATTGATGACCTTGTATCAGCGATCAGTAAAACAAATCAGGATAATAATCGTATCCGTTACAACAGCTTGTCATCTAATGGAGAAGAAGCAAAAGATCTTCAGGTTAGACCTATGAGTATGCTCACATTCCCTGCGAAGGATTCTTTACTTAAAGAGATTAATGACTTTAAGAGAAAGGAAAGTATCTACAAAGAATATGCTGTACCTTACAGAAAGGGATTCTTACTCTCAGGAAAACCAGGTACAGGAAAAACAGCATTTGCATTCTCCCTTCCTCAGTATTATGAGATGGAATGCGTGAGTGTCAATCTCGATGTATTTGATAAACAGAATGGTGACAATGCATTCGGAATGCCGAATACTATTTATATCATTGACGAGATCGATTCTCAGATTGTGAATAGACAAACATCCAGTCATGAAGAAGTTCAGAATCAGAATACAACATCAAGACGTCTTCTTCATCTTCTTAAGGCTATGGACTCTATGGGTCATGGATCTTTGGTTGTTGCGACAACTAATTATCCTGAAAGACTCGATCCTGCTCTTAGAAGATCTGGTCGTTTTGATGTTTGGGTAGAGATGGATGATCTCTCTGAAGAATTTGCAATTGAAATGTGTAAGAATCGTGGTTGTGATCCGGATAAGATTCTTAAGGGTAAAACATTTCCTATTAATCCAGCGCAACTTGAACAGGATATTATCAGAGCTATTTTGGTTGATAATAGAATTGGTAATCAGAATAAGCAGGCAAGTTTCGAAGAGCTTGATCTTAATGAAGAAGCACCTGGAAGTAATATCGAAACTATTGCAGAAGATACAGCAGGAATGAAAATTGAAGATGATGACGATGATGAAATACCTGCACCTGTAAAATTTAGTTGCGTCGGTGGTGGGGCTGTGTTTAAGAATACGGATGAATACGACGACGATGATGACGATGATGAAGATTAATAAAATTTCCCCTAGTGCCTTTTGGTACTAGGGGTTCTTTTTTAAGAAAGGAAAATACCATGAATACTTTAAATTTATTTAAATGGTTGGTAACCAAAAAGACTCATGTTATTAGCACTGATGGGAAAAACTTTTTGGATGAGTTAGAAGGTAAACCTGCTAGAATACTTGTATGTTTATCTGAAAATTTAGCTAATGATTCATTCGTTGGTACTTTTATTAGTTCATATCAAAAGGAGTTTCCTAATAAGTTATTTACAGTTTTACATGAGGGGAAAGCAAATGATGAAGCATTTGTCGTTGATACGATATTTAATGTAAACTATAGACGCGTCGATGAAGAAACTGTTGCAGTTGAATTCTTTGACACTTTTACTGAGTTTTTAAGCACTACGGTAGAGCATTGGATTTATCCTAATATTTTAAATAATCAAGTTTTATTTTGTTTCACAAAGTTGTCACCGTACAATATAAATCCGTATTTAATGCGTAATTTATTTACGCATATAATTGTAGATCCTGACCTTAAAGAGGATCACCACCCTTCGATAGCATCTTCTTTCATATCACTAGGATTAGATGCTAAAATTATCAATAAGGTCCAAAATATGGTATGCGATGAATTATTAAGAAATCCTATTCAGGATGCGCTTACGTTATCATCAGTATTTGCTAATGATCATGCGGTGTTATCAAAGGACATGGATTATAGACTTGATGAATTTTTGTATGACATGGTTGCTTATTGTAAATATGAGAAGTCTATTCTCAAATCACCGCTTGTTAAAATTACTCCTAATTTAACGTATTCGATGAAATCTGCTTGTTCGATATTACCTCTAGAGATTTTATGTTTAGGTACTTATCATTATACGAATAGTCCTAACTCTGAATATGCAAAAACTAAGACGTCTCTTGCTATAGATTATAATCCGGAAAGATTAGTTCATGATACAATAAAGTCTCTTTTGATTTCTATTTGTAGGGATGAAGTCGAAACTGATGAAGACATTGAATATGTAATTAATAAAATATTTGAAATTGCAAAGAAATGAGGTGATTAAATGAATACCGGAACTGCATTCTTCGATGAAGCTGAACAACTTTTAAAATCAATTAAATCCTCGTTCGAACAGGGTATGATCGAAAGAGATCTTGCTTTATCAATAATTGTAAATCATGACCCTGAAAAGTTCAGTAAATGCCGCAAAATAAATTATGTTGAAGATGAATATATCTATGATATTATTGATGGTAGTAAGTATTTTTATCTCATATATAAATCTGAAAAGATTCTTGCTCGAATTAGAATAACAGGAGAACTCTATCATGATTTCGGGTGTGAAGAGTGTATTTGTAAGAGCACAGATCATTTTGATTCTGTTCCAACACCTGTTATTTTAACAGATTTAATTCAGAGTTATAATGAGAGGAAACTTTATACAGATGCTTCTCAGTTACCTACTCTTGAAGAGTATTTTAAGGATCAGTTTTATAAGCAGCATTTTAATGCTATTATCAGCGATATTAAAACCATCGATGATTACGTGTTTGATAATAATTCTGATCATGAAGATCTTAGAGAACGATACTATGAAATAATAGGTGATCTTAAGAACTTGAAATATCATATTGATCATTTGAAATCAAAATAAGAAAGAAGGAAAATACCATGAGTGAAACAAAGAAAGAGAAACTTGAATATATTTTGGGTAAGAAAAGATTCAATAATCTAAAACACGACAGTGATTCGTTGGTTGATAAAATCAGCGATGATCTTCTTGATATCATTTATGATAGATTTAAGAATAAAGATAAGAAGATTAAAACCCTGAAAAAAGAGAATGACCGGTACAGTGATATGCGGTTATGTACAAAGAAGGGCGGATGTAAACATGCGATCGGTGAAATAACTCCGTCAGTTAAAGAGAACAACAAGTTCGATATCATAAGTACAAACGCTTTTAACAGAGTTATGAGAGCACATTTCATCATTGTTGAGAAAAGAAAAGATTCTAAATATTCCATAAGGCAAGATATGATTCTATTTTCAATCAATGCAACAAGTGGTGAAAAAGCTGCATTTGAACTTGCTAAAACTTTCGGTATGAGTAAGAAGACATTTATAGCTCATCAGAAATATATTGAAGAAGGATTTATTCCTCATATGGTTTCATCTATAGTATCTATATGTGATGATCTTACTGCAGATTTAAAGGTTTCTGAACTTATAAAGACATCCAATATTATGTATCTTTGTGATGAATATCTTGAAACAATAACAGGATGTGCATTAACTGAGAGTGCAATGGGAACAGTTATTAATCATATGCTAGATCTTTATAACAAGCATAAGAATAAAACCGAAACAGAGACTAAATAATGTCTGATTTTTGAAGAACACCATGATAAATCAAATAGAATTTCATGGTGTTCTTTTTTATGAAAGGAAGTGTTAATAATGAAACGATTGATTAATAAACTTTTTTCTTTTTTGCATTGGTTACGTTGCATGGTGCTAGAATTGGTTGGTAAGAACGAACAACCGAACCCACCTGCTAAAATTACTTATATAACTACTGAAGTACGTCTTGCTATGGAGGATATTGAATCCCAGTTTACAGGTGTAATGACTGTTAGTAAAGATATATTAGCTTCAAGGTATTTAAGTAAAGAAGAATATTCAGTGAAAGACGTTGCGGAAATTTTTAATGTATCCGAAACAACGATTAGACGTAGACAAAAAATGCTAAAACATCGTCTGAATATTGTTTACACCTTACTTAATGAGAGAGTAACTGGATACACACCGGAAATGCTTTTAGATGTGTTAGAAGAGTATTATGGACCGAAATTCATATTTGATGAAAACGGTGAAGTTGATATCATCGTTTAAAAATTATCCCTAGTGACAATTAGTCACTAGGGATTTCTTTTATGTTGTTGCAGGTTCAGGATTTTCACCTGTTCCTTCTTCCTTAGGAGTTTCGTCCTCTACAGGCTTAACGTTCTTAGGAAGCAGTGCTCTAATAGCAAACATATAATGCTGAGCACGATTTCTGAATGCAGTAAGAACTGCACCTGTGAATACAAGAACTTCTCTTGAAATTGCTTGTAAAGCTTTAGACTGTTCATCAGTAAGTTCTTCGTTCTTAAGAGAATTAATCTTACTTGTAACAGAATTCTTTAATGACGATATGTCATTTTCAACGTTCTTATATCCGTTATTTAAATAATAATCTTCACAGAAGTCTATCATTTCAATGGTTTTTACTTTAAGTTCGGAATTACTGATTGCAATCTTCTTAACCTCTTTTTGATTTGCACCTACCTTGTAGTACAGGCGAATGTAATCATCAAGAGTCATGTCAGAAGGAACTTTAAGGAAACCAAACATCTTTTCCTGAATAACTTCAGGTTTAGCATATTCTGCCAGATCCTTAATACTAATCTGGGAAACAAATGCAGAAACCTTGCCAATATCATCAAGAATTGTCTGTGACTTCAAATTGAAGTAATTGTAAATATTCAAAGTTAAACCGTTATAACTGCGATTTAAAATAGGATCCTTATAGTTCTTAAGGAAATCCGTATTATTCTGTAACTGCGCAGTAATACCCTTAATGAAGTCAGGAAGAATCTTGTTAAAATACCCATTAATTTTATCAATGAGTTCTTTAATCCTTTCAGAAAGTTTCTTTTTCTTTTCAGGATCTTCTTTCTTATCTTCATTTTTAGCCTCCTGTGCAGCTTCAGCATTCTGCTGTTTGTCAGCGTCGGATTGCTTAGAAGTATCTTCAGTAAGTTCAGGAGATGCTCCTTCCTTTTTATTAGGATCTGTGGTTTGATTAGGTTTAGCAGGTTCTTCTGCCTCCAAAACAAGTCCATATTCTTTAGCAAACTTAGCATTGCGGAATTTAATCATCTCTCCTTCAATAAATAAACGAGAGAAAACTTCATCCATTTCAATACAAGCCTCAACTGCAAGAATATTGTAACTTGATCCTGAAGGAACGTTATCCGTTACATCGATAACTTCATCCATGTTTTCAACCAAAACCAAAACCTCATCTTCCAGAGATTTTCCTCTCTGAATGATATTTTGAATAACAACACCGAGGAAGTTTCTGTAATCTTTCTCGAAATCATTGACAAGTTTAATCATTTCCATACGAACTAATTCGTTAGGGATTACATTATCCATGTTATTTTCAAGATACTTAATAGTTTCCTCGATCTCGTCATATACATCTTTAATCTCTTCACCCAATTCAATCATATTTTTTTCAGAAGCTCTCATTTCAGCAAGAATAGAAAACAATACATCTGTCTTTGATTTTCCTGCATTTAAAGCATCAAAATATCTAGAGATATTATTGATTTCTGAAATCATCATAGAGAAGCGAGCTGTTAAAGATTCACCAATACCTGCAGCATTCATAATTGCTTCAGGAGATGCATATTGATCTTTTACTGCAACAACGATTCTTTCAAGACCGGATTCAATCTTATCAAGAGTATCGAAAAGGTCTCCATAAGGATAATTGTCGTCATTGTACTGATCCATAATGAAATCAATAGAGGTCTGTTTAGCAGATCTACTGTTTTCATATGTACTTTTAGCTTTATCATAAGTTCTTCTAGACCAATCAATTAAGGAACTCGCGTCACCATGAATGATATGGTTTACTGTAGTATCAATATCAGCTGCTGCTAATGAATACTCAAAAACTGATTCATGATATACATTACTTCCCTCCGGATTGTACTTAAGAACTTTTCTGTATAACTCCATATAGGAATTTACGTTAAATGTGTAGGTATCAATCTTAGTAATAAGAGTAAATACCAAATAGGTGATGAGTTCATCCATAAGTCTGTTCTGATTAAACAGATAATAGTTTAACGTATTAACAACTTCACCACTAATCTGCCCTTTATCTTTAAGAGCTACAGCAGTATCCGTATATGATCTCATTAAACCGACTGAAGTATTAATTGCAACTTTAACAGCAGCAATCTCTTCCTGAAGTTCTCTCTTCTTTACAGGGAAAGAACGAAGGAATGGAATACATAAAGTCATAATAGCCTGAGAATCCATAGGGACGATATTAGGTCTTTCCTGAGACTTAATATATCCTTTAATATCAGTTACAGGCTTTGTTGAAACGACAAGCTGTCTCTTGATCTTAGAAGTCATATCAGGAGTAAATGTTGTCATCAAATCTCTCATCGAAACTTTACTGTTTACGATATTATTAATTTCAGATGCCGCAGATTTTGCAATCTGAGTTAAATACTCAGGTTTCAATCTTCCAATTTCATTCACATTCTTAAGAGGTGTAGAAAGAGGAATTTCATCCAACTCTTCAGTATGCTGAATCTTTGTAAAGAATTCAGCCATTTGGTCAGCGTCAACTGCAATATCAGATAATACTGCAAATGCATCATCAATCTTTTTGATATATTTATCACTTACGTTGTTGATTACCGGAACTAATACTTTAGAAGCATCAGGATTACCCATAGCATTTTCAACAAGTAATTTTGCACATTGTACATCATAGTTAGTTACATTATCAGAAGATTCCATAATCAAACCATGCTGTACTGAAAGAATAGATTCAAACATAATATTATTCTCCAATCTTTTAGATTTGCTTATGGTTTAAACACCACATTCGGATTCAACTTTTTTAGCTGTATTCTTAATGGTGTTTAATTCTTTTGAAATAGCGCCCATGACTTTTCGGATACCAGATAAAGCAGTATTAACAACTTCTCCCTCTTCGGAATCTTTTGCTCCTTTAGCTTTATTTAAAAGGTCATCCTTTAAATCTGAAAGCTTTTTGATAGCACCGGTACAGAACTCAATCTGTGCAGAGAAGAAAGATGAAATTTTTTTGAATATATCACTGAAAGAAACTGATTCCGTAACATAATCACCAGAAACTTCATCAAGGAAAGATTCATTTTTTGCTCTATCCCATTCGTGCTTTTCACGTGCTCTTGTATCCTGTTCATCTTCACGTCGTATACGTCGTTCACGATCTTCTGTAGCTTGATTTCTGTCAGTTGTTCTGTCATTTCTGTCTGAAATATAATCGTCCCATTTACGATTTTCACGTGCTCTTTTTGTATTTCTATCATTTATAGAATTATTTCTATCACGTAAATTGTCAACAGCTGCAACAGCGCCACCTACAGCACTAACTACACCTACAATTGCTGCTATATTCTTAGCAACACTTGCAAATTTTTCAAGAGCACCTTCAATCTTTTCACCGAAAGTTTTTTTGTCAATAGTACCTTTCATAAGATCATTAGTGATCTTAGTAGCTTCATCTAAAAGCTTATTCATATCTTTAACATCATGAGCCTTAATATTACCACTCATAACGCCCTTCAAAAAGTCCTCAGCTAACTTCGGATCATTTCTCATAGCGTTTGCAAATTTTTCATCCGTAGACTTCTTTCTAGCACCAGTCAATGCATCTTTAATTGCATTTCCGGTATCTTTAAGTAAGTCAATAAATGAATTGAAGATATTGATGATTGTTTCTCCAATTCTTGTAAAAATATTCTTCTTTTCTGCTTCCAATACCAAGATCTCGTTATCTACACTCTCACCGAAATATTCTTTTTCAGCAATGATGTTTTCTAACTTAATAAGATCATTCAAGGTATCTTTTGATTCGAGCAGAAGATAATAGGATTCACACATGAATTGATCATGTGGAGCATATTCATGGATATATGATGATTTAATCATGTCCTATCTCTACCTACCTTTCATATTTCCTATTATTCATGATTTCTTAGAAAAATGTTCCCTACTACTTTTTAAGTCTCGATAAAACCAACACTTCTTATACCTTAGGTTTGAAGAATTCCTTCGCACTACTCATTGCTGACTGAACAGTCGAATCACTCTTAATTCCTTTTACTGTGTTGGCTACTTGTTTAACCCCTTTTCTAGTAGCAGAGTTTCTAACATACGCTTTAGCACCAGCTCTTACAAAATCTCTGTGTTCTACAGCAGCGGATACCTTATCAATCACTCCAGCTTCTCCACTCATAAGCTTCTCAAATGTTCCAGTAACTTCAGTAATACAAGTGATAATATCTTTTTCTTTTTTATGATAAAAAACAGATAAAATCTTTTGTGCAGTACTTTCTTTAGTTAACTTAGTTAATTTATCTTGAAGCTTTTTGGCTTCTGCTTCACCGAGTTCATCTTCGATATTAGCAATAACACTACTGCATTTACTAAGACCTGCTTGAACCATTTGTGCCATTTCAGGAGATTTTCTCGCTAATGATAAACAAAGATCCACTGTAACAGCAGCAGTTGCTGAATTTGCTAAAGATGCTAAATTCGTAAACATTTCATTTGCTTTCATATTTAATCCTCTAGCATCTACAGTGTCATCGTTCATGTATTTAACGATGTTCTTTTCGATCTTGTCATATTCACGCATAATTCGTTGCCAGTCTTTAACTGTAACTTTTTTATTTTTAACTTTAGGATTTGTTTTTACAAATTCTTGGAATTGTCTAAATTTCTCTTTCTGTTTCTTAGAAAGCAAACCATAACGAACGTGGTTTGATAAAGAATCAATTCCCTTTTTAATAAGCGCTCTTGCCTCATTGATAATTTTCTTAATGAAATTTACAATCTTAGTTATAACACCTTCTTTTTTTCCATCGGTTGCTTCTAAGCAATAAATCGTATCAAGTCTAGTCCATAACTTTAATTGATCATAAATAACATCAAGATCATTTTGTGTGGATTCGAAGTATTCATTAACTAATACATTCATTTTACTCACCTCTGAATGATTTCTTTACTTCGTTATCAATTTCACGAATTACAGCATCAATCTCAATCATAATTTCTCGTTGAACTTTGATTTCATCTGTAGCCATTTCAGAAAGCATTCTAGCGTAAACTGTCATTACATCTGTGATATCAGTAACTTCAGTTTTTTCAGTTGCAGATTCAAAAACGGTATTAGAAAAATCAATATTTTCAAGATCCTCAACTGTATCATTTGCCGATTTGTCCGTAGAATTAATAACTTCATACATCCCATCTAAAAATTCGGTTGAAAGAAACTTAATAGCTAAAATAGATGATATAGTGATTCCAGCTTTTTCAAAATCTGAAAGTTCATTTTTATATCTATCAAATGCAATCTTAAGCTCTTCCTTAGTAGTTCCTTTCTTTCGAATTAAACGTTTAAACGCTTCTTTTTCACGTTTAATAAATCGTGCTTTAGGAGTATAATCTTTAAACTTAACTTTTAATTCTTTAAGTTTGGAATCTTTATTTATTGCTGAAAGTAATCTTTCAAGTCGTCCTTCAGCAGCTTTTTCTTTTCTGAATTTCTGAAAGTTCATCTTTGTATCGTGAATAAATTCTTTCAATCTTTTTATGATTAAATCAATAGCAGCTTTAAGCTTTGTTAAGAAAGAGTCACTTGCTTCAGTAATAAAAATAGAACTTGAGGTGTTTAAAGTGGACTCCACATACTCCTCAAGTTCTACTTTTAATTGAAGAGACGCTCTTTCCATATATGAATCAAACCAACTTAATGGTTTAACCATAAAATCCATAGAATTCTGAAAAATTGCGTCCATATTTTTTACCTTTCTTTCAAAGGGATTATTCAGTAACAGGTTCACCAATTACAGATGAATCACCAGATTCAACCTGAGTCATTTCATCGTCAGTTGCATCGTGTGCCTGAATACGAGCAGGTTTTACCGGTTCATTAGAGTTTTTCTCATCAGTATCTGTAACATCATTTCCTGTAAGTTTAGATTTAATAGCTTTAACTGCCTTACCAATCCACTCACCAATCTTCTTAAAGATATTAAGAACACCGGTTGCACCACCTTCATCATTAGGGGTATCATTTACACCCTGTACAGATTTCTGGAACTTAGGAAGCATATTTTTAAGTTTCTCAAGAATTCCGACAGCTTCACCCTTAGTGATTTCAGTTTCCTGAGTAGTAGCTTCACCCATATGTTTAATAAGTGCAGTTGCACCAGCAACACCACCACCTACAGCTACCGTAGCACCGATAATCTTAGCAACTTTACCAAACTTTCCTTCAGAAGGTTCCTGTGTATCTAATGCATTGGCGATTGCTTCACCCTTATCAGCAAGGAACTTAACATTCATAGGAAGTTTAATCTTTTCCTTACTAGCCTGAAGCTTCTTGTAGGCTTCCGTATCTTCCTTGGTAAACAACTTCTGAATGCTGTTCCATACAGATACAAAGAAAGAAATAACTGCATTCTTAACCTTAGTGAATACACCTTCCTTATTTGCTTCTGCTTCTTTACCTGCTTCATTGAAGAGATATACAAGGTCACCCTGAGCACTTTCAGTAGTGCTTTCAGTCATAACCTTAAGCTCACTCTTAGCCATATTAATCTTAAGCTTAGCATCAATCATAGATTCCAGATATGCTGCTTCAGCCATAGCAATATCAAATGCTTTTTCAGCGATCGTCATCTCACGATCAAATTCGTCCATAGCGAATACATTGAACATGTTTCATGTCCTCCTTATTGAATTATTATTAATGAACATCCGGATCAACATAACGATCGGAATTGACATATACTTTATTTTTCTTTTTATTAAGTTTATTACGATTCTTTTTATCACGTTCTGCGATTTTATCCTGAGATTTAACTCCTTTCTTGATATTGGTATCAAGTTGAGAGAGTTTAATGTCTTCAACCGCTGTATCTACAGTACGCTTTGCAGAATCGATTTTAGACTTAATACGACCTTTTGTCGTAGTCAAAGTTTCTACATTTTTCTCCATACGAGCTTTTACGTAATTACCTACATATAAAGCTCTAATAGATTTATTGATAGAATTGATTCCACCACCTGTTATTTCACTCATACTGTTTAAAACAATTTGAGTTGCCTGTTTAATGGTTTCATCATTCATTCCACCTTCAGTACGAGCCGCCTTTTCACTAAGGCGATTAATTTCTGCAGAGCATGCTTCAAATGCTTCTTCGGCATCTGCTTTCCATTTACTCATACTCTTATCAGCAATTTTGGAAATCCCAAATAAACTTCCGGCTGATATCGCTACAGTTCCTATAGCACCGAAAGCTCCCTTCTTTTCTTCACAAAATGCTTTTGCTTCATCTACAGAGACTTCTCCACGTAAGCATTTCTGTAAAAAATCCTTATATTTAGGAACTTCACCGTTAAGAATTTTAATAACTCCATCCGGATTTTTCTCACATTTAATCTTTTCATTTGCTCTACTCTCATCAAGTTTAGCGCCGAAAAGAAAACTTTTCATTTTCTTACCTGCTTCAGTAAGCATTCTAGAGATGCTTTCAAAGATCCTTTTAATAAAACCAAACAAACCACCAGATGCTTTTTGTTCACCTGCCTCTCTGATATAGGATGGAATTATTCCATCCTCAATCAGACGAGCATTAGCATAAGCAACTGCGTTTGTAAATTCGGTATAGATCTGATTGAATTCCATCTCCATGCTTTCAGCAAAAAGAATATTACTCATATCATCTCTTTCCTTTCTTACAAATTAAAATACTGCAAATACCGGTTTTTCAACAGCAGGTTTAACACCATTTAACTCATCAGCTATTCTTGCAACCTGATTAAAGATACCAGATACTGCATAATACAACATCTTTACTCTACTCAGGTTAGCAAGTTTATCAAGAATTGTTACCTGGCGAATCTCCTGTTTAAACTCATTTACAATATCTCTTATAGAGAAAAGAGTATTAAGACACTGAAGTGCAAGTTCAACACTTACAACCGCTTCAGCATTATTTTTATTTTCTCCAAAACAAAAGATGGACTTAATGAAATCATCATCCTTTAAAATAACATCATTGATCTTCTCAATGATTTCAGGATTAGAAAGTTCAGCCATCTTAAATTCATCGATATAAGTCTTCATACCTTTAAGGTATTCCTGATACTGGTTGAAAGCAAATGCAAAATCCATTGCTTTAACACTAGCAGACTTATTACCATACATTTTCTTGATTCCAAATCCTGCGTTATCACCATAGAAAAAGGAAACGATGGATCTGTCGATAGTATCATAAAAATCTTTTATTGTGTTTTCACTACAATCAGGATTTTCACCATTTTCCAACATACCACAAACGTTCTTAAATCCTATTTCCATATCACGGAGGATTTCGTCTTTGTTTATAACGATCCTGTCACCTTCCATGTTCGGTATCCTCCTTTACAGTAAAATATCGTAGGGTGCTGAATCAACTTCTCTACGCGTGTCACCGAGAGTTAAAGATGCATTATCTTTCTTACGATCGATAGCAGAATCTCTATTCGCTCTAGCAACATCAACTTTGAGTTTATCACTCATCTTCGTAAATAAAATACGAAGTTTTTCCTGTTTAGCAAGGATTTTATCCTTCTTATTTCTGTCAAATGTATTATTAGCCTCAACACAAGACTTATTAAGCTCGAGGAAATAAGCCTGTAAAGCTAACGCATCTGACAGCTTTGATTTCATGCGATATGCGTGATATACTAAAGATCTTGTTACCGGTACAATTGCTAAAAGTACAGTTACAGCAACAGCTGTAATGCCAACAGCAGTAGCACCGACAAAGTTATCTTTATCTTTCTTTAAAACAGAAGTCAAATAATTACGGTAGTTTCCTACAGCATTGATTCTGTTAAATTTAGACAGTTGCTCAATAAAGAAAGCACCTGCGCGGTATCTTGTATTACGGATTTTAATCTGATAATTTGTATCAGAAAATCCTTTAATGAATTCAACGAATTCAGAAAGAATACTAGATGTGGCTTCAACACAAGAATACACAAACATATTGTATTCAGTCATCACATATTCGTTCTTTGTTTTAAAGCCCTCTTCGTACAAATCTCCAAGGACTTCGATATTATGGATTGCTGTAAGCACAGTTTCAACTGCGTCTGAACAATCTTTGATATGTTCTGCTATAGAAAGATTCTTAGCAGTGTTTAACGTTTCTACCATACTCTGGTATCCAGAATATTTAGAAATTCTACCCTTTGAATCTGGGATATCATCAAAATTAATATGTCCTTTGGACACAACCTGGTTATACAGGTTTTCGATATATTTATTCGTAATAGGAGACGTTGCATCTTCTAAAACAAATCTTACATCCTCAATCTTTACAGAGTTATCGGATTCTGCTAAAATCTCGGATGCTTCCTTATAGAAGTCATAATGAGCCATAATAACTAAATCCTTTCTGTATTACTGAGAGATCATTCTTCCAATTTCTTTTCCAAGTTTATTAGAAGATAAAGAAACTTCTCTTTCAAGAGTTTCCAAAGTGTAGGTTTCGAAGGAATCATTTCCTTCATATAAGATATCAATAGTCTCACTACCTTCATCTACAATGATAAAAGCGAGTAAGAATAATTCTTTGATTACTTTCTTAGCAAAGTAAATATCTCGTACATCGAACCCATACTCATTCTTAAGATCATCAACCTCAAAAGAAGAAATTACGAAAGTTGCATTAGGAACCAACTTCGTAACTCCAGATAATGAAACGTTGAATTTCTTTTCCTTAAGTCTCTTAAGAGTAGGGAACCAAGGGGAAGCACCTCTTGAACGGTATGATGTATCCATTTTGATATCATCTAAATGAAGTACCAAGTCTTTGAAGAAAGAAATTTCACCTGTAGTCCAACGAATAAAGTTAAACGTAAAGTTACGATTCTTCAATACATTTCCGATGTTGCTAACCATTTCTCTTGATTTAGCTACATGAAGAATTGCTTTGATACCGACGATAAAGTCAATATACTGAACAAATTCCTTTCTATCATTTACAGCCATTAAACGAACAGAAAGTCCATAAGGCTGAAGTTCATTAACTCGTTTTGCATCACGATCTACCATTCTAGGAGTGTTTAAATCCTTAGAATATTTATGACCTTCATCACGTGAAGTAGCTGCTGCAGATGCATTAGCATTGTCAATAACACTACGAAGAATATCTTCCTTCATAGTTTTATTACTTGCTTCACTTACAGGGAAAGGTCTTAAATCAAAATCAGAAAGGTGTTCCTTAAAGAGTCTTCTATTTTCATCCATAACATCGGAATTAATAGCAGCTTCTGAGAAAGCAACACCGAAAGTTCCGGTTTCATCGAGATATAATTTATATTCACCATTGTATACCTTATCTATTACACTTTCGTATAAATCTTCAGGTACAGAAAGATTAGGACACTCAGACTCCATAAAACTACGAAGTGCATTAGTCTCCCTTTCAGATCTGAAAAGTGCATCTTCATCGATAGCAGATTCCAATCTTAAGTTTTGGTGTAATCGCTTCATATAATCAAGCGGACTTCTATCGATAGTGATATCGATAAGCGGATTGGATGCGATTACGGTCTGTACAAAAGATGCGTACACGCGATCCATATTCTTCGTAACGGCAGAAGCCATATTTAGAGGAATAGAGTCCGCAATAATACATGGGAATTGACACGTAGTGCCTTTAGCTCTACGGGCGATGCTCTTGGTATTCATATTACCTAAGTCTTCAATATCTTTGGTTAAATTCTTACCCTTTCTTGCAAGAGAAAGAATCTCGTCCATGAAAAGAGCCATCGTTATTCCCTCCTTTCCTTTAATGATAATTTAAAATAATGTTTTTCACTGTATTTTATATAAGCTTAAAAATTCAAGGGAAAACCACTAAAGTTTTCCCTTGAATAAAAAATATAACTAACCTACGTTTTTAAGCCGTATTTGTTAAAACAACTGATTGAACACCTATACCACCATTTACAAAATAATATTGATTTGAAGATCTATTATATAAATTTACTCTGGCTTTAATAGATGATAAATTTGACGTTGCCAATGTTAATTCTGGTTGGTAAATAGTACCGGCTTTAGAAGCATATGTGAATGTTACCAATGTTGTCCACGTCGATCCACCATTAGTACTATATTCAAGTGTTGCATCTCCATAGTTTGAATAAATACAAGCCCATAATTTAACTTTAGCATATGTGAAATTTTTAATATTACTTGTAAAAGTCATAATGTCTTTTGTTGCTGAATATGATCCTCCAGAATTACGTGCTGTTTCACCGTTATTTGTATCATTTGATGCAATATAAGTTGTATTATTTATAGAAACGGCAGTTCTACTAAAATAACAATTGTATGTTTGTTCAAATGACGCAGTAAATGCTGTTAAAGTTTGTGGTACCTCCCATATAGTAGTACCATTACATACAACTTTAGTTATATTAGTACCATTTACTTTAATACTACCTTCTGTAGTAGGTATAGTAGTTCCATTCATAACTATAGACATATTCTACACCTCCCTAAGTGGTAATAGTTAATACTGTACCAGATAAAGATACTGTGGGAATAGTACCAGTTTTACTAGGAAGGGTTAGAGTAATATTAGACGTTGTATTATTACCAGTTTGAATTTGTGTATATCCGGAAGATGTACCATACATACGAATTAAACCACGTCCATTACCAGCTGTACCCGATGCAGTTCCATTACCTAAATCTAAACGCCCGGTACCAACTCTACTAGTCGTTCCTGTCTCATAAGATGTTAAAAAAGCATAAGTATGTGTGTCTGAATTAATAGCTGAAAATGTTCTTGATATTACTCCAGACCAATATGAACCCGTACCACCCAAAATATATTCATCAGATATCGAAGGATATATGTCACCGGAAATAGTACCACCACTTAATGGTAAATAACTATGTGTATGACTACTATTAGCTTTACCGTTTACAGTAGTAGTTAGAGTTGTAATATTACTATTTAGCTAAATAAAGAATCTGTAAGTCCCTAGAAATATCGAGACTTACAGAAATTTTACTTAACTAAATTCCGTCACCCTTACCATATTATCATCGAATTATAGACCTTTCGACAACTTTATGTAATACAACTCATAACAAAAAAGATATACCCTTACGCTTTTACACGTAAGGGTAATCCAGCCAGTTAACCAAGGGTCTAATTTGGTTACTTTATTGTTATTCATTTACCATGGAAATGATCCTCCAGAATCACTGGAACCACCAAGACCATTCATATCATCGAAAAATCCCATATCATATCCACCATCATCTTCTTCAAACGTAGTGTATTTATTATCAGAATCAAGACCTTCTGGTATATAGTTAAGTGAACTATTAACCAATCTTGATGTTTCTGCTTGAGATCTTTCTATAGCGTTTCGTAATATAGCCTCATAATCTAATGCTTTCATGGCTTCTCTTTCTTCCATGATTGCTTGAGCAACATCTGTAGGTAAAACTTTATTAAGCTCGGATTCGGTTTTCTCATAGATGCCTTGATTACGAGGTTTTTCTTCTCTTTCACCAGGATAATAACCAAATATCTGTAAGTTATTACCATGATATAAAACATACATTGCGATTAAGTAAGACATTACAGAGTCATCGTGAACATATTTTTCGTTAATCTATACATCTCTGTATAGGTCAGACTATATCTTCATCTTATATTCTGTTACCAAATATAAGATGCCTCCAATTTCGGATTTCTCCTACTCTACTCGCTTCTTCACTATAGTATTTCTCTATAGTTATGCTTTCGATAGTCGTTGAACCTTACTTATTATTTATAATAATAAGTCTTGGCTGCTGATTGTCTCTATTCATCAGATTGTCACACTTTACTGTACTGATGACCTAACGAGAGTTCCCAGCAATTAAAGAGGTTTAACCAGACCTCCACTATTCTATTCAAATTCTACAAATTTTTTGCCTTTTTCAAACTTTGATTTTAAATGTTTGACATTACTACGAATTTTTTCGTCATATTCCCATCCCATTTCATTTATAACCTCTCGTACTGAAAATCCTTGTTTAAAAAGATTTTCTATTTTAACGAGTTCATTATATGAAAAAATTGCAGAAGCTTTTTTAGTCTTTTTAAATTTATAGTTTTTACTAAGTTCTTTCCAAGTTTCTCTTTTACGAATACGTAATACAAAATCATACCCTAAATTATAATCATTAGATATTTTTTTAGGTGATATCCCTTTTGATAATAATTCACAAACCAATGTAGCCTCTTCTATTGTATGAGTTGTTAAATTACATTTTTCAGATGAAACACTTGTTGGTTTCTTTAAACCAGTTCTAAAAGCATGGTAATTATTATACGAATATGTACACCAAACAAGATTAGAAATGTCATTATTTAATTTATCACCATCTTCATGATTTATAACTGGAAGATTTTCTGGATTAGGAATAAATCCTTTTCCAACTAATCTATGAATTAATTGTGTTTTGTATTCACCTGCTTTACCTAACTGAAGATTTACGACTTTATATCCTGTATCTTTTGATATATATCCTTTAAGTTCTTTTTCTGTAAATATATTAAATATTCGACTATCCTCAGTTATTAAATATTTAGTTTGAATTTTATATATTTCATCATTATATTTAATATCAATAGTGATATTTTTCCCAATTATTCCATTTGATAAAGTTATAAGTTTTTTAAATTCAATTCCTTCTCTATTATCTTCTATTTCTTTTATTATTGGCAAAATAAATGCACCTCAATTCATTAATAATTAATGATATGTTGATGCATTATAAATGTAGAATTCATAGCGATTTTCGAGCCTGGACCAGCTGCAATCTTTCCTGATGATGTACGTACTAATCGAGATATATCTGTAATAACGTTCTCTGCAATAAAATCATCTTTATTTTCAGAAATACGTCTAGCCAGAATAGCAAACATTGCTTCTCTAGAATGACCTTCTGTGTATACACCATAGAAAGATTTTTGTGCTGCTTGTTTTTTAAGCATTGACTCTATTGTCTCATATTCTTTTTTGTTTTCTTCAGTAAGATCTTTTGCTCTATCATAATATAATCTAGATGCAATTCTTGACTGAAGTAAATGGTCGATAATACCATCACCTACACTATTTCGTTCTACACAAACGATAGCTTTAGGTACATGGCGTGTTACTAATTCAATAATAATCTGTTCATACAACGTTTCACCAACATAAGAACAAGCAAATTCAAATGCAGGTCTAGTTGTATATGGATTAATACCAGTAATAGCATTATTATCCTTATTTGTACCTGTTGAACAGTCAACACCGACAATGTAAGGAATAGAAGGATCTAATTCTTCATAAATCATAAACTGGTAGTAATCTTTTACAAATAAAACATCGATTGGTTTATGCATATTCTCGACGATATACTCAATATCTTCCTGAGGATAAGGAGAAAGTGATGAACCATGTAATCTCTGAAGTAGGATTTCTCGACGAACAACAAGTGCATCACCGATCATATTACTCATCTTAGATAACCATTCTTCATCCAAACCAATCTGATAATACTGGAACTCAATATAAATAATGCGGTTAGATTCACCAGCTTTAGCAAATTCTTTCATTTCATCTTTAGTCATATCGTATAAACGCTCTGACCACTTAACGGTCTTATCAAGAATTATTTGAGCTGAAATACCAGCATTACTATCAAGATCTCCTGGGGTACCATATTTTGTTAAAAATATTAGACTATATCTTCAATATTAATTCTGTTACCAAATTAATATTGCCTCCTATTTCGGATTTCTCCTACTCTACTCGCTTCTTCACTATAGTATTTCTCTATAGTTATGCTTTCGATAGTCGTTGAACGTTATATAATCGTAAAGTTAAAATTTTCAAACATATAATATTTTAGTGTAAATAATAAAAACAGTCCGGTTCATAAGGAGTTATTATTTACCCTAATCTTGTATAGTGTAATATAAAAGGGATTACACACTGTATCAACACGAACCGGTATACAAGAATCGCAGGCCTAGGGGCGTAACGTCTAGGCTAACCACCATACGGCAGTATTGGTTGGGACGTGGTGATTATGAGGCTGCTCCAAACAAAACCTATGTAGAATCAAAAGCCAAGTGGAACTAGCCACTCCACAGCACTTAAACAGACGGGTGACAGTGCAAGCCCGAGCAGCCCTTGCATAGGAAAAAATAAGAGCAATCTTATTTTTTTATTTTTACGATTATATCTTCGCTGCGGATTGATTCTATTCTTTACCTTTTTACTATACCTTTGGAGTTACCCATTGCCACTAAGTATATTACTATCTTAGTTTAGTAGTAAAGACATAACGAATTCGTTCCCGCAATTAAAGAGGTTTTACTTACGCGTAAAATCCACGTAAAGATTCTTCCGTATAATGATCCATTCATTTCTGCAGCACGTGCAGCTGTTTCATAAGTTGATACAGAGTTTTCCACAATTTCTTTTATAAAGTCAGTAAACTCTGGCTCATCATAATGAATAATAGCAGCAGATAAACCTCGAGCAAGTGAAATAGCTTTCGCTTTAGAAGCAGCACCTGCACGAACAGAAATTCTGTTCTTAGTTACAGGATGCCTCATTTCTGTAGCGTTTTTAATAGCTTTCACAGTTTTACCATTTTCATCATCAAAGAATGATTCAAATCGCAAATACTCAGGTAATAAATCTATCTGTGTCTTAATACGTGCTAAGTTTTCCTTTGCGTCGGGTTGTTGTTTATTAACAAAAATAAATGATGTATTTGTAGTACCAAATGAATACCCCCAAGCCTGAATAGCAAGTGCAGATTGCGTTTTACCTTGCTGACGAGGTAAACAAAGCCATGAATCTATTCCGTGTAAGAATAAAAATGCTTGTGCTATATTTCCTCGATTTGCTTTATAAGGAATTCCCTTAGGATTACCAGGATCAGGTATTCTACATACTTCTCTTAGATAATACCATGGATTTCTTCTACATTCAGTAACTACTCGTACAATCTCATCTTTTGTTAATGTACAAACACCATTTTCATCGCATTTATAAGGATCTATAGTTAAAACTACAGGATCATATACTTCAAGCATGAAATAGTAGTTCTTAACACCTAATTGCTTTAAGTCAGTAGCTAACTGAAGAAAAGACACATTAGATGTTCCTATATCATAAAGGCGTCCATTATATTTTTTCAATCGTCCCATGTAATGGATTACCTCCTTTCATTAAAATAAAGTCCTTTCAACGAAAAATTAAACTTTTCATAGATATATTATTATAGTGACAAATTAATATAGGGAGGTAACGCTCATGGAAAAACTAAATAAAGAAAAATCCAAAGCTCCTTCAATAGATGAACGAAGGAAAAGAAGCTACAAGCTAAAAGTTTCATTATCTCATGCATATGTAAATTTATGTGATAAATTAAATCCGACAAATAGTAAGTTTTATATGCATTGTCAAGATATTATCGACCGGGATGAAACTATTGAACTCGGTTGGAAAGACAAAGAGATGATAAATTACGGACTAAACGGTTCTGTGATTCGTTCTATATCGGAAGATGAAAATGAGATATTAGAAGATTTCAATGAAATATTCTCTGAGAGAATGGATGAATTACTTGGTATTAAACCATGTAGAAGAGGTTAACCGTAAAGTCGGAATTTATAAACATATAATATTTATGTGAAATAAAGGAAATGATGATAATAAAAATCGTCTATCCTTATAAAAACTTCATAGCGCTATAGCACATATTCATAGTGATCTATAGGCAGACACAACTAAATAGCGCTCACAATAAAGTGAGGCAATTAAATTAATTTTATGGTGGAGGCGAAAGCCAAGAGCCGGAGGTTTATATGAAGAAAACTAATACAATCGCAACTATCAGCAAGAAAGCAAACGCAGGTTTCGATAAGATGACTAAGGCAGCTGGAATGAATTACTTCGAGAGAAGAAAGTTCAAGAAGACCTGTAAGAACTTCGGTTATGACGTGGGTGTCAACGTGGCAAGTACATTGGTACTTGATACTGTTGGACTTATTGCTCATGGTACCGGTGTAGCAGTAGGAACTGCATACCTTGGTGTTAAGAAAGGTATTAGTAAGATCAGTAATGCAGTATCTGATAAGGCTGAAGATATTAAGGCTCAGCACGAAATTAAGAAAGCTGAAAAAGCTGCTAAGAAGCATATGGAAGCTGAAGTATCTCAGAAGATCGAAGAGATCGCTGAAGAAGTTGCAGAAGCTTTTGAAGAAGAAGCTGATGCAGATGAAGAGGTAGCAACTGAAGACTAAGGTCTCAGTTCTACATAAATGATTCTCTTGTTCATCTGAATGTATAAGCGTGTCAATATCCACCCTACTCCCTACGGGAATGGGTGGAGGGTGTAACCGAAATATCGAAAGATAGGCAAACCATAGAGTTTGTTAAAAGTCACCCCTAGGCTGTTGAAAAGGTAGTTGGAAGAGAAAGACTTTCAATGAGAACTGAGTAAAGTAGAGTACGAAAGTATTCGAACTGGCACGCGCCCTAACCATGGTAATAGTGGAAGGGAGAATCAAGCCAAACCCCTTTGGTAACAAAGGGAAAACAAAAGGAGAATCCGATGGGAGGTTTATAAAGATAGCCATAACAGGGCTACACCTTCCGTCGGATAATCTCGAAATTTTTTATATGGGAGGTTACACTATGAGTGAACTTATAATAATGGAAACGGAAATTATGCTTCTTGAACAGGAGCTTAATGGAATGAAACAAAAATTGGTTCAGTACAAGAAAGAATTCATTGATTTATCTAATAGAACAGGTCTTGCCATAGTAATGGGAAAGCATGAAATTGTATCAGCAAGAAGAATGATGGAGAAATCCATTGGAACATTGGAGGCTGATATAAGAGATGCTGAAAAACGTCTTGAAGAACTTAAAAATGAAAAGAAACAGAAGGAAGTAGAATAACCTACTTCCTTCTTTTTTATCCTTCGTATCCAACTGGATAATTAACTTTAAACCCAATGTATTTATCTTCAATTTTTTTATTAATTGCTCTTGTTATACACTGCTCAAGTTTATTCTTGTATGCTACAAGATATTCCATAGAATGAGGAACTTCGTATTTTTTAGAGTATTTATCACTCTTTAGAATATCGATATAGTACTGAACTGTATCAATTTTACTTCTTGTATATGATAAGATCAATAACTTATCATCATTGGTTCTAATCTTATCAATCTCCACGGTAATGTAATCGATGTCATACTCATCAAGTCTTTTGAGTTTCTTTTTACTAAAGAAAAATTCAGTATAGTAATTATCGATAATATCGTTTACAGATTCACAAATATAATTCATGTAAACTTCATCATTCATAGATGTATCTTCAGATCCTTCAGTATAAGTATGACGGATATCTTTTAAAACGCCACCGATAAATGCACTAGGTGTAACTGATATTAATTTATCAAAATTACGCTGATTGAGTTTTGCTTTTCTTTCTCTAAAGTTATCAATAACTTCAACTGAGAAATTGGTAACTGTTTTCATAGCTTTGTCAGGATCACTAGGATTAATGAATTTATCAAGTGCTGAAGATAATTCCATTCCATATCCTAAATTTTTAGCATAGTTATCAGCTGCAATTTCCTCTTTGAGATCTGATTTAGCAAATTTCAGACTACAAGAATCTACTATAGGTAAAGAAAGAATTTTCTTAAATCTATCTGTTTTTAAAACAGTCTTAATTCCTGTATTCATATTTGCAAATTCATACTTAAGTACTCTACTGATTCGTGAAGGTACAGAATTACTATGAATTGTATGAGCTACTTCATGAAGAAGTAAAGCAGTACATTCTCTTGAAGATAACGGAGCAATCGTATCATCTAATATACGTCTGTCAATTTCTATGATCCAGGAGTTATTTTTAGCCCATAACTCATGTACTACACTACTAGAGCTTTCATTTATGATAGATTCAATAATTTTATCAATAGTAGCCATTTCGGGAAATACTGACATTACAAAGCAAGCGTCAGTTCTTTTAGTTTCAAGTATTGTAATAGAAAACGTCTGATTAAATACTTCAGATAAATTTCTTTCTATAGAATGAATGACGTTCGGTTTACGTCTATTTTTCTTAAGTTCAGCGAAGCATTCATCAATACGTTCAAATCTCATTTTTTGAGCTTCTAAATTCATATTCTAGACCTCATTTCTTTAACGTATTAAACAATTGTTTCCATGATTTTTTCATGCTTAAAATGCTAAAAATAAAGATATATTATATTTTAGGTATTATACAAAGGAGATAATTTATATGACTCACGATAAAGAAATTGTTAATAAACTTAAAACAAACAAAGGAATTTTATTCTTATTATCAGTTTACATTGATGATATTGCATATATCACACAATCATATCATCAATATGTATTTGAAGATGAAAAACCAAATGGATTTATAAATTCAGAAAATAACGAGTTTATCTATATTAAAAGACGAGAATTTAATAAGTTTTTATCATTTATGGTAAATGATAAACTTCAAGTAAAAAACTGGATTGATGATTTTATTTTAGTGAATAAAAAGATAGTTACTCAATCCCATAAATTTGGTAAATCTACATTGTTTCTAAAAATAGATAAACGCCTGATACCTAAACTCAAAAACATTACATATGCATGTAAGGTTTTGAATATAGCAGAAGATGATATGACTAGATTTAATGAGTATATTACTTCCAATATTAATAAATACTTAGAATTATCACGTAAAAAATAAAGTTATAGTTCACAATCGTGTAAGAAAGGAGTGTTACTTATGAGTGGTAAGAAAAAGAAGAAAAAGAAAGTAACCGACAAGTACGAAGATTTCAATATTTCAGAAATGTTGGAAATACTCCTAAAGAAAAGGAGAGCCAAAAAAGACACTAAACAAATTTGGCATTAATAATCATTATGGAAAATATAATTTCAATAACAGATTATAGAAATAAGATTACTAGAGAAGTTGAAAACGAACTACCTGATATATTTAAAGAGGATATTTTCGAAAGTATCTTTGGTAATCATGAACCTACTAAGGTTGCAATGGCATCAATATGCCGTTTCAATAAAAATAATAAAATGGAGGAAACAAAAATGGCAAAAGAATCAATTAATGAAGTATTGTCATCCATTGCTGCTAAGATCAATGCAGACGGTGAAAAGAAGCTTAACCAGTTTAACCGTTCTAATTTTGATCGTTTAATAAATGCAGCAGCGGCAGATCCTGAGTTTAGTTCTCAGGTTGCTATCATTAAGAAGGGTGAATTCCAGGGCTACAAAGATGTAGCATGTGGTAAGGAATTCCGTAAGTGGCTCAGAGGTGTTGTTGAAAGAGCAGGAATTGATCGTACTGAATCCGGTATCGTGGAATCTGCAGATTTTGCAGTAGGAAATCTCGACTGGATGTATGATTTCTTTGCAGAAGTTCTTTGGCTTTATCTTGAAGGAAACAAATTTAGTTTCCCTAAGAAAGAAGACTTCGACGCTACAATTGCACTCAAAGATGTTAAAGAGAAATCTAAGGTTGCAGAAATGAGAAAACCCGGCGGTCCTTCTTTAGGTAATTTTGAAACTACAAAGAAGGCTCACAAAGTTCTTACCGTTAAGAGCAGCTGCCCTAAATACCTTGTTGAAAGACGTAAGGTTTAAGGAGGGTTAATCGACATGTCAAAAAATATTTTGAAAACTGCAATTATTTCAGCAACTGTATCTACAGTAGTTGTTGGTATCGCTTCTTATCTATCGGTTAATAAGAAGAAAAAACCTCTCGATCTGTTTGTAAAGTATACAGTTGACGATCCTGATTTTATTATCGAAAAGAACGCAAAGGGCGATTGGATTGACCTTAGAGCTGCTAAGGAGATAGTTCTTAAAGCAGGTCAGCGTGTTGATATTCCGTTAGGAGTTGCAATGAAACTTCCTGATGGTTATGAAGCAAGACTGCTTCCCAGAAGCAGTACATGTCGAAAGATTAACATCTGGATGGAAAACTCTGAAGGTGTTATCGATCAAAGCTTCTGTGGAGATAATGATGAATGGGGATTTAGAGCGTATGCTGTAGAAGATACGATTATCCCTTATGGTGCTAGAATCGCTCAGTTTAGAATCGTTGAGAACCAGCCGGATCTGAACATAGTCACAGTCAAAAAATTATCAGATGTCTCTCGTGGTGCTTTCGGTTCTACCGGACAGATGTAAGCATTTATTTCGAAACGAAGAGAAGATAAAGCCGTTTGGTTTTATCTTCTTTTTTTTGTATTTTTATGGAAAGGAAATTATGTGGATTTCTTATGATGTAGAAACTATTGATTAATTAATACACCACTCCGTAAATTGAGACTTTTAAACACTATAGTAAGTTGTTAAAAGTTTTAATAGAAACGGAGTGGTGTATTATGATTAAAACTTATAAGAAAGGGAAGGTAACACAACTTTCCAAAAATTTCAAAAGTACCGAATTTGATTGTAATGGTAAAAACTGCTGCACAGAAACTCCTATTGATGACGAACTCGTCAGAGTTTTACAGGAAGTAAGAAATCACTTTGGTGTTGCTGTTAATTTGAACTGTGGATATCGTTGCCCTGTTCATAATAGTAGAGTAAATGGTGCATCCCCCAACAGTCAGCATATGAAGGGATATGCAGCTGATATTGTAGTTAAAGGCGTTCATCCTATGAGAGTAGGTCGTTTTATTGAAACCATCAGTGGGTTCAAAGGACGTATTGGTGTTTATTCTTGGGATGATAACGGATCTGGTTTCGTACATGTTGACACCAGAGGTACAAATAGTAGAGGAATCTACACTGAAAATAACGTGAATGCAACTGCTGTGAACCACTTTAATGTATCTATTAAGTATGGTTCCAAAGGTCGTCATGTTAAACTTGTTCAAAGAAAGCTTAAAGCTGTAGGATATTACACAAAGGCTATTGATATGTCTTGTGGATCCGGTATGAAAGAAGCTATCGGAAAATGGAATGCTGCTCATGGAAGACCTAATGATTATATTTGGGGTCCTTTATGTTGGAATGAAGCATTCCCTAAATAAATTCGTATACACATATGTTAGTATGGGACGGAATTTAGTTAAGTAAAATTTCTGTAAGTCTCGATATTTCTCGAGACTTACAGATTTCTTATTTAGCTAAATAGTAACGCAGAAATAAATTATATTCAAACAGGTAGAATAATAAATAGTGTTGTTGCATCAAAAACTCGTACAACTTTTGATATAGAATTTGATACAGAATATAGAGTTGTACCTAAAGTATTTGCAACATTTATGTCAAATTCAGAAGATTATAATTATGGAAATCTTAATATTTGTATAGGAAATATTTATAAAACTGGATTTGAACTTCATGTACACAATACAAATGATGGTGATTTAGAACCAGGTGTATTATGGATTGCAGTAGGTAAGATGTAACATATAGTTTATATAAATAAAAGTGACTTCTAATTATATTTTTTACATTCCCTTAATCTGATTAAAGAGAAAGGAAATGACAAATATGGCAACAAAGAAAACTGAACTTATTAGTGTTGAAGAAGCTTTGAGTAATATTGAAGGTCGTAAGACTATTGGAATCGTTGAAGCTTTAAAAAGCACAGATAAAAAAGATGAAGATTATTTTGACGGTAATGCGTCAGTTGTTACCTATAAAACAGGTATTCCTCAGCTTGATTATTATTTGGGATACCGTGTTAATGTATACGATAAAGATGATCAGGTTATAGATTCATATCCTTCTATCGGTATTACTGGCGGTTCTATGGTTACGTTTATTGGAAAACCATCAACTGCAAAAACAACTACAGCTGCACAGGTAGCTGCTAATATTGTAAGACCTTTTAAGAATGGTTTTATTGTTCACTTTGACCTTGAACAGGCAATGAATTATTCTCGTATTCAGAACTTAACAAAGTTCTCTATGAGTGATATTGCTGCAGGTAAGTATATACTTCGTCAAGAGCTTAATACTATTAATGATATTAAAGCTACATTGATGCGTATTTACAAGCAGAAAGTTGATCATCCTGACCTGTATAAATATAAAACAGGTAAATTAAATGAGTTTGGTGAAGAGATTGAAATCTTTGAACCTACTGTAATTATCATTGATTCCATTGCTACACTTAGCACAGGTTTCAATGAAAATGATAAAAAAGATATGGCTCGTTTGGAAGAAGTAGGTAGTCAAACAGAACGTATGAGAATTACCGGTGAAATCGGAAGATTCTTTAATGAAGTTCTTCCTTATCTTAGAAGAGCTAATATTATCTTGATTACTATCAATCAAATTAAAGACAAACCACAGCTTGGATTTGTACATGAACCATCAGAGATTTTGTATCTTGCACAAAATGAAGCTCTTCCTGGAGGAAAAAGTCCTCAGTTTAATGCATCTATTCTACTTAAATTTGTAGCTGTAGGATCAGAGAAATATGAAATGGAAGATGATGGATTTGATGGTTTTGGTATTCGTGTAATGATTGTAAAATCTAGAGGAAACCAAGCAGGTCGATTTGTCAGCCTTGTGTATGATAAGGTTAGAGGAATTGATCCTGTAAGATCTAGTATTGCATATGCAAAAGAACTTGGACTTACCGGCGGAAACAAAAATAGCTTCTATTTCAATAATGAAAAAGATCGTAAGTTCTCATTGAAGAACGTTCATGAGGAGTTTAGAAAAGATAAGGAACTTTACAAGATTATGTTTGGAAATATCGTTCCAGTTCTTGAAAGTAAATTGTCAATGCTTACTCAGGATGATCTTACTGTCATTGAAGAAGAAATGAATTATTAAAAAGTAAAAGTCTATAAATACAAAGATATATTATTTTATAGATAAAGAAAAAAATAAATGAGGTAGAGTGAGAAATCATTCTACCTCACATTCTTTGTCAAAAATACAAGAAGGAGGAAAATGCGTATGGATGACACATATGCAAACATTGGATACGTATCCAAAACCCAAAAAAGAGCCATAGTAAGAGGTCTTGATTTTCCAAACATAGAGGGGGATGATTTTAAAGAAAGACCCGGTCTTATCATTAGTGATGTTTCGGAGTGTGCTGGTTTATTTAATGGTATTAACATTATTGCTGTGCCGCTTACCAGTTTACCTTATTCGGATTTTGATATACCGGTTCTTACGGAGTTATCATCAGGTAAGAGAAAGATAAGTTACATTTCAACTAGTAACCAATTTCAGTTTCTCTTTAATGAAAAACTGATTTGGTCTATAACAGGATGCTCTGTATGTCCTGACAGAGTTTTCAATCTTGTTTTGAAGGTAAAGAAACTATTGTTAAAGGCTAGAAAGAAAGATTATGAAAAAGCCAAAATATTGGTAAAGGATTATCGTTTGCAGTTTATGAAAGCAAACAATATCACCATGATTCGATATTCTGTTGATATTGACACAGATTATGTATTAAATCTTGACGGTTCTGAAGAGTATTTGAAAGTGAAAGGTGTTACAAGGGTAACGGTTTTTGAGAGTAAGGATGTAACTTCTATAGTTCCAGAAATATCAGGAACTAATCGAGACGACGTTGATTCTACATCGGATTATATTAACGAATCTGAAGAAAATGATGATGTTCCTGAACAGATTATTATTGATGCAGTATCTGAAAGTATCGAAGAATCTGCTCCAACTAAAATTATTGAGAAAATTAATCTTGATGATGATTTCTTAGCTAAAGCATTTATATTCACAGGATATGGTGCAAATTACGTATCAGTAAATGATTTCATAATGATGTATAAATATTATTGTGATATATCTAGTAGTGAAGATGCAGAAGTTGAGGTTAGTTCGGAGAAAGATATTGAAGCTGCACTAAGAAGAATGTATCCGTCTGTAGGAAAGAGAAAAAGCAGAATGTATACGTTATTCAATACAGTCTTTAAAATACCTCTCCACGGTTACTCTGGTATGAAATGGAATTTTGAATTCCTTAGAGAAATTGATTATGAACAGGTTAAAGTTCGTGATGAATATTCTCAATATCTCGGTAATTATGATTCAATAGAAAATGTATATACCGGACCAGTATCACCAAAGAATATTGATATTCATGAAAGTTCAAGTGTTCGGTACAATAGTACAACAGGTCAAATTTATGAAAATGATGACGAACCTGAATCAGTATATGAGGACGCTAATGGTACAATAGGAAATGCATTTGCAGAAGCGTTTAAGAAAATGAGTATCACGACTGAACCCAAAGAAGAACCGAAAGTCGAAACAAAGATTGAAAAATCTAAGGTTGAAGAAACTGTTACACCTGCTACGAAAGAAAAGGTTGAAAAGAAATCTAAATATGTAAAAGTTTCAAAAGCTACAGATGATGAATTACTTAACTTTATTAAGCTTATTAATAACAGCGGTACTTGCGTTGAGGTCGCAATTAAGCTTGATTGTACATCATCTACAGTAGTACATCGTTTTAATCAAACTATGAAAGAACTAGAAAGACGAGGACTTTCAAAACATATTATTGAATGGCCTTTTAAGAAAGGTTAATACTGGGAGAAGAGTTTCGTGATATTTACGAAACTCTTCTTTTTTATGTCTTTACTCACATTCTATTAATTTTTTCCTATTTTTAAAATATGATAATACATTATATTTTTAGGAAAAGAAAGGAGTGGCTCACAGGAGATGGCTAAAGAAAAATATAACTTACGAGAAGCTTTACTTAAAAGCGATGAATTATTTAGAGGTGATCGATCTATCGAAGGTAAGGGTATGCTTACGATGCCTCAGTACAACAACAGTATGCGAAGTGTTATGTTCGCATCTCATTTAAACCAATATAAAAATCAGTTATACCCTGATTTCCCACAGTTCTTTACAGGTGGCGAAAATGTTGTAGGAAAGTATTCTGATGGTTATAAGAAATTAAATGAGTCCGTTGTTTATCGTAAAATTGTAAAATTTGAAGGACTTGTTGAACACCCTACAGTGTTTAAGATCTTTTTATATAATAAAACTAAAAAGATGTTTGAAGTAATTGAACGTAAACCAGATGAAGATTTGGTAGAAGTATTTGGTTACAGATACAACACTGATGTTATTGACTCTTTTGAAGAGGGTCAAGAAATTGATGAAGGTACTATTGCATACAGATCTACTTCATATGATGAACACATGAATTATTCATATGGAAAAGACGTTCTTACTATGTATTCTTTAGAACCTTTCACATCTGAAGATGCAGCAATTGTTTCTGATGAACTTGCTAAGAAAATGGTAGCACCTGAAACAGAATATAATATTGCTACACTCAATGAAAACGATTATCCACTTAACCTTTATGGGGATGAAACGGAATATAAAGTATTCCCTAATATTGGAGAGTTTTCTTCTGGTATTTTAATGGCAACCAGAAGAAAATTTAATAATCAGGTTTTGTTTGATTTCAAAGCAGATATGCTTGATCATGCTACTGATACCGATACTAAGTATTATTTGAACGGTAAAGTTGTTGATATTGATATTTATTGTAACAACGAAGAATTACCTGACAATTCATTCTATCATCAGATATATACATATTGGTGTTATCAGAATGCATATTACAGACAAATCAAACAGACATGTGAAGAGATATTCGCAACAGGTGAAAAATATTCTAATGATGTGGATTATGCGTATAAAAGAGCATGTGAAATGCTTGACTTAGAGAAGAAGTGGAAAGAAAAAGATTCTGCTTTCTCTAATGTACAGATTCATATTTTGGTTGAAAGAGAAGTAGGATTAACTGTCGGACAAAAAGTTTCAGGTCGTTATGGAAACAAATCTGTTATAGCTTCTATTAGACCAAAAGAAGAAATGCCGTATTACTATGACGCTGATGGAAATAAAGTATATGTTGAAATGATCTTTAATATGCTTGCGATTATTAACAGAACAACAGCCGGACCAATCATGGAACTGGCAACTAACTTTATTGGTAAGAGGGTTAGTGAGACAATGCGTCATATGAAAACGATGAAGGAAAAAGATAAGTTACTTTTCGATGTTATTAATATATTTAACCCGGATGAGTATATTTATCTTAAGAATATTTACAAAGGACTTGATACTGAAGGTAAGAAAACATTCCTTAAGTATTGTGAGGAAAAGAAGATTCACTTTAATCAACCTTCAATGTCAGAAAGTAGTCCAATATTCTATCGTATTATGGAACTTAAGAATAAATATGAGAATATCTTAAAACCGGATAAGATGTATATTCAGAAATTCGGAAGAGAAATTCCTTGTATTCAGGATTCTTATATTGCGAATATGTACACAATTATGCTTAAACAAACAGCAAAGAAAGGTTTCTCCGTACGAGGAATTGGTGCTGTTAGTAGTAAGGGTGTACCTGAAAGAAGCTATAAATCCAAATCTCATAAAGATTTATACTCTTCAACTGCAATTCGTTTTGGTGAATTTGAGACGCTTAAAATTAGGCGCAGTGCGTAGTAATATGTACTGAAAACCTCTTTAATTGCTGGGAACTCTCGTGAGAGACAATCAGCAGCGAAACTTATGATGATATATTATTCTCTTGATATATAAATAAAGGAGATTGATATATGTATAACGATATTGATGAAATATGGAAACCTATTATAATTAATGACGAAGAAACAAAATACCTAGTGTCTAATCTAGGACGAATTTATAGTACTAAAAATAATATGATTTTAAAACCACTTCCAACAAACAACGGATACCTTCGAGTATGTATTTACTTGAAAAATGGAAAATCTGTATATAAATCTATTCATAGGTTGGTTGCAATTGCGTTTATTCCAAATGATGATCAATTGCCAGTTGTTAATCATAAAGACGGAGATAAACATAATAACTATGTCGATAACTTAGAATGGCTTACATATTCAGAAAATAATATTCATGCATTCGAAACAGGATTGAACACATATAGATATGGCGATAATTCACACTTCGCTAAATATTCTAAAGATCAAGTGATTGAATCGTGTGAACTTATGGAAAGTGGTATGTTTACAATAAAAGAAATTGAATTGATGACTGGTATAGATGGTGCTATGTTATATATGATTAAAAATCGATTATCATGGATTAATATATCAATATTTTATGATGTTGAAAATTGTAAACAAACGAAATCAGAATATTCTGAAGAACAAATAGAAAATGTCTTTAAACTACTATCAGAAAACAAATTATCTGTATATGAAATCATGGATATTACTAATGTGAAGACGTCTACTATCTATAATATTCTCATTCATAGATACGATAAATTTAAATATCTATATGAGTTTTATGATGTTGATAAATACACATCGAGTGATAAGAAATTACCAGATATTGATATTGATGTACAGAATGAAGTATTTGGTTATATTAGAAATAATAAATCTACGAAAGATATTATCAATATAATTCATTCTAAATACAATATAAATTCTGATCGAATTCGTCATTTTATTAATCGTTATAAACATAAGAACGTTCAACGACTATCGAAAGGGTAACTTAAGAGAAAGACTTAAGTGAGTAACTGAGTAGAGTAGGAAGTAATTCCGAAATGGGAGGCAACCAATAATTGGTAATAGATTATTGGTTGAAGATATAGTCTGATCTTTATAGTGATATAAAGTTAACACACATGTAATTTCACCGTTGCGATGATGCCGGAAGAAGTAGCACTTATTCATGCTTTATATAGAACTTCTGTTAAAGCAAGAAGAGATTTAGGTAAAGCTTTACTTGATAATGAACCTGTAATTACAGTAAGTAAATCATATGATTCACGTGTTGCAGAGTTCTTTGAAATTATCCTAAAATCATTAGGATTTTCAATTGAGTTCTTAGATGGTGATGATGATCTTAAAGAACTTAATACTACAGATATGGAGTGGTTCGAACTTACTAATGGAAAGAGTTTATTCTGTAGTGAATATGATAAATTCATTATTGACAGACGTCAGGAAATTGCAGATGAACTTCTTGAAGAATTTGGTGCTTTAAACATTGACGAACTTAATGAAATGATCGATGAAGAAATTGAAGCACGTCAATATTTCATTGGTAGTTATGATGGAACCAAAGATTTCTATTTGAACTGTGTAGAGGGAACTAATATTAGAAGAGAAGTAAAATCTAACGAAGAGATTACTGCTAATATTGGTGAACTTATGGATGTAGAAGTTCCGTTAGAATAAATTTAATCAGGTATGAGAGAAATCTCATACCTGACTTTTTTATTATTTTTTGATAATATAATTCTTTATGTATTAAATGAAAAACTCATTTACATATAATGGGATACTGACTGAAATTGTTTGACGAGGATATAGATATACTGCTCCGCCAGTTGTAATGGTTAAATTAGCTGTATATATTTTTCCGTCAGATGTAGTTGAAATACATATTTCTTTTTTAAATTCACGTGAAGGTAAATAATTACTATTAGTAATGGTTGTAAGATGATAGGATGTTTTTGCTATTAAATCAGCACTTGGGGTAGAATTAAAAAATATATTTTTTATTTTACCGCTTTTTGATACAGTAACTTGAATATATGACGATGTAAAACTATCTACAACAGGATCAAATGATTCTTGAAATGCTAGTGTTTTTAGTATATATCCATTTTCATGAATAGTCGATCTATTCCATAAATATACTTTTCCGGTATTTGCTATATCTGCAAATAAAATAGATCCTACATCACCTGATGTTCGAGAAATACCGACATACATAGAATTACTATCACCTAAATAACAAAATCCTGATTTCACTGAACTAAATTGTGTATGCATTGTATATGCTAAATCATTAACATTTCCATTAGATCCAAACGTCCATGTAGGAGGGTAATTCTTACTATTTAGCTAAATAAAGAATCTGTAAGTCCCGAGAAATATCGAGACTTACAGAAATTTTACTTAACTAAATTCCGTAACAGCACTTCAAACTACTTTTCTATGAACCGTAAAGTCAGCATTTTCAAACATATAATATTTTTGTGAATAAAAAATAAATTACATAGCGCTATAGCATGAAACGTAATGATCTATAGGCAAATATAACTAAATATAAAATTAAATATGGTGGAGGATAAAATATCCAAGAGCCGGAGGTACTTATGAGTAAAGAGATTAAGAAGTTTAGTAGTATTGAAGAATTGAATGGTTTCATTTCTGATGGTAAGATTATTTATAGTCTTGCAAATAGTGGTAATATCTGGTTTGTAGAGTGTGAAACTAATTCTATAAATACCCGTACTACTGTTAGTGTACCTGATGAATTTGAAGAACTTATTGAAAAGGCTATTCGACTTGGTTATATCGAAGTAAGTGAGTTTGCAGGTAGCAAACAGTTTAGAGTAAACTACTGTAAAAATTGTTGTTCATTGGCTCTTGGTCATTCTGATGTTATAAAGAAACAAATGATAGAATTTTGTTACAAATATGAGACAGGAATGACGACAAGACGTGAGCTTGAGGAATATGTAGAGCTTAAAAAATAAAAGAAAACGACAGTTGGAATTTACCAACTGTCGTTCTTTTTTATAACTCTTTCTTAAGAGTAGACTTAAGCATATTACCTTTAGTAACCAAATCAGTCTTAATTCCCATACCAATAAAGTAGGCATCTACTGTATTAAGGGTTGTTTTATTATTGACATCATATGTCAAATCATTCAATTTAACGTAACCTTGTTTAGAGATATCTGATAGCATTTCACGTTTAGCAACCATATCATCAGCTCTAGGTCCATTAAGTTCACGTAAACACTCCGTCATACCAAGAGAAACCAACATGATATTTTCAAGATCGGATTCTCGACCATTCTTATCAGCACCAGTAACCTGACCAGTTAAAGGTGAACGAATATCACTAGAAGTTGAAATACCATTCTTTTTTGCTACTGTTTGCTGGGTTCGTTTGATATGAATATATCCAACTGGAACAGGAGTTCTTGTTCTTACAGTTTTTCCTTTATCCATCGTGATATGAGGTAAATACACATATTCGAATAATGGGACATTAATAACTTTTGCAGCTCTTTCAATGTCGTCCATAGAAATAGTCCTCTCATAATCAACGATATCTAAAATTAAATAAGCATCTTCGTCCATGAAAAATCCTTTAAACCAGCGTCTAAATGCAGACGGACTCATTGGATCAAACATATCTTTATACTTATTGGTATTTGTCTTTGTTTTGTCGAATGCTGTAAAGAAGCGATAAATAATATTTGTCATTTCTTCTTTACACGTTTCATCATCAGGTTTACTTGTAAAAATTTCTTGGAGTTTTCTCTTAAGTTCTACCAAGCATTTATTACCAAGAGATGTAAGTAAGATCGAAGGTGTCATACGTTTAAGTACAGAGTTTGCTGCAATAAAAGTACTCACTTCTTCATCTTTTCTAAAGTCAGAATATGGTTCATATCCAGGAGGAATAACTTCGCCGATTGTAGCCTTCAACCCAGTAAAATACGCAACTTTTGAGCCTATCTCAAGATATTCTTCATGTTTAATATAAAACTCAATCAATACACCATCTTCAATTTTTTGACCTTTCAACACACCATATTTATTAGGTGCAACTTTACCAGTCGTTTCATTGAAAAGTAAACCACATTTAACGATTGAATCGTTATCATCATACTTAGTAAGAAGTTTCTTCTTTTCATTAATCTTATGGTAATACTTACCAAAAATTTTCTGAAGAGAGGGACTAAGATCACTAAGATCAACTGTAGAATACATCTTAATATCTTCAATTACTCCTGCAATCTTAGACTGGATGTTATTTCTACTATTTTCAATTACTCCTTCTTTTAAAGCACCACTTAATGTGGAAAGAAGTTTATTAAGTTCATCATCTTCATATGAAGTATCAAACTGAACTAAGGAAGATCCTACATCTACCTTATCACCTACTTTAGCAATATAATCGACAGTTGCATTTTTACCAATAACAACCTGTTTATTAAATACCATTTCAGTAGCCATCTCATGAGATAACTTATCAGTAATTACTGTAGAATCTTGGTATGTGTTATATGTGGACATAATAGCAATTTTAGCCATAGTTCCCATATTAAATCTACTACCTGTATACATATTAGACTTAAAGAAGTCTTTATGCCATGCAAGTAAGTCATTCTTTTTAAATTTATCTCCAAGTTTGAGATTCGTAATAAGTGTATTAGCAATGTAAAAACCACCGCCACCATTTTTCTCAATCTGAGATTTTGTATTAATAGCTTGGCAAGTACCATCTTTATATCTACAAATGATAATACCAAGATCTTCATTTACTTCAACAACTTCACCATCCTGTTTTGCATTGATAACGAAGTCTGTTGATAAATCAAATCTAATAGCTTCTTCCGCACCGTTTGAAATGAGTACAGGAGATGAATGTTTTACAGGTATAACGTGCTTGCTCTGCTTTATTCCATGACCAGTTCTTGTGGGGTCATCACGTGTAGGTCCTAACGGACATAAAATCTCGGCAGGAGAGAAAAGGTTAACATCCTTAAGTTCTTTTTCATTATCAGTAACTTTCACGTATCCTCTAGCTGATACGATATTTGGTTCAAGTGTAAGAGTTTTCTGAACACCAACCGAACCATCAGGTGACGTTGAAAGACCAATTATACCTACCATTGATTTATCATATACACGTTTATCCTGAGTATAAGTTCTATCTTCATTAATACCTCTCCAACCTTTATACATGGTTGTATGAGTTCTTTCCATTTCAAGTAATGGATTAAGTGTAGAATATTCTTCTACTGTAGGAAGAGCTAATAATTTCTTAATAACATCATCCCTAGCAATAGTAAGTTTCTTTCTTCCATTAGAATTCTTATAAATTACATACTGCTTAGCAATAGAATCATAAAGAATTGCAGGAATAATTTCAGTTCTTCTTATACGACATAAATGCTGATTATAATCAGGTGTATACTGAGAATCAGCAAGAAGTGAATTTGCATAAATACAAAGTGGAACGAACTGAGTAGGCAGATTTAAATCTGCAAGTATTTCTTTTGTAATAGGATCAATAGTAAACTCATACGTATTCATCAAAGCATTAGAGATATTTCTCTTACCATATACTTTAACGAAATAATTCATATAAGGTTCTTTTGTCTCCATTTCAGCAATTTCATATTCTTTAGTTTCAATTAATCTGAAACCATTCATTACAAGAGACTGTGCAACGTTTTCAGTATACACAAGAACACAATCCTTAAACTGAATAAAAGATTCACCAACTTTCAAAGTCTTAGGAACTTTTTCTTCCAGTCTATAATCAAGATTAAGCGCTTTTAAAACACTTCCCATTCCTTCCCAGAATCCCATAAGTAATCCAAGAGACACTTTTTGAGACATGGTTGTTGCTGCTGAATACATAAGACGTTTAGGGGTTTTAATACTTTCATATTTATCTCTAAACTCTTCCGGAAGGTTATCTAAAATAACCTCTGCTATAGAACGATTATCAATCGTTCTTTGCGTTTCATTATCAATAAGTATAGGTTTCTTGTTTTCAAAACCAATACAAATCTCATTTTCACCCACCTGAATACCTTGTTTATTAATAACATCGGCAATTTCTTGCTGACTAAACATTATTTCACAAGTATCAGATTTGAACCTTATGAACTGCTTACTAAGTTCATCGTATTCAACTGTGGTGATATAATCACCGTTCAACTTAAAGGCATAACCAACTTCAAAGAATTCTTCAAGATCAGTTTCAGAAGATATTAATTTCTTAAGTCTTTCAAGTGATGTAATTGACTTAGACCCAAAACGTTCAATGAACATCTTGTTGTAATTAGTTACAATCTGTACCTTATCTGGACCAGATTTAACAACAGGATATAAGAAGTTCTGATTAAGTATTAACTTCTTAGCTCCACCAATATACATGAACTTATCATCAATAAACTTAGGAATATCAACTGTAATAGTATGTCTACGTCTGTTAACATCTTCAAGAACCACAGTATGAGTATCCTTGTAATTAAGTTCATCAGATGTGTCTTTGATATCATATTTAATGATAGTCATAGGAATAGACTTTTCATTAAGAGAAGCAAATGCATTAACCAAATCTTTTGGCATAACCTTCTCATTATAAGTTCTATCAAAGTTTGCAAACTTAATAGTCTTAACGTTATTATTTGTAGTTCTCATAACCTTAGATACATCTGATGATGGTATAGGCATATGAGTACTTTGAACAGATCTGAGCTTGTCAATCGTCATATCACCTACAATGATCTTTCCTTGTTCTTCTCTAATCTGTTTATCTCTTGCTGAACTTGCTGACGAAACAGGTTTATTATCTGCAATAGCTTTATTATAAAGATCTTCTAAAAGTTTTCTATCACTTTCAATCTCTTTTTCAGCTAATTTCTTAGCAGACTCTTCGTCTGTAGTTTTTGAAGCAGCATTGTCTGCTTTGTCTTCTAACTTCTTTTCAATATCTGTAGGTTTCTTTTCTGTAGGTTTCACCATAACAGAAGCTACATCTTTATCCGTAACTGTACTCTCTACATCTCCTACAAAATTAAATTCATTAGATAGACTAACTCGTACATTTTCAGCAGTTTCTTCTTTCTTAATGAGTTCATCATCAAGAGCTTCTTCAATCTTTTTTGCTCTATTAGGGATAAGCTTTGCAAGAAGCATTCTAAGTTTCATGGCAGTCTTACCCTTTTCAGCATGTGCCGGATTAATCTTGATAGAACTATTTTTATAGAAAATATAAATATCATGATCGAACTTAGAGCAGATTGTATGATCTTTATATAACGTAAAATAGATCATAAAAATCGGGTTGTTCAATTTTTCTTTAAGCTTACCCGAAAACGCATCTGCATATTTTTCTGCATTGATTATGATATATTTATTTTCATATCCAGCAGTATTTGGATCATTGATAATTTGATCCATATAACTCCAAAACAAATTAACTCTTGTAAACGGATCAAAATTATCAGTTATTTCATGATATATCTGTAAATACTTTGACAACTCAAAGTATGTATTACGATCAAATCCTGAAAGTGTAATCGTAGGTACAGGTGTAAGACCTGTATCTGTTTTAACTTTTTCGTATATATTTTTCTTTTCCTTATCTCTGATATAGAACTTACGGTTCTTTAATCTACCAGAGTAGGTTGTATTGTAGAAATAATGGGAATAATTACCTATAGGAGTATAGTTCGACCCATTATTTATTTCAGAAATTGATTCTGGAATAGACTCAGTATAAAGATATACTAAGTTCCCTCGTCCAATTTTTTCACCCTTAGGAAGATAAACTCTTCTTGTAAATAGGGTTAATTCAGGGACATCAATAGGGTAAATCATTATCTGTCACCTACTTTCTTTGTCATTACGAAAATGTTTTCTGGGTAAAAAATACCAGAAAACTAAGAAAAATCAAACGTATATTATTGTATAGAATAACATGATAAAGTGAGGATAAAAAGATGGGTAAAGTTTTAAATGAATCTGAAATACGGAATAGAATTGAAGAATTAGAAACTAAATTAAAAGAAAATGAAGAGTTATATAAAACTGCTACGTATCCTTACGACAAACGTATTCTGATGAACTCATATAATATTGAGTCTCAATTAGATGCGTTGTACTATGTCTTAGGAGAAAAATATACATATAAACATATGTAAAACTAAATAAAATAAGGAGGTATGGAAATGGTTACATATGATGAATTTGTGGAGAGTGGACTTAGAAAAGTAAAATATGATCAACTCGGAGGTAATGTACACGATATGTCTACTGATGAATCAGAGATGTACAAAGCAATGTTAATTGCTGAAACTCACGAGTGCAAGGACAATGAACATATTGGTATCATTTCCATTCTCTCATGTAATGGGCTAATGTAAAAAGATAAGGAGGGGTGATATTATGTCACCCCTCGTACTTAGTTCTTTTTTTAATTTATTTAAAAACCACATTATTATAAATACATATGTTTTGAAATGCATTTTAAAATATAAAATAAAGAAAGGGTTATAACCATGGCAAATTTTGATGAATTGCTTGAGTCTGTTGTAGACTATAACGAAACAAGATTTGATGAACTGTTCACAGAAGGTGCTAATCTCGAAATTAGATATAAATATAAAGCTTTAAGAAAAGAATATAAAGCACTGAATAAAAAAATTAAAGAATCTAAGAAATCCGGTGAAACTGACAAGATTGAGAAAACCATAGATGAATATCTTGAACTTATGAAGAAAACAAGAAAAGAAATTGACGACACTCCAGAAACTGTTGGCAGTGTTATTGCTGGCTTTTTTATTGCTGAAGTCATGGATTTCTGTGAAATCTTTTTAGCAACAGTTGTTTCATTACCTCTTGCAGGTATTGGTGGAACAATTGATTCTATCAAGATCCTTATTCAGGAAATAGCTGGAATTGTACGTCAATATAAAAAAGTTAATAAAGGAGAATTCTCTATTGAAATGCTTAACATTCGTAGAGCTAAATTAAATTCAGTAATGGATTCAATGGAGTCTTATCTCAAGAAAGTAAAGAAAGGTCTTAATGATACTGATAATGTAAAAGAATCTGTTGAAGACATTAAACTCAACATTTATGAGTCTTGTCATGCAGGTGAAATTACCGAGGCAGAAAGAGATATTCTTCTTGGTATCGTCGAATAATATTCTTAATATAGAGTGGTGTTTACAAACACCACTCTATATTTTTATCCATATATTATTTTAGTAATATTAGGATATGGAGGGACTATAAATGAATTATCCACAAAACTTATATGAAGAATTATACAACAAGACTTTCTTTAGAACTCCTCAAATAGGTCCAGCTAATTATATGGATAAAAAAGAGAATGTAGATGAATGGGAAGAAAAAGTAGATTCTACTATTGCGGATTTCTTTAGGAGAGATAATAACTACGAAAAGCAATGTATGTTAGCGATTCTTAAAAGATTCAAGTTTAATGAAACATATGATAATATTGCAAGATTTTTAGATATATCAGTTTATCTTGTTAAGAAAAGAGTAGACCAAGGATTAGAACTTTTATATGACTATATGTATTTAAAATCGGATCAATTTAATCCAGATATTAAAAAGATATCTGATATGACTGAGGATGAATTTAAATCATATTACACGGAAAATTTAGCTTGTAGAAATCTTACAACTAGATTATCAAATGCTCTTGCTAGATCTGGCATAGCTAGTATTCAGTCTCTTGCATACAATTTAGGTTTTAAATTAAACTGGAAAAATAGGGGAGGTTATTTATTTCCTTCACCTGATGAAATTAAGAATTACCAAAAATTCAATATTAGAAATTTTGGTAGAAAAGGTTATGAAGAGTTATGGGAAAAATGTAGATTAATGGAAGTTAATAGACGCTTAGGTTTACCATACGGAATGACAAAGTTAGTGAAGGAAGATGCATAAAAGCATCTTCCTTCTTTTTTATTCAGCTGTAATACTAATTTTGATTTTCTTTCCATCAGATACGATGTTGTAGGTATATAGACTTGAAGAATCGATCTTTCTTTCAAGATCCGATATGACCTCTTTGGTCTTAACCCCTTTGTCCATAGTCATACTAACGTATAAAGAAGTATCTGAGGAGAAGTCATATTTTAAAGTAAGAATCGAATCAGAAATCTCTTCAACTAGTCTATAGAAGAGTTTGAATTTCGTATATTTTTTGCATACTAAATCATAGAGAAGATCAATGTCATCTCCAACCATGTTAGATGCAAAAGTAGACATTCTTCTTTCCATTATTTTTCTACCTCAACATCATTTATTTTTTTCTTACTTAGTAAGAATTGCATTTTGAATATTCATTGAACGTTGATTGTTTTCAAGTTCTTTTTGGTGTTTTTGTTCTTCTTCCAGGCGTTTTAACTTGGCATCTCGTAAACCAAGTAACGTTTTATAAGGCAATTTATTAAGGATATCATCTAATGTAAGAGATCCCTTAAAAAATTCTAGAAAATTTTCTAGAGACGCGGTAAACTCTTTTTGTCGATTCGCGTACTGCCCAGTTCCTGGAACTGACGAAAAACCTCTTCATCAATGTCAACAGCGACAACCTCCGTTACATTACCACAACTAGGACAAACTACATTCTGTACACCGAATGAGTATGCGTAATCTTCGTCGGTCTGATTCATAATAGCAGAGATGATCTCATAATCAGTAAGAGGTACGTTATAAAGAACTTCAACGATATTTTCGATATTATCTTCACGGATGGTGTATTCCTGGTTTTCATCCTTGAAGTAGATTGCACTTACGTAATTAGTTACATAAGTAATAATTTCACGAACCTTATTGGTATCATCCGGATGCTTCTCATTCATAATAGCTTCAATATCATTAATAAACGGAAGTACTGAATGAATCATATCATAACATGATCTGTTACCAATTTCAAGTCCTACACCGGTTCCAGGGAGTTCAATGATCTGCTTTGTAATAATAGAAGAATCATTGTGATATTTAACAGCTTCTTCACCATCAAGGCTACCTGCAGTTTCCATGATCTCAATAAAACGAGGACTGAGTCTCTTAGTAATAAGAAGATTACGAGGATTGAATCCTACAGAGAAATTCTTCTTACAAGAATCAACTCCACAAAGCAAACCAAGTTCAAGAGATTCAGGATTTGTAGCAATGTAAAGACCATATGTTCCAAGAGACACATCCTTGAATGCAAAATTACGAAGGAAATCATCAAAACTTGTAAACATACCAATTGATGAATTGATAATTGCATTATAAATTACAGAAAGTTTCTTTGTTAAAGTTTCAACCTCTGTAATATCTGCTGATAATGCCAAATCCATATATTCACCGAAAGTAAGACCACGTAAAGTCACTCTGAATCTGGATGCTACAAATGTCATCAGTGCAGATACTCCGATAGACTTACGAACCTGACTCGTGAAATCTTTTAAAAAGTTTTCATCCGGCTTAACAACTTTACCGGTATTAATATTAATTGTATTAACTGTGATGAGTTCAATTTGCTTAGCAACACTCATCTTTTCTCTTTCTTCAGGAGTAAACTCAACTACAGTTCTATCTCCTTCTTTAGTAGCTTCTTTCTCGATCAGTACAGATACCTTTGAAGTATCTTCTGCATTTGTAAGAGCAGCTACAGGGGTTTCAGGCTTGTTTTCACCAGCATTTTCTTTAACTGCAGAAGCAGGTACAAATAAACCTGAATTGTCAATATTACGCTGTTCACCAGCAATAATTGTATCTGCAGAAATATCTGATCCAATAACGTCACTGGACTGAACTACATTATCTCCGTCTTCAACTGCAGCTTCCTGATTTGCAGCTCTAAGATCATCGATATCAAGTTTATCCAATCTGTCAACGAGTTCAGCCATTTCAAGGTCAGTTTCTGGACGCTTAGTAATTCCTACAAGTCTTGCTTTTTCAGCAAGTTCATCCATGTCATTCATAGTCTTCTGAACACTGTCGATTCTTTCATCAGTCATAGAACCACCACGTTTAGGACCATCATCATTATTATTTACGATAGGAACACCTTTTCCCTGACGCTCCTGCATCATCTGTAAAGGTGTTTTATTAACAGCTGCACTAGGTGTAGCTATTGGTTCTTCTGAATTTGCATTTCCTTTAGCAGTCTGGAAAAGGGCAGCTACATCCAGATTACTATTCTGAGTTATTTTTGTTTCACTCATAATTTTAGTTTCCTTTCTTTTTTGTTATGTATTACACATCCGTACTCCAATTAAAATTATATTCTACTTGGTTATTGGATGCAGTAATTCCAATGATAAGACTCCTACTTACATTTTTTATCATAGTAGGAATTTTAAATAAAATAGTAGGAGCATCATTACCATACTGATCTTTGAGAATTGTCTTTATGACATCAAAATCTCCGTTGTTAACTACACCAGAAAAAGATGAACAATTCTGAACTAATTCAGTTTTAAGATCATCTTCTTTTATTTCATCAAACATAGTTAAAACGTATCTAGCGACATCCATTCCAAGATTAGGTAATGTAGGATATGCTCCTTTTTTACCAAATAACACTGTTAAAATATTTTTTGCCAGTGTTTCTGTTTCTGAATACATTTTAGGATTACCGAAATTATCGGTTCCAAATCCAGGATCTATAGCCATGATATATTACCAATCCTTTCTTATTCAAGTGTATTTTAGATAATAAATTATTGAAAATTATGAAGAGAATACATATTGTATTCTCTTCATAATATATTGTAATTTATTTTATACGTACTAATGTAACGCGCCAATTAAATGCACGTGCCTCACTTACAGAATCATTATGAAATAAATAAATTGTAAATATGCCGTTAGTTATATTTACTATAGATACATGCTGAATTGTATTTCTTCCTGTCTGATATGCATACATAAATGTATTATTGGTATTGATGCCATTAGAATTTATTTGTACGTTTGTATTTTGTCCAACCCATGCTTCAACTGTGATAATTGCGCAGTAAATACCATTAGGTATGTCATTTACATTTGTACTTGTACTTCCAGTTCCACCACCTTCACTTCCAACACATGTCATTTGTCCATATGATGTAAATATATCTCCAATAACAGATGCGTTACTATTTAGCTAAATAAAGAATCTGTAAGTCCCGAGAAATATCGAGACTTACAGAAATTTTACTTAACTAAATTCCGTCCAACCCCCTACCTAATATCTTCAACTACAGTAGCGCATCAAATCCTTTACTCAACCATATCAAGAAGAATATCTCTTTCTTCTTTGGTAATGTCACCTGTATGACAAGACTCATAAATTTCAAGTTTTAATGAATTAACTGACATTGAAGATTCAATAACAGGTGATACATTTTTACTTGTATTCATCTTGTTTTTTGCATCCAGAAGTTTTTGCTTTGCTTCATTAATTTTATCAATATCACTTTTTGTTTCGGATTTTACTTCTTTTAAACGTGATATTTCATCTTTTATAGATGGAATATTATTATTAGTATCCGTGGTAGAGGAATTATTTTTCTTATTAAATTTAGATTTGATTTTATCAATCACACCTTCCTGAACTAAAGCCAATAATTCAGTTTTTTCTTCGTCAGTAATATCTCCTGAACGATGAGATTCAAAAATAGATAACTTTATTTCATCTGCAGACTCTAGTAATTTTTCATTACTATTGATAAAATCATCTATTGATGATATACACTTATCTATTTCTTCAATAGATTTGTCTACACAAGAAATTAATCTTTCTGTAGCTTCAGGAGTAGCTGTTGCATACTTTCTTGCAAGACTTTTCAATTCCTTGTGATATGTCTTAAGATTTGAAAATTCCGCTTTTAAAGTTTTCTTACCATCCTTAATACGAGAAATGCATTCCATAGCATCATCACTTGTTTTCTTCCATTCAGCAGCCTTCTTAGGATCAAAATCAGGATTAGCCTCAGTTCTATATCTATTAACTATGGTTTCATCATATTTATAGAAACCATCATAAACCTGTTTAGTTTTAGCACCAAATAAATCCGCAAGTCTATCCGCGTCAGTAGATAATTTTGCATATTTCCATATATCAGAATTGAGATTTTTCTTAAGGGATTTGATAGTATCTTTAGATTTTTTAATTTTCTCATCAATGTCTTTAAGTTCAGAATGTGACTTTATGACATCTTTAGCTTTTTTGTCGCGAATAAAAGCTGCAATTCCAGCAGATACTGCACCTATAGCAGTAATAACACCACCAACTACAAAAGCTTTTTTATTATCAAGAACAACGTCTTCAATTGATTTTTCTTCTGCTAAAAATAATGAATCATCTTCTGTAATATAACCAGCTGATTCTAAAGCCAAGTATTTCAATTCTTGAAATTCCATGTTGTTATTTCCTTTCTTTAATATTTAGAATATTAAAACATATGTACTTATAGTATTGTGATTGATATAGATTTAGTTTATTTTAAGAATTTCACTATAAAAAAAATAGATATAATAATAAAGTATAGACGACAATATTTTAATGAATTTATGAAAGGCTGGTAACAACTATGGCAACGAAAATGAGAAATAGAAGAAAAATTCATTGCCAGTTTTGTGATACTTATTTTTTAGACCCTGATGCATATACAATTCATTTAGAAACCGAACACGAAGATTTTCTTCCTGTTGATTTCTCAGGGTGGAGATATTATTACTATCAAAAGACTGGAAAACTTAAAGGTAGTTGTGTTATGTGTAAAGAAGAAACCGATTGGAATGAAACTACACATAAATACAATAGATTTTGTAATGATCCTCGTTGTAAGGAGAAATATAAAGAAATATTTAAAGAAAGAATGATTGGCAAGTATGGGAAAGTTACTTTACTCAACGATCCTGAACACCAAAAGAAAATGCTTGCAAATAGAAAGATTTCCGGTATATATCCGTGGAGTGATGATCCAAGAATTAAAATTCCTTATACGGGGAGTTATGAAAAAGCGTTTTTGGAATTTCTTGATTTGGATCTTCATTTTAATCCTAGGGATATTATTTCTCCGTCTCCTCATACGTATTATTATGAGTATAACGGAGAAAAGCATTTTTATATCCCAGATTTTTTTATTCCTTCATTAAATCTTGAAGTTGAAATTAAAGATGGTGGTAGTAACCCTAACACCCATCATAAGATTCAGGATGTCGATAAGGTTAAAGAAAAACTTAAAGATGCTGTTATGAAATCAAATAAAAATACGTTTAATTACGTTAAGATTGAAGATAAGAATCATGTAAAGTTTCTTAACTATTTATTAGTTGCAAAACAGAAATTTTTAAATGATGAAGTTGAAAAAATCTTCATGCCTTAGAAAGGAAAACTATTATGAATTTAATAAGACAAGATTATGGAGATAGATTAAAATCTTTCTCTAATGGTTCTATTGATAAAAATGATGCTTTGTTTTTGGGAAAAGTATTTTCAATACTCCCTTTCCAAGTTCAAAGAATAATTATTGAGAATAAAGACCATTTTGGATTAGATGGTAAAGTACCACTTATGAGAGATGATAATGGTCTTATTGTTGCAAATACAAAGCATATTGATGATATCAGATTAAAATGGATTAATAATCCTTTATTAAAGCCACTTCCTAGTTATAAGGAAGCTACTAATGAAGGTAAATTCATTTGGAATTTCGATACCTATCTTTCAACATTGACAATAGGTTCTATTGATAATGTGAGAGAACTGTATTACAAAATATGCTACTTCGTAAAGAAATATATCATGTTTATGTGGAATTATCATTCAAAAAAAGATTATGAAACGATATCAAGATTTTTATTAGAATCCATTTTGGAACCTTGTGTAAGAACATGTATGTTATTATATAAATACATGGGAAGTAAAGAAGAGTATACTTTAACAGAGTCATTCTTTAATTACTTCTTTAAGTTGTTAGAATACACGAGATTCTGTAAACCTATGGATTCGAATGATTTCGCATATGTGTTATCGTCACTTTACGAACTTTACAATTTTGATGTTGATCTGATTCGTGGATCTAATGACGCTGCTGATCCATTTGTTCTGTTATTTATTCATGGAAGAAATGGTGACAACAAAAATGAAAATTTAGAAATAAAAGCAAAAGATGTTACATTAGCATTACATCTTTACAAAACAGGATTTGTAAAGAAAGTATCTGAAAATGCTATATGTACACCTTTCTTTGAAAATACTTCTGATATTGAAATTTTTACTCCCGAATTTTCGGGTAAATCTGAGTCTGATATTACAGTTTTCGGTGATTCCGGTATTTTCAGATCACTTACAGGGAATATGGAAAAATTAAAATCTGATTTACTTAGATTTAATTCAGACTCGGTTAAATCATATATTGATAAAGGGGATAATGTTAAAGTTAATTTCGTTATAGACGATCAGTTCAAGATGTATATTCAGGCTGAACTTGATTGTAAAATTCTGATTGCAAATATCAAGAATAATAACGAAAATAATATGTTAACTATCCTGAACTATGAAAATGATAATTTTGTTTTATTTACAGTATCTGATGATTTAGATACTTTATATGGATTATCGATTAATGAAGATTTATCTACTAAAGAGCGTAAGCTTATTACTATTGATAGAGATGAAGATCTCACATTTCAATTTGTAGATAACTTAGATGAATAAAAAAAGAAGGAAGACTATTTGTATAGTCTTCCTTCATATTATTTTACAGTACCTCCAAATAAATGTATGAACATTGCTAATTGATCAGCATGAATATTTTGCATATTAGCAACTGGTCTTATTGTGTCTCCAGCAATAGCGTCTTTAAAGAACACACCAGTATATTCAGACCCTTCTAATGGATTATATATGTACATATTATTGTACAAATATTGATATATCGTAAAGAATCCAAATTTATACAATATACCTTTTATATCCATATTTAACATAGATGGATCAAACATCTGTTTTTCAAATAATCTAAAGACACTATCTTCACTTTCAAGTATAACAGCCTTTTCTTCATCCCATGTACACACAATACTTACATTCATTTTCTTAGTTGGAAATTCTGGATCTTTTGTAACAAATTCTGTTTCTGTTAGTTGTTGTGATGGATGCGTTCTAGTTACGTCTTTGAACTGATCTTTCGTAAGTTCTCTTTCATAACATATAAATTTATCCATATTACGGTATTCTTTAAATCTTTCAGCAAATTCTTTACTATTCGTATATGCATAAAGAACTGGTTCTAATCGTCTATTAACATCTTTATCTCTAAAATAAAACATGTATATTTTCATTTTTATCCCTCTTTCATTATATTAAGAATTATCTAATATAATAATATATGGATAAAAATATAATACAAGAGAAGACTTTATTGTCTTCTCTTGTATAAAAATATAACTAACCATTATGCTGTGTTAGTCAATTCAATTTTTTTATATTCCAATACAACCATTAAAACCCCAATATACACTATTACTACTTCTATTTAATAGATATAGAGTTCCTTTAAATGTACTTGTATCATCACTGGCTAATGTAGAAGTGTCTATGGTAAATGTTTTTGTTAATATACCACCACTTTGACCATCACTATACGCTTTATCGATTAATGAAACAGTACTTCCTCCGGGTAATGTATAAGTGATTTTAAAATCACCGTAATTTGCATAATAACCATATGCTAGAGTAACTTTAGCATATTTATAATTTTTACATGGAGCTTTAAATGTAATAAGATTTCCTGATGTATTTATAGTACTTTTAGTTTTTCTTTTTTACCGATATTTGGAGTAAACCCAAGTTCTTCCAATACTTTATACGCCGTATCAAAAACTTTTTTACATTCTGACTTTGAAGACTCTACAAATATTTCATCACCGAGAGAACTAAGAAAGTTTTTCTCAGAATTTGTAAAAATACTCATGAGTTTCATTTCCTTTCTTTCAACATTAATATTTTGTTTTCTCGATATTTTCGGAGTAAAAATATGGTATACTATATAGTATACCATATTTTTTATTCTGTAATTAACTTTTCAGTCATGGATCATCTAGATAGATTATGAGACAATGTCAATATAAGTATATTCAATCCACCATTTTGTTGTAGTTGAATACTCAGTACCATTCAAATAGGCATATGCTAAAGATATATTAAAACTTTGATCTATATCCCAATATACAGCTCCACCATTAGAATCAGAAACCCCCATATTTTGAAAATATCCTGCTCTTATTCTTGAAACGTCAGATTTCCTTGGTATTTCCGTTGATACTACAATAGTAGTACTTCCATTTATCTGGGCAAATACTTGCATAGAAAGTATAACTCCACCAACACCAATCAACCCAGCTATTTCATTTGTACTAACTTTTCCAGTCTTAGTACTACCAACAACATGTTTTATCGTGTTGTCACTCACTAATACTCCAGCTTCTCCAGGTAATTTTAAAGTATAATTATCTCTTCTATTAACTGTTGGTATAATATCAGCATAACCGCCCCACTTATTATAAAGACGCAATCTACCAGTAGAATTTCCAGCTGTTCCTGACGAAGTAGCATTACCAACCATTAGATATGCTATTCCTTCTGCAGATGTTGTACCTACATTAGAAACTGCAAAACTTCCGCAATTAGATGATGTATTTGTACCATCATATATATACATGGTTTTAACAAATGAATTTGTCCATACTCTTGTTGTCGAACCTAATGAATATGATACATTAGCACTAGGTGTTACATTTCTACTTGTTAATGTACCAGTTAATGTTCCACCTGATAAAGGTAAATAACTACTCATATTACTATTTAG